CGGGGCGCGAAAAGGGGGTTTTTTTGGGGGGGTGGTGGGCGGGGGGGGGGGGGGCAGATAGTGGGCGTAGCGATCGTGGGGCGGCCAGTAGCGCGCGGCTTGCAAGATGGGCGCACGGCCGAAGTGACGCGGTGCTGCACGGACGGGCGGCAACGGGACTGGCGCGCCTTCCTTCGTTCGGCAAGTCGGAGCTGGTGGCGCTTGGCCATGTCGCGGTCCTGGTGGCGGTCTGGCTGGGCCGCATGGCGACCGGAACCCTGCCCTGGTGAGGGCGCAGCGGCGGCCCGATCGGGTGTCCTCGATCGCCCAATGCCGGCATCTGCTTCAGGGCTCGGCGTCGCCGGCAGGCGGTGGCAACTCATACTGTGATCAAACCGTTCGGGATTATGTACTTGACGGACCCAGGCTGGTACGTCCGGGAAAGGGGACGGGCGTTGCTGGGCGTCCGTCACCGGCCGGCGAAGGCGTCGAACACCAGGGCTTCGAGCAGGGAGCCGAGGGAGACGTCGCGCAGCTCGGCAACCGCCTTGAGCACCTTGACCAGGCGCCGCTCCATCCGCACTCCGGTCTGGACGCGATCCAGCTTGGGGTGCAGGGTCATGACAGCCTCCCTTCGATCGAGGCGGCCAGGGCGCCCACCCGGCGGCCGAGGACTGACCTGGGAGATCACTAGAGATCTCTGGGGATCTTGACCGATCTCTGCCGATCTTTTAAGATCTCTGGAGATCTTTGGAGATCTCTCCCATGCCACAGGACAAAGACACCAAGCTGCAATGCACCCTCACCGGGTATCAGGCATGGCTTTACCAGCAGTTGCAGGCGCGTAGGGGCCTGAAAAAGCACGACATAGCGCGCCGTGCATGGGAAGAGTGGCTGGAGAACCACGAAGCCCAACTTGCCGGGTGGGGGCTTTCTGCGGACGATTGGACTCGCCTGATGGGCGGAAAACTCGCGGACATCGAAACCCAGCGGCGCCGACGCGGAAGGGTGCCAGGGAAGCGCGAGGAGCAAAAAGACGGCGAGGCGAAGGGAAGCGGGGAATGACCCCTCTCCGGGCCAATTTTGGCGCTACACTGCGGGGTGTCGAATAACCGCGCGACGAGGCGTTAGCCCCACTTCGGCGCGATTCTCGCACGAAGAGAACTGGGGGCCAGAAACAGGAATGGCGACAGCAACGACCGGACAGACTGCGCCGTCCACCAAAGCCGGAGCGCTGACTCTCTTCCGTGGAATGCATCCGCGGGAGATTCCCCTCTATGGCGTCTCTGAGGCAGCGCACTATCTCCATCTTCCGGTTGCCACTCTACGGTCCTGGGTAGACGGCCGTACATACAGCGCTGGCGGCCAGACTTGTTTTTCAGAGGGGCTCATCAAACGGCCTGATGCCAACGACTCCCGGCTGTCGTTCACGAATCTGGTGGAAGCTCATGTCCTGCGGGCACTACGAACGCGACATAGCGTATCCATGAATAATGTTCGCCGAGCCCGCGGATATGCAGAGATGGAATTTGGAATTGCTCGCCTGTTTATCAGCGATCAGCTCAGGGCAGCTCCCGGCGAGTTATTCCTCAAGGAATACGGGAAGCTACTGAGCTTGACGAGTGCTGGTCAGTATGTTATGGGGAAGGTTCTCGAGCGCTATCTCCAGCGCGTGGTGCGGGATCTTGAACTCTTGCCCGTCCGCCTGTATCCTTTTGTCGGAAGCGAAGAAGATTCTAAGCAGGTCATCGCCATTGACCCCCGCCTTTCGTATGGTAGGCCGAGCTTGGCGAGTAAGGGAATCAGCACTGCGATCCTTGTCGAGAGATTCAATGGCGGCGAAAAGCCCGAAGACCTCGCGAGCTACTATCAGATAGACCAGTCGGATGTCGAGGCAGCGCTCATCTACGAAACAAGAGCTGCCTGATCTTACCTTCTTCGTTGACGCCGACCTAAGCGACCACATCTTCCATGGGATCCTCGCTGCGGCGAATGTTCGCTTTGAGCCCCACGACGCGCACTTCAACAAGGGCACAGACGACGAGGACTGGCTGACGAAAGCCGGGCCGCTTGGTTGGATCGTGCTCACTCACAACAAAAAGATACGGTGGAACAGCGCGCAGACCGAGCGGCTGATGGAAGCTGGCGTTGGGGCCTTCATGTTCATTGGGAAGCCCGGAAAGAATCCGCCGGGCCAGACATCCGTCTTTACCCGCGAACTCGCAGAAAACTTCGTCCGCCTCTTGCCGGACATCGGGCAGTTCGTCAAGAGACACGCGAGGCCCTGGACTGCGAAGCTCTACCGGCCAGGAGGCGGCATCGTCAGCGGTCCGGCCGGCGCTCCCAGCAGCGCCAGCGACAGGGCGCGAGTGGAGTTGCGCGACGCGGCCGCGCTTGCCCGGTGTTGCAGTGCAGGGGCAAACCAAATTGCGGTGGGAGGTAATGTGACAGATCCCGAGATCATTGCGGAGCTTGAGAAGTTGCGACGGCAGCACTACGTTTGCGATGGCGACTGCTGGTACAGCTGCCCTGCGGCGGAAAGTGAATGGAAGGTGAATGGCGGCTCGGCCTGCTGCGACGACGAGCTTGTGGCGCGCACGAACCGGGCGTGCAACTGCGGCGCCGATGCGGACAACGCGATTCTGGACCGGGTGCTGGCGGCACTGCGCCAGCGGGAGGCGGCCTGATGCCCTACGGCCACAACGTGACGAGGCTGATCGCCAGCAAGATGGCACGGGATGCGATCCCTGCCGGCGTAGGCGCCAAACGTGCGACGCAGGCCGGCATGTCGTACCTTGCGTCGCCAAAACTAGGCGAGCGCACCAGGCAGGCAGCCGAGTGGGTGCGGCAGGCGCTGGCGGCCGTCAGGGCTGCGCCAGCCTACGATCCGGCCGTGCACGGGGCGGATGACGAGGCGATTGCCGGCGAGATCCTGCGGCGGCTAGAGTCGCGGCAGAAGGGCGGCACTTGACAAGCCGGTACAGTGCAGGCGTACACTACTGCGCTAGGGAGGAAACCGCAGGGAGCTGCCTGTGGCCGGAAAGGCAGGGGGCGGCGGCAACAAACGCGGTGGCGGTCGTGGCAAGCGCGTTGGCACTCTTACGGCGGCGAAGCGGAAGAAGATTCCGAAGAGCCAATTCGGGCTGCCGGGATCGAAAAAGTATCCGATGCCGGATAAGGCCCACGCCGGGAACGCCAAGGCAAGGGCACAACAGCAGTACAAAGCAGGCCGCATGAGCAAATCAACCCGTGACAAGATCTTCGCCAAAGCTAACCGTGTCCTCGGAAACTAACCCGTGAGAAAAACCGTCGCGAAGCGCATCCGACGCAGCGTTGGTATCGTTGACACGCCGCTTGTGCCGGAGCGCGGAAACGTGACACATCGCAGGCTGGTGTCGGCCTACCGGCGCGCCAAGCGCGACTACCGGGAGGGCAAGCAATGAACGGCGGCGCAGGCAGCGAAATGGGCCGCGCGCGAGTGGCAGCGGCAATCGATCCGGCACGGAGAGGCGACAGCGGTGCTGATCCAAACGGCCGCAAGGAAAACCCTGCAACTGCCGCCATGCGCCGGTTTGCAGTTGACCTTGAAACGCTAAACCCCAACCCGACGCCGCAGCAGGCTGAATACATCGCAGCGTGGAAGCGCCTGCCGGACAGCGAGGAGAGCGCATGACGCACAACGGGTTCATCGACGGCGGCAGGAGTGCTAGTCTACTCACTGCGTGGCTGCTGGTGGCGCTATTGGCGGGCTGCGCAAGCGGCGGCGCACCGCAACCAGCAGGCAGCAGCACTGCAACGGCCATCCCGCTGTACATCACGAGTATCCAGGGCATCGTTTCGTACCTCGACATCACGCTCAAGCAGGACGAGGCAGTTGGCCTGATAACCGGCACCAAGGCGAAGAGCGCCGACAAAGCCATCGCCGACACAGAGCTAGCGCTGGCGGCAGCGGCAGCAAGCTATGCTGCCTACCAGGCCGCTACCGGCACAAAGGCCACTGCACAGCAACAGATCCAAGCAGCCGGTGCGGCCGTGTCGCTGCTTGTCACGGCCGCGCAGCAAGACGGTTTGATCAAGGGCCAAGACGCAGCCAAGGGGCAAGAACTACTAGCGCTAGCACTGGCGCTCTCGCTGGTGCCGCTGTAAGACCGGGAGATACGAAATGTTGAAAGGTTTGTCCGAAGGCGTAGTCGTGCATTATGTGCTGGCAGCGCACGATCTCGCCGTTAAGTACCAACACCTCGTTGGCGAACACCGTGCGGCAGTCGTTGTCAACCCGTGGTGCACGCTTAACCGCGACGACGGCTACAGCAATCTGCTGGTGTTCTGCGACGGCAGCAACGACGGCGTCTCGGACTACCTGCTGTGGGCAACGTCACGCGTCATGTCTGAGGGCAAAGAGCCGGGCACTTGGCACTGGCCCGAGCGGGAGGAGGCGTGACTATTCAGGCGCTGAAACTGCGTGCCGGCGAGGCGGTGGAGCTTGCATGGGGTGCCGAGGTGCTGCACACTGAGTACCTGGCCGATCAGGGACTCTTTATCGTGCTGGTGCAGCACGAGGCGGAAAGCGGCACAGGTGCAAGCGTGCAGAAGCTTGGCCCTGCGGCCAGCGCGATCGACAAAGTAATGAAAAGCGTTGGCTGAATGGACATCGCCGTGAACACGACGGTGGTGGGCAGCCTGCGGATCTGGCGCTGCGGCCTCGGCATTACGCAGGAGCAACACCTGCGCACCGTGGACGGCATGTGGCACCACATCGCAATCGTGCATGAGCGGAGCTACTGTACGCTGTACGTGGACGGCATGCAGATCTCCAAGCACGCGGTTGGTTGGCGCTACCGCTGGCTGCGGCTACGGCGCACGCTGACGCATCTTCGGCTCAATGCTGTCAGAGCGCTGCGGCGGCTGTCAGAATGCGACTGCGCTGTTTGTCAAGTAAAGCGCAACCCGCCAACGCTGGACGAGCTGCGGCGCGATTCCGAGCCGGTTGACAACATTGAGGATGCGGTGCGATGACAGCCTTGGGCCGCGCAATAGCTAGGCCCGACCAGCGGTTGGCGCTACGGGCTGGTATTGCTGCGGCGCTAGATATCGCCGGCGAGATTCCTTTCGACGACGAGGAAGTCATCATTGATCGGCTTATGCTTAATGCGGAATCGTTGCTGCTGCTCTTCGCCGCTTACGTGCGCCAGCGCAAGCCGGCCGCGAACGGAGCGGCTCGTGACTAGGACAGAGGCAGGCTTTCTGCACGCTTGCGGCGATGCAGACTTTCTGCGCAGCTGCGGCATCACGCCGATCGAGGCAGGCTGGACACCAGAACCGTGGCGCATGCATTTCGCGGACGGCACGAGCATCGAGCTGCGCGATGTGAGATTCACTCTCAAGCCGTCGCCGCTGGCAGAGTTGCCAACCATTGCCGCCCGGTTATGGGCAACAAAAACCACGGCCGTGCAGCAGTTCAAGAGCGGAGAAAATTGGGGTGATTTGAAATGAGCCAACCCAACCCACCAAGCAGCGGCATGACGGTGCTGGAAGGCAGCAAACTGCTCAAGGGCAGCAAGCACACGCGCGCTGCGCACCGCAAGGCGAAATCTCTCAAGCCACCCAAGGCAGGCAAGCCGGGACGCGGCAAGGGGCGCAAGTGAGTCAGTGGCCGGCAAGCAGTGTGCGGGCCGACGCGCAGCGGCAGGCAATGGCGTGGCCGCCAGATGGCGCCACCGTCAACGCACACGGCGATGTGGTTGTGGATGACAACGCCCGAGCGGACGAGATCAATAGGCAGATCCTCGCGCTGATCCGCGAAAAGCGCGCGCTGTCGAATAGGCTCACGCGACTACGCGATATTGTCAGCAACCAGCGAGAAAGCCTCGCGCAGCAACACAACGGCGAGCTGGCGTTGGCTACGGCCGCAAGTCTCGGCGAGCTGCACACGTTGATTGAGGCCCCACTGTGAGGCTGTACGATGATCCGGCGGTGCAGGGGTGCACCTGGACATTTGCCGCTTTAGGTGTAACCGTACTTGCGCTATGGCTTTGGATAAACGTATGAACCCAGACGAGATCCAGCCCGGGAGTGCCTACATGGACGCACATGGCCGCATGCGGGTGGTGCGGTACCTGTGCGCTGGCGAGCGCGTGTCGTACCTCTTGCCCGGCGCAGATCCGATCTACGGCCTGTGTGCTCTAGACCGGTTTGCGGCCCAATGCACCTCGGAGTTCGCGAGGAGCAAGGCGGCGCCAGCAGGTTTCCAGCGATACAGCGGCATCGCGGTGCAGCAGCGCCACCTCTCGTTGCCATGCACGCGTAAACAGTTTGCAGACTTTTGCGAGCCGTATGCATAACCGCTACTACGGCCGCGACGGCACGGTGTATGCTGAGCAGGATGGCGGCGGCGTGGTGCCATTCTTTCTCAACAGCATGGATGCCACGCGTGCCGAGGCGAACCGCCTTTTGGCACTCTACAAGACACAGCTTGTACGGCAGCACCTAGATTGGGCGCCGCTCCATCTCCAATACGACAAGGAAAAACCATGAAAATCCTGCACCGTATCCGCGTGCTACTGTGGGGCTGGCGCCGGCCGCGCGTGTCGGCCGTCGCGAGCCGTACGGCACTTGAACCATTCTGGACGTCCGCGCTTTGAAAGACGAGAGGACAACGCACATGACAGACCCCGCCACCGCACCCCAGGCGCAGGACCACGTTGCGGCTTGGTGTGCCGCGCTCCCGCAACCGATCGTTGTGCCGGAATGGATTGCCAACATGGCGACCGGCCAGCGCATCGACGGCGTGCTCAACACCGGCGTGCGGCTGGTGTTTGGCACCGCTGCGGAACAGAATGCCTCCATTGACGGCCGCTACGGCAAGGGCGCTAGCCAGATGGCCGGCACTGCCTACGGCGAAGCGGATTTCGACCTCATCCCGATGTATATGCACAACGGCTGGCCACTCCCTGTCAGCGCCACGGACGTGATGGATGCCCGAATGCTCAAGGGTGCCGTTGAAGCCATCATGGCGGCATACGGTGGCACACCGGGCAGCAGCCAGGACGCAGCCGCGCGGCACCAAGCCGCTGTGCTGGCATGGTGGCGCGCTAACCCGGACAGCCCCCGGCCGCCGGATCTGGCCTGGCACCAGGAGGTGGGAGAGATCCGCGGGCCGCGCTACACCGCAACCGGCACTTGGACGCAGCTCGACGCCAAGGGCCATGTGGCGCAGGGGGGCAAGATCTTCTGGACGGTCTACAGCACCGAGTCGGTGTTGGGCTGGTTCTTCTCGCCCGACGACGTGCAGTGTGTCGTCAAGGTGGTGAACGCCGACAGCGAGGTACTGGTGTTTGGCGGCACGGACCTCCAATTGGACATCACGGTCACAAATCAGACGAACGGCCGCACCTACCGTTACCACAACCCGGCCGGCACGCTCGCGCTGCCGCAGGCCGCAGGCGCGCCGTAGGGCGCGCGAAAGGCACAACCCCATGCCAAACCCTAGCCTCTATCCGCCAGTACGGCCGCCGGCCACCACAGCGCCGGCCGGCGGTAATGTGGGCGCTACGAGCAGCACCGATCCGTGGGAAAGGCCGCAGGCCGAGCTGGTGCAGGGCATCGCGGCCGCGCCCACTACCCCTCCGCTACCGCCGGCGGAGGCCGGCTCCACAACGAGCGAGTATGGCGCGGTGAAGATCTTCGGCATCGTCAGCGGCACGTTGCTTACGCTGTTGACGGGCGCCGTAGCGGCCCACATCATCTCGCTGTCGCCCGCGGTGCTGGCCTATTGCGGCACCGCGTTGGCCGCTGTCAACGGCGCGGTGGTGGCGATCTACGCCGCAGCGCGCAACTACCGCAAGGCCGGGACGCCCGGATAGGCACTTTTACGGGACGATTGGCTTGCGCAGCTCGGCGCTCAATAGCCAAGCGAACATCCGCAACGCACCTGCCGTGTAGGTGACGCGCCGGTAGCCGGAGCGCTTCACGAGGCGGCATCTGCGATGCGGTAGCACGCATGGGACACGTAGGTCAAGGACGGCGTTGCAGTGCTCACAGCCGGAAGCGCTACCAGCTATCCAATACAATTTGTGCCGGTGGATGATCCGCATTCATTTCCTCCCGTAGGCGTCGTCGCGCGGGTGTTTACGTTTCGGGGCTGTGGCAGCCGCACCCGTGGTGGGTGTGCGCCATTCGGGCGGTAGCACCGACACGACGCGCCCCGCCGCTGTGTCGTACACGATACGCACCGCTACGGAGCCGATTGTAAGTGCGTAGAACTGGCGCTGGCGTCTGCCGCCAAAGCCGCCCCCGGCCTCTATCGCCTGCTGGACACCCACGCAGCGGGCGTTGCCGTTGGCAATCTCGCGCTCGATCCACAACAGCTCGTTGGCGCCCACCACCATCCCAAAGCGTTCGCGAAAGCGCGCCGCGACATGCCGGTCTATGTGGTCGCGCATGGTGCACCGGCCTTGAGTTTAGCTAGCCTTTCGCGATCGGCCTTGATTTTGCCGGCGAGATTCGACAGCACATAGGACGGAAACGCGCCGCCGGACCGCATCTGCCACGCCGCTACCTGTGCAAGCGAGAGCAGATCGGCTTTCTGCTTCTCGTTAAGCAGCGTCAAATCTCCCAACTTGCGGCCGGCACGCACCGCCAGCCGGCAGGAGTCGTTGTAGCGCTTGATCCTGTTGCGCTCACGCTCCCGCTCCTCAATGCGCTCCTCAAGTTGCGTAATCGCATCGACATCGTCGCTGTAGATCGTACGGTCGAGCTGATGCTCGATGTTGGCAGCGCGCTCGCGGTGCAGCTTGGCCATTTCGGTTGATTCCACAGCCGCATGCATTGCCTTGTTGCTACGCTCGATCGCCCTGCGGTGCCGGCTCTCACTGTGGTGGCCCACGAGGATAGGTTGCCCAAGCGGAATACCAGCCGTGGCGCTGTCCGCGTTGGCCAAGGCTGCTGCCGCCTTGCGGTCGCGGCTCTCAGCCCATTCAAGACGGCGCTGTGCGCGCCGCTCCATGCGCTCGCGTCTGGTCATGGCGTTGCCCTGTACCTTTCTAGCGCCCTAGCGGCAAACCGCTCGCAGTCAACTTCGCTGCGGCGCTTGTTGTGCTGGAATTGATAGATGTGCCTGCTTTCGTGAGCCGCAATGGCCACCAACGCCTCGCGCCAGTTGTTGCAGACGATCAGCGGCGAGCGCTTGCCGCCGTAGGGGTGGCGAATCGCGCGCGAAACGCGGTGCAGCATTTCGGGCGCCCCAGCCACGCGCTTCATGGAGTAGCATAGCGAGTTGTCGGTGTTGCGGTCAGGAAACTGCGCGCGTAACTGATCGAGCGTCAGCCAGTCTGATATCGGCCTCCGGCTGACAACCAAGTTGGTGCATGGAAACTTTTTGTCCGGGCCAACGCGCAGGGTGATCAAGCGCTCGGCGCTGTGCGCTGCACTGCTCACGCGCGGCACTTGCTCGTACGCGCGGCCAGCGTAGGCACCGGCGCTGTTCTTGACGTGCACCGCAACGCGCGTCATGCGGACACCTGCTGTAGCGATCGCCAGCAGGCGCCGCACCTCGTCTGTGGCGAAGCGGCTTGTATTGCGCAGGTACATTAGACTGCCTCCGAAAGAATCACGTCGGCGGCAGTCTCCCGGGCGCGGTAGCGCCACAGCACCTGTTGCACGCGGTAGATTTTGAACGGCTTGAGCGCAACGATTCCGGCGCAGAAGGCACTGTTGAATGAAACGTTTTCTCCCACGCGCGGTAGGGCTGGCAATTTCAGCACCAAACCGGTGGGGTGGGCCTCGAGAAAGAAGCTAGCAGAGGTCATTGGCGTCACCTCGTTAGGTCGATCAAGATGCGGGTGGTGGGCTCGCCATCCCAAACGGCCGGGATGTTGTGCCGGTGCAGTACAGCCATCAGCTCCCAGCCAATCTCTTCCGCGTGTAGGCCGATCACTTGTTCGGGCTGGGCGTCGCCGGGGCTGTGGTGTAGCGGGCCGTAAGCGAGATAGACCTTGCCCTGTGTCGCAAGCTCATTCTGCCGCGTGTAGAAAACAGCGCCGCGCACCGTCTTGCCGCCGGCCACCAGCTCGGCAGCGCGGCCAGCCAATGCATAGCCTGCGCAACTGTAGCAGCAGAGGTAGTTCTGCCGCGCGAGGTAGCCGGCCTTGCGCAAGTCGCGAAACGCGGCGCCCAAGCGCTTACGGCCTGCTGCGATCTGGGCGCTCAGCGCGCCGCCATCCTGTGCGTATGTGGAGCCTTGCAGCATAGTCACTCTCCCGCCTGCCGTTGTGCTGCGTTGAGGAGTTGGCACAACTCGCCTTGCAGGCGCAGCCGGCCGGTAAGCTCGCCGCTTGTACGGCCAGCGTTGTAACCGCGCAGGCTTGCGCCCACCACGGCGTTTAGCATGTCGCCTGTAAGATCATGTACGCAGCGAGATTCCAGTAGCGGCCAGAGAGCCAAGTCGTACAGGTGTTCGTCTGCGTCCCACACTTCAAGCGTGTCGAGCGTCGGCCGCACAACTTGCACGTCTATCAGTTTGTACATCTCTCACCTCCCCGTTTCGAGCGTGAGCGCTCGCGGAGGCGCCCCTGCAGGGCGCTACCGTGAGGGCTCAGGCGCGTTTGGCCGGCAGCCGATCAGGCCATAGGGATTGCGCAATGCGTGTTGTTGGGCTGCTGCCGTGCGAGCCGACAGGTGCCAAGCAAAGCAGATAGCAGGCACTGTGCAGATCGTAAGAAAACGTTGGCCGGTGATCGTGTAAGTCATGGTGTGTTCTCCTATGACAGCTCTTTGGCTGCCGCGATCAGGTTGGCGTTGGCCTTGCGGCACGCCGTGTCGTTTTGCTGCGTCCTAGCTTCCGTGCGGCGTTCCCCGCGCTGCTCAACTGTTGGCATTATATCTCCGGGCGGCAGAGATGTCAAGCGAAATGCACAGGAAAAGTAGCCTTAGAATCAACGACTTAGAAAAAAGTCTCCGGCAGGCACTTGCGCCATACTGGTACGCGGCGCTACACTGCCGCCCATGGATACGGAGCCCGCACGAAAGCGCCCCGGCCCCAAGCCGAGGCCGCCGGCTGAGCGGCTTGGCCTCAAGGTTGGGGTACGCTTCACGCCGCAGCAGGCCGAGGCTGTAGCGCAAGCGGCCCATGCAGCCGGCTTGCCGCTGGCCACGCATATACGGGACTGCGCAACCGGTGCCTGCATGCGGTGGGTCAGCGTTGCCGTTCGCCTTCCGCCGCGCGAATGGCCAACACTGATCTGGGGCGACCGGCTACAGGAAGACGCCTTTCCTGAGCTTGCGCGGCTGTGTCACGACGGCACATGGCTGCTACTGTCTCTCCCCGAAGAGGACGACGCAGCGGCACACACCGCGCGCATGGTGGGCAACGTCACGCACTGGTTGGCCTGGAAAGCGCCGAGAGGCGTTCCACAATGAGCCGCGAGCCGTGGATCGATCCTGAATTGCTGGGCTACTCAGTGCTCGTCTTTGCGGTGCTGGCCGGCCTAGCGCTGAGCCTAGCGCTGCTGTCTCATTGCTGACTGAGAGGGGCGAATGGGTAAAACCAGCATCGAATGGACAGCCGGGCCTGACGGCATGCCGGGCAAGACGTGGAACCCGACGCGTGGGTGCAGTCGTGTGTCGGAGGGGTGTCGCAATTGTTATGCCGAGCGCATAGCGGCGCGTTTCTCCACGCATGCGTACCAGACGGGCGACGATGACGCCGGAGTCTTTGCCGGCTTCGCTAAGCAGACAGCCGCAGGGCCGCGCTGGACGGGCCGTGTCGAATTGATCCCAAGCAAGTTAGGCGAACCGCTGCGCTGGCGCAAGCCGTGCCGGTGCTTTGTCAACAGCATGTCAGATCTCTTCCACGAGGCGCTGCCTTTCGAGCACATTGCGGCGGTATTTGGCGTGATGGCGATGTGCCCGCACATCACGTTTCAGGTGCTCACCAAGCGGCCGGAGAGGGCGCGGGCGTTTTTCGCTTGGGTAAGAGAGAAGGCCCGCATCGCGACGAGCGCGATCGCCGTCGTGGCAAGCGCAGCCGACGAGGCTCTTCCTGACACAGAAGCGATCGATCGCCTCCTGCTGCGAGGCGACTACGGCAGGAAGGCTACCTGGCCGCTCCCGAACGTCTGGCTCGGCACCAGTTGTGAGGACCAAGCTACGGCCGAAAAGCGCATCCCCTACTTGTTCGACTGCCCCGCGGCGGTGCGTTTCGTCAGTTACGAGCCAGCGCTCGGCCCGGTGGACTTCACGCGCCTGGAAATGCTCAAGCCCGATCCGCCCTACGGTCCCGGCGCCTGGCTGAATGCCTTAACCGGCCATCTGGTTGGCCCTGACGATATTCTCCCGGACCACCTAGACCAGATCATCGTGGGCGGTGAGAGCGGACCATCGGCGAGGCCGTTCGACACCTGGTGGGCGCGCTCCGTGATCGAGCAATGCAGCGCCGCCGGCGTCGCCTGCTTCGTCAAGCAGATGGGGAGCAAGCCCACCGGCTGGAGCTGCGCCAGCGGGCCAGACTGCACCCATCCCGACTGTGGCCGCCAGGAGTGGCATCTACGGGACCGCAAGGGCGGCGACATGAGCGAATGGCCGGAGCGGTACAGGGTGCGGCAGTTTCCTGAGGTGCGCCATGCCCCGTGAGCGCCCGATCATCTTCTCGGCGCCGATGGTCCGAGCGCTCCTTGATGGCACAAAGAGCCAGAGCCGGCGGATCATCAGGCCGCAGCCGCCTCCAGGCGTCTCCGATCTGATGGACCTCGGATCGGCCTGGAAACCAGCCTGGTCCGGTCGCTTGCCGGACGATGCGGCCGAGAACCGCAATTACCGCTGCCCTTACGGTCGCAGCGGAGATCAGCTGGGGGTGCGCGAGACCTGGCGGCCGCTTGATACGGCGCTCCCGCTCGGACTCCCGATCCTCTACCGCGCCGACAACCGCTGTAGCGACTTCGCGCGTCATGTCGGCAGCGGCTGGCGAACGCCGATCTTCATGCCGCGGTGGGCCAGCCGGATCGACCTCGAAGTGCTGGATGTGCGCGCCGAGCGGCTCCAACAGATCAGCTTTTATGACCTCCACGCCAAGGGTTTCCGCTACGAGTTGGCGCCCGGCATCGAGGTAGATATCGACGGCGGCGTCACGGCTGCTGGCGAGCGGTCGCTCCGCCGGCAATTCGCCGCCGGCTGGGACCGTATCAACGGAAAGAGGGCCGGCTGGACGAGCAATCCGTGGGTCTGGGTTGTAGAATTGCAGAGGATCAATGCCTGAGATTGTCTGGCGTTACGACATGGATGCCGCGCCTGTGGGGCCGCTGCTGTTGCTGTCGGTGCGCTGGCCCACCGGCAGCAGGACAGAGACAAGCGGCGGCTACCGTTCTCATCCAAATTTAGTTGATAGCGGCATTGCCGCGTGGGAATCAGACGTTGGCGATCCATTCATCCCACACGCTGTCTACGCGTGGGCCGAATGGCCGCAGCCCGGCACTGGCACGTCAGAGGGCGACAAAACAGTTGCCGATTGGGCTGCACTGGCGCAGAGCGACAAGGCGTTTGCTGCTGGCGTCAAGTCGGCATCAGATCACATTGAGGCGCAGCTCGTTTCCTGGAGCGGCACTGGTATAGGGCCCGAGTACATGATCGCTCATCTGCTTGATGGGCTGGCTGCGCTGCCGCAACACGCCGGTATGATCTTGCAGCGGCGCGCAGTTGAGAATGCCGAGCGCGAGCGCTGGCGCAAGATTGAGCATGCGGCTAAGGCGCTTTCTCGCGCCATGTTTCTCGCTGTCGAGGAAAACCGCCTGCGCTACGACGAGGCAGTTGGCAAATTATGGGACGCGCTCAGCAATGCGCTGGCAGCCGAGGTGCCGCGATGAGCATGGAATTAGAGCACGAAGAGCTTGTTGAATTGTGCCGCCTGCTCGCCAAGTTTCTGCAGCGCGATCAAGTGGACAAGCAGGGCGTGCCGTATTTCTTCCACCTAGAGGCCGTAGCCGACAAGGTGCATTCAGCGGCGCTAAAAGTGCCCGGCGGCTTTCGCGCCGAGCTGATTGGCGCAGCGTTGTTGCATGATGTGCTCGAGGACACGGACCTAAAATGGGACTGCCTTAGCGAGGTGGTGCCTACCGGTGTGGCGTCGCTAGTCAACATTCTCACGAGGCGCACCTCCAGCAAGTTTGGCTTTGACGAGACGTATCACGAATACATCGCACGCGTTAGCCAAAGCAGCGACGCCACCGCGATCAAACTGGCAGACTTAGAGCACAACATGGAAAGAATGGAGTCGTTGCGGGAGCCGGAGCGCAGTGGCTTGCGCCAGCGCTACGAAAGGGCACACGCTTACCTGACGGCTGCGCAGGCGGCGCGGACAAGCTCATAGGGGACGGTACACAATGCAGACTGCCATTTGCCCGTTGTGTTGCGGTGAAGGGCGCCTGAAGCTTGGTACGATTGTGCCAGCACGTAGCGGCGAGATGGGACGCACCTGCCACGGTTGCGGCGGTAATGGCTGGGTAGCGCTGCCCCAAAGGCGCATGCAGTTACCCGCATACGGCTGCACCGAGACAGTTGGCAGATGGCGGCCGGGCTGAAAGCGCCCATGCCCGACACCCTAACGCTTAACGAGCAGGTGGCGGACGACACGGTTGCGCATGCAATCGATCTTACGTCCGTCGAGGCAGATCTCGAAGAGAAAGCGCTCGGCTCGCTTGAGCAGTTGGAATCGATCTTGGTGCAGCAACTCTCCGCAGCAGACCTTGGCAGCGACGGGAGCCCAAGCCTGACACCGTACGCACGACACCGCTTGGAGATGCTGCTGCAACAGACGCGCGACACGATCCGCACTACCTACACAGCGATCAACGCGGCGCACACCGTAGGGCTCACGGACTTGGCCAACCTTGCGTCCGCCTTTGCCGAGGGCGTCATCTCGCCCGTGGCGCTACAGATCGAGATCGATACTGTCGCGCTGACAGCCGGGCAGTTGCGCGCCATTGTGTCAGACGCGCTGATCCAGGGCGCGCCCTCGGCCGAGTGGTGGTCACGCCAGGCGGGCGATCTGGTGGAGCGTTTCTCCGACACGATGCGCATGGGGCTGATGCAGGGCTGGACCAACGACCAGCTCGTGCGGGCTGTGCGCGGCACCGCATCGTGGGTTGGCGGCCGGCGGGTGTACAACGGCGGCATCATGGACATCACGGCGCAGAACGCAGAGAGCCTTGTGCGCACCAGCGCGCAGGCCGTGGCTAGTGCTTCGCGACGGGACACCTACAGATCGAACAGCGATGTAGTGAAGGGCATCGTGCAGATCTCCACGCTCGACAATCGAACCACATTGACCTGCATCTCTTACGACCGCGAGGCGTGGCTCTTCCCCGATATGCAGCCCATCGGCACAAAACGCTTGCCGTACAACAGCGGAACGCCGCGACACTGGAGGTGCAGGAGTACGGAATCCGGACTGCTTAAGTCGTGGCGCGAGCTTGGCATCGACATGAATGATCTGCCGGTGGGCGAGCGCATTTCGTCGGACGGCAAGGTGCCGGCAGATATCACCTTTGACGAGTGGCTTGCGCGCCGCACGCCAGCACAGCAGGACGCGCAACTTGGGCCGGGGCGTGCCGCGCTGTGGCGCAATGGTAAGATCAACTTAAAGCAGCTGCTCGACGGGCGCGGCAACCCGCTGACGCTAGAGCAGTTATATGCAAAGTACGGGAGGCCAAAGTGATGGCGTACCTCATGGTTGACTATTCGTACGATTTCAAGGGCATTGATACCGCGCTGGAACGTGAAATCGCCACGATCGTAGGGAGGCCGCACGATGACAGCGGTTGTGGCTTTGGAGTCCGGGATTTAGGGTGGGCGCAGGTGCCGGAAGGCCATGCCGCAGAACTAAAGACGCAAATAGAGCGTGCGGTTGCGCACCGTCCTGCTGTACACAAAATATCAGTATCGCTCACGCAAGACGACGGGTTCTAAAAGATGAGCGAGCGTGTCCTGATCGCGGCCCGCAACCACGAGACGGCAGTGCGGTATGCGCGCCGGCACGGCATCGTGTGGTGGAGCTACATCAGCGGGCCGGAGGTGCTGCTGGGCTACCGCGGCGTGCGGGTGCTGGGCGTTGGGGAATGGCGCCGCGGGCCGGTGCCGGAGCTGGACTTGATCGTGCGGCAATACGGGCTGCAATTCGAGGAGGTGCCGGATGACAGAGCGTAACGTGGACAGCACCGAGGTGCGTGAACTGCTAAGCACTGCGGTGCAGCAAACTTTCACTGCCGTTACGTTCGTGATGGCAGGCGAGTCGCCGGAGGGCGCCAGCCGAGCGCCCGCTGCTACTTGAAGCCGAGGAATACAAAGCTGGTAACCGAGAGATCAAGCCCCGAGAAGGAGCGTAACCGATGCGTAGTTGGTCGTTTGGCCTCGTCTTGTCGTTGCTCGCATGTGCCGCAACAGCAGCCCCGGCACCAGCATTCTTCTTCCCGCTCACACCCTGCCGTGCGCTCGATACACGCGCGGTGGACGGCACGGCCGGCGTACCGCTGACGCTTGGCAAGCTCCCGCTCGTTTCTGGTGTTCTCAGGACAGCGAGGCTTGAAGGTGCCTGTGGTATTCCGGACGGCGCAGTTGCTGTTTCTCTCAATGTTACGGTCGTCAACGTACTGAACCCCGGCGGCCAAGGTAACCTCACGCTATGGCCGGCAGGCGCGCCCTTTCCTGTCGTGTCGCTACTCAATACAAACGGCGACGTGGCAGAAGACTACACGGTAGCCAACCACGCCACCGTACCGCTGGCCAAGGTGGCATCGCCAACAAGTGACATCTCGATCTACTTCTACGGCGGCACGCTCGGCGGCAGTACGGACTTGATCATCGACGTGGACGGGTATTTCGGCGATGCGCTTGCATGGCTCAAGGCCCACAACGGAGACTTTGACGGCGATACGGGCTGCGGCGATGGGGGCGACCACGCCAGTGACTGCGGCGACTCGGCGCGTCATTTCAGGCCATGAGCACTGCCAAGCCTGCCGACGAGTGGCCGATTTACCCCGGCGGCTTGATGCGGTGCTGTATCGAAACGATCGTCAACTGCGCCGAACTGAAAGATGTGGGCGACCTGCTGGACTGCAAATACGAGCACAAGCCCACAATGGAGCTGCGCGCGGATGGCTGGCATTGGTACGGGCCGCCAGCGTCAGCGGAAATCAACGAGTTTTACGAGGCGATGCGGGCTGCGGAGCTACAGCGAAAGCCATGAGAAAGAATAACTGGCACGAGCCGCTGCCGCCCGTTGATCTTGATAAGCTGGCAGAGGAGCTAAATGCAAGTTTCGCCCGGCAGGCAGAGCAGCGCGCCGAGGTGGCGGCCATGATTGGCACGCCGCGGCAGTGGCGCAAGTCGGTGCGCAACTTAATCCGTAAGTACGCACGCTGGTACCGCCAAGAGATGCGCATCATTGCGGCGGCCGGCGACATCTTCCCGCGCTCGCCGCTCTCGGTCTACGCGCCGACGCCGGTCGATATTCAGGTCAGCAGCTACAACGCCACGCTACACGAGAAAGCGCAAGCATGCGCGCGTGACATGACCGAATGGCTCCGCAGCCCTGGCCGAAAGGCGCTGATACGCGAACAGATCGATAGGTGGCGCAGGTACCGGCGCGGGCGGGTGCCAGCGTGAACCACATCGTGATCATCGGCAGCAAGCAGTTAGACAGGATCGAGGCTACGCTAGCCGAGATCCAAGCAGACCTCAGAAAGGGGTTTCAAGCCATGTCAGCAGAAGTCGATGCCTTGAAAGCAGCAGTTGCCTCGGAGGATCTGGATATCGCTAAGCTCGTCAACCTAGTCAAGGGATTTCCAGCCCAACTGTCAGCCGGCATCGCGGCGGCGGAGTCCGGCGACACCGCAACCGTGACACAACTGGTGGCCGACGTGCAGGCACAGACAACGGCGATCGAGGCTGTGCTGCCAGCACCTGCGCCGGCTGCACCCGCAGCACCAGCCACGCCGCCGGCTGGGCAGTAGGGCGCCGTGAGCAAGTTTCGGGAGTACCGAGAGGGCAAGGGCTTCTCGCTGCGCGGGTTGGCACGCGCTGCCGGCATCAGCAAGACGACGCTGCTCGCGATCGAGTCGGGCGCCTCGTGGCCGCGGATGGCAACGCGCGAGAAGCTAGCCGCCGCGATGGGCGTAACGCACAGCGAGGTGATACGAGAGCTGTCTGCGGCACGCAGGGCGCGGCAGCCGGACGGCCTTGCGGGCGATGTGGTCCCTGGCGAGACGGCCAACACGCTGTACGAAAAAGAGCAGTGGGAGGCAGATTGACTGGCCCTGTCGGGCTGCCCGCGCCGTGGGCCGTTACGCTGCCGCAGGCGGTGCCGGACAGCATCGACATGGACGGCAAACCAACCGCCGTTAGCTGCTGCCATTTCCTGCGCGACGGCGGCGCAGTACAGGTGTTTGTCCAGGGGCCAGAACATGCGATCAAGGATCTAGTCGAACTTGTACACCGCGGCGAGGAGGAACGTAACAAGCGGTTGCGTGCCCTAGCGGCCGGCGAGTTTGGCTACTACATCGTTTTCCTTACGGCCAAGGGACACAACTTTGTCCACATCAGCCTGCCGACGCCGATCGAGCACTTCGGCCACATCGCGGGCGTAGCGCGCACGTTGGCGCGCGATCTGGGCGAGCCGCATGTCATCATCCTGGATTGGCGAGAGCTACAAGCGGCGCCGCTGGTGGCGCCCATTACGGGAGGAAATAAACTTGGACAAGCCTAGCAACGCGACTCTATTGGACAGGATCGCAGTGCTCGAAAAGCGGGCGGCCGACCTTGGCACCAACATGACGGTCCTGCACAGACAGCAGGCCGAGGACCGCAACGGCACCATTGAGATGTACCGCGAAGCGGTGGCGCGCGTTGACGCTGTCAGACGAGAGATCGGTTTGCTCCCCAGCGGTACGCTGGAAGAGCTCGTAGATCAGTGCACCGAGCCGCAACCAGAGGTACGCACCGACACGTGGCGCCACCCTGCCGGCGGCGAGATCAAGGTGACGTATCGGCAGGCCGGTACAGGCGAGGCCCCCACGCTACCGGACGGGCAGATCCTTGGCGGCATGGTGTTCCGTGGTGACCGCTGGGAGCTGGTGGCAGACTGCGATACGGGTAGGGTATCGGTGCTCAGGAACAACTGCGAGCAGGTGCGCTTGCCCATCGACGGCGTGATCATCTCGAAGGTGAATGCCGAGGCGTACTGGCAATTGGTCAAGATCCTCGACGACCTTAGGTTCACCAACGAGACTGCCGTCAAGGCTGTCACCAGGATCATTGAGGAGCGCGGCCGCTTCCGCGCTGCGGCAGAGGCTGCTGCAGCGCCGGCACCCAAGCGCCCGCGCGGCCGGCCGCGAAAGGGTGTAGAATCGCCACCAGCGCGCCGTAGGGCGCCGAAGGCCGGGAGACGGTGATGGACCCCGCAGCATGCGCGCCGTGTCGTATGGCAGCGCAGCGCACTGTGGCGCATCGCCCCGCTTGGCGGCATAGCGCAACGCGACGGCTTCACTAAAGGGGGTAAAACCAGATGACACCAGAGGGAGTGCAAGAGCAGGCGGCTGAGTTGAAACCCGGCATGCCGGTGTTGTTGCTGACAGCCGATGACCCACTCGCGCCCGCTGTGGCGCGCCACTACGCGCAGCAGCTTGCCGCCGCCAGCCGGCCGCCGGGCGAGATCGCCCTGGCCGAGCAGTCTGCCGCCGCCATGGAGCACTGGCTGCGCGACAACCCGCCAAAGGGCCAGCCGGCCGCCAAGCCCACCGCAGACCCCCGCGATGCCACCAAGGACGACAAGGAGAGCGCCGCAGTGCCCGGTACGCCAGAGGCCGCGGCAGGCGCGTAACATGGCCCTGAGGTGGGACGAGTTGCAGGAGGCAGTTGCGGACCTAGCCCGCAAGGTGCCGACCCTGCAAGCGCTCGTGACGCAGGCGCAGGGCGATATCCGCGCGCTGCAGGAGCGGCAGGCCACCACCGACGAGGAGGTGGCACAGGTGTTTGCGGAAGTGCGCAAGCAACGAGGGGCGGTATAGCGATGGCCGCACAGGACAGCCCCCCGGCCGGCCAGCCGGATAGCAGCGGTGCGCCGCCCATCCGCACCGGCGGGGGGCGCCCTAAAGGTAGCCTCAACAAGCTGAGCAAGGATCTGGCCGCGAAGCTCGAACGGCTGGACTGCGACCCCGCGATGGCGCTGGCCAAATTGATGCGCTGGACGCGGCCCTTTTATCCGCGGCGCTGTGACTACCCTGGCTGCCACGAATTCTGCACACACGGCGGCTTGCGGCCCGCGAAAGGCTGGTGTGGGGACCACGCACCGGCAGATGCGCCAGCAATGCCGATATTCAAGAACCCCAACGAAGACAAACAACTGCATAAAGAATGCGCCGGCTTGCTGATGCCCTACATCGCGCCGCGCATCACGGCAGTCGAGATGGACATGTCCAGCCTGTTGGGTGACGTCACGATCAACATCCTGCCGCCCGAGCCTGACGAAAAGCCGCCAGACGAAAAGTAGGGCCATAGCGAGTGGACTACCGCCCGCTCGGTTATCAGTATCGCATTTTCCGCTCGCCGAAAGAACGGCTGTTCATCGGAGGCGGAATCGGCGTCGGCAAAACTGACACGGGCAGTGTTTGGACACTGATGCGCGCCAAGCAGGCGCCGGGAGATGTCTTCGGCATTATTGCGGCGCACACCTACCAGCAGCTCATCGACGTAACGGTCCGCAACTTCTTCAAAAACCTAGACAATTGGGGCATACCGCATCTCCCAAAGGCCCTACCTGGTAGCTCGCGCCCATTCACAGTCCGGGTGTGGAATGGCAGTCGGTGGGTGGATCACCTCTGCCGCTCGCTTGATAGTCCCGAGAACCTCTCTGGCCTCGAGGCCGGCTACTGGTGGTGTGACGAAGCGTGGCAAGCAACACGCGAGGCGGTTGATATCCTGCTTGCGCGTGACCGCGACAAGCGCATGCACAACCAGGGCCTATTTACAACAACCCTTTACGAGCCTACCTCGTGGATGTACGAAACCTTTGTCGAGCGCTTCGACGAGCGCCTCATGGAAGTGATCTATGCGCCGACTTGGCTCAATGCAAAGAATCTGCCCGATGGTTACATCAGGCGCATGAAGGCGATGTACAGCGTGCGCCAGTACCAGCGTATGATCGAAGCCAAGTGGGTAACGCTTGCGAGCGGGCAGGTGTATTATGCCTTCGATCGCAAGGTGCATGTGCAACAGCACGCGGAGTTTGATCCGCATTTGCCGATTCTCTGGACGCACGACTTTAACATCGGGCAAAACAAGCCGATGTCAAGCGCGCTGTGTCAGATCAGGCGCGCGATCGGCAAGGACGGCTGGCGGCCGGAGCTCGTTGTCTTCGACGAGCTGGTGCTAGACAGCAGCGATACTTCGGATTCTATAGCGGAGTTTCGTGCACGCGGTTGGCAAGACAAGCTCAAGACAAAGCACGCTGTCTGGATCTACGGTGACGCCAGCGGGCGAGCGCACGACACACGCAGCAGGACAAGCGATTACAAGATCCTTGCGGATGCTGGTTTTGTGCAACAGCGTGTGCCGCTTGCGAACCCACAAATCAGGACACGCCACAATTCTACGAACGCCCTCCTCAAGAACGCTGCCGGAGACGTGCGGTGCTATGTTCACCCACGCTGCACCACGCTGGCGAAAGGTTTAGAGACTGTCCGCGTTAAAAAGGGCGCGCAGTACGTGGAAGAGCAGACGCGGGAATCGCACATCACATGTTCGTTGGGATATTTAATAGAGGCAGAATTCCCCTCCGCGGGGCCACGCGGAGGTTCTATGGAGCTGCCTATATAACCTCGTGGTCTGGCACTGCGTCTTCCAAACCCAAGGCCCGTAGACAGATCCGGCAATTGAGCAACATAAAACCGTCTTGCGGCCTGCCGTCGTGCAGCTCGGGCTGCGGGCCTACGATGTAACCGCAAAGCGCCGGGCCGACAGTTGGGCCAGCATAATGCCGCACCCAATGTGGATAGCGAGTCTTGAGCCGGAGCTCGAAAACCGATGTCATGCGCGTCATGTCAGTACCTCCGCGAGCCACATGCGCCGGCAGGGGGGGGGGCAACCACTGCCGGCCAAGTGGACGTGCCTTAGCGGTGGTGCGCGTTATCGCAGTTGAACGGCACTAGGTTGGACCCTACCCAACAGATGCAGTTGGAAAACCCGTTGCACACGCTGCCATCGCACGTAGCGTAGGTGCCACCGCACAAGAGCGTAATGAAGCCACCCTGCGCGCACCGCAGGTTTCCGGTTTCCAGGTGGCGTAGCGTCTCACGGTGCAACTTGAGCTTTCTCATCGTATTGTCTCCCGTATTGCGTTGGCAGCACCCGGCGAATCCGGGTGCGCCCGTACCAGTCAGAAAGGAATCTCGCCGTCTTCAGGATGTTTGCGCACATCAGTCACCTCGACGGGATCGCGCATCTTGGCCGATACTACTGCCTCGTAGACAACAAACGTCTTGCGTGGTGCGCAGCGGGCCAAATCCTTGGCTTGGTTGACGGCACTCTCTAGTGTTTCGTGCTCGGCGAAGCCCCGCTCCCTGACTTGCGGCCAAGGGTTTTCTAGACATACAACGATAAAACCTGCGCCTTTCATCTCACTCCCCCCGGTTGTTGCGTTCCAACGGCCGCGGTAGCGCTGCATGTTGGTGGGCGTCTCGGCTATCAGTACTGCCATCACGCTGCTAACGGCGGCATGCTGTAGCGCGCCAATGTTCCCCTCTTGCCGCGCTAGGGCTGTACGCAGGAAAGTAAACTCCGTGCGCACCTCGCCGCGCAGGCGGTGCAGCTCGGTTGTGATGCGGCCGAGGGCTTCTTTGGTTTCGGCGTCCATCAGCATACCGGCAGCTGCCGCTCCGCAAGGCGCAGATAGCGCCGCGCAGCGTGCGCAGCCCATGCGGCGTACCGGCGTGCGCGCTCGGGTTCTACTGGCGCCTGCAAGCAAACGCGCGTCCAGGCGCCGAGAAATTGTGCCTCGTCGCGGTAGTGCTCTAAAGCCTCCGCAGCATTCATCACTAGCTCCTGTGTATGGCGCGGCGTGCGGGGATCGAACCCGCCGCTTCCGGGCTACAAGGCCGGCGCGTCACCGTTGGCGCTCCCGCCGCTCTCGTCGTCGCTGTCTACTGCCTGCGCTTGCGTATCGACGCCCTCCTCGATCGCGATCCACTCCACAACGCGCTCCGAGAAGCCAGAGATGCGCCGCCAGCCGGCCGACGTATCAATGCTCGGCTTATACGGCGCCACGTTGATGATGTAGTTGTGGGTGCCGAGGCGCCGTGCCGTCGCGGGGTTGGCCTTGTGGTCGCAGTCCTGTTCGTCCGTAAAGACGATCACGCGGGCAAACGGCTGCTCGCCGAGCGTGCGCAGTTTGTCGGCGATCCAGTCCATGCACTGCTTCAGGAAGATGCCGCCACCACCAAGCTGGCAAGGTGCGTGGTGGATCGCATCCCGCAGGGCAAACCCGCGACGCGGCGGCAGGGCGGCAGTGGCGTGCTGCTGTCGGTGATCGCACCCGCCCGTGGCGTAGATCTCCACGTCCTCGCATACCTCGCGCACCAGCATCGCTAGCCCGCAGGCCGCATCGATGCGGTCCAGCGTGGACTTGCCGCCAAGCGCGCCGCCCATGCTGCCTGACACGTCCACTACCAGCGCGGTGCGGCCCGGTAGCTTGGGCATCGCGCCGAGGGACGCGAGCATGGCCTGCTCAAGGGCCGGCTCGTACGCAGGGGCGGCCTTTGCAGCCGCGATGTAGCGGTAGGGCAGTACCTTGGCATGGGGCGCGCCAGCCACCAGCGCTACGCGCGCGATGCTGCGGTCTACACCTGCCTGCTCCATGTTGCGGAGATTCTGCAAAAGCGCAGAATAGCCCAGCAGCTTGCCGGCCAATAAGCGCTCCCACGTCGCTTTCTTGTCCGCACCGCTGGAAAGCGCCACCTCCCAGGTGTCGGGGGCAGCAAGCGTGCCGTCCACGAGCTGCTTCCAAAGTGCGGCTTGCGCCTCGTCCTTGGGCTTGGCGTGACAGAGAAACAGCGCATCCCGCAGCTTCACCTTGCTGTCGCGGTTCCACTTGGCAAGCTGATACTCGGAGAAGCGCTGAAAGGCGAACGCGAGCCCGCGCTTCACCTGTGCGGCAAGCGGTTGTCGCTTCTCTTGCCAGTAGAGCGAAAGAAACTCGCTGCACTCGTCCGGCCGGCGGATCACGGCCGCCAGCGTGTCGCCCGCAAGCCGGCTGCCGGGGTGCAGGCGCACCAACTGGCGTACGAGGTACAGCGGGACGTGCCGCAGGTGCATGCTGGTGCGCGCCTCAACGGCCAGCGCGGCCAACTCCTCGGGCCGCACCTTGGCGCACAGCTCGGTGACACGGGCCGCGATGCTGCTGCCTGTCTCGTAGAACGTGTCCTCGAATAGCAAGCACGTCGAGACGGCGCGCCGCAGCTCGGCAAACGCGGTTTGCGGGCCTGCCTTGGCGCCCTCGTGCGTCGTGGCGGTAGTGCGTGCTGCGGTGTTGGTCTTCATGGCGTACTGGCCTCCCGGTCCAGGCACTATCTTGGTCACGAAAGGAATGGACGCCGGCAGGAGGATCTTCTTAAGAGGAAGTACCTGCAAGCTACGCCATCTCGTGGCCAAGGTCAAACTCTCATACCTTGTCCCTGGGGGTACAAGCGGGCAGAGTGTCTTGCTCCTGGTGCTCTACCAACTGAGCTAACGGCCTTACGGCCGTGGCGGACTCGAACCGCCGACCCCCAGGTCCAGTGAAGTATCTCTGCTCTACGCCACCCAAGGGCAAGAGCGTTTTCAAGGATCATGCTTAACGGCGCGGGTACAAGCGACGCGAGGGGTTTTCTGCCAAAGAGAAGTACCTCGAATCTGCGCCACGCACCGCCAAGCGGCGGCAGCGTACCAGTTTCAACGTGCGGCTGTCAAGCGAGAGTAGGGACGATCGTGCACGGCGCGCTCCATTTCCTCGCACTGTTCAGCGAGGCCAGCGCACGGCTCAAACCACCCGACAGCGCCGGCCAGCGTGCCGAGGGCCATTACGGCCGCATCCGCAAGCCCTATGCCGCGGCTGCGCGCGTAGAAGCAGATATCGGTTAACCTAGCACCATCGATGCGCAGTGGATGAAAGACAAGCTCACCCGCCGTCCACATCTCGGTCACTGCCGTTACATCGATGGCAGCGTATTCGTAAGGCCACAGGCAAACCGACGCCCACGGCAAACGGCAGATCACCTTGTAGCTACCATTGGGTGCGAACCCTACTGCGTCGGCATTGGGTAAGTGCTCTGCGTAGAAAATGCGGCCTACGCGGAACTCTTTGTCGGCGCCGCCCTCTATTGGCGGCAGTTTGCGCGTGATCATCACCCAAGCGCCGGTCGCTGCTATGCGCTGGCGTTCGCCTGGCGAGTAGACTTCGAGATTGGCTGGATCACCGCAAAGCCTACAGGCAAGACCATCTTTTGCATCCTTGGTAAGCTCATAACTGTCAGCAGACACGCGGGCTATTGCCTTTCTCTTCATCTTGGGGCCTCCCGGCTTTGTAAAACAACGAAATGCGGCCGGCCGAGCGCAAGCCCAACCGGCCGCGGAGTTGCTATAGCTATAGCCCTATTGCCTCGATCAGGCCGCACACCCGCGCAACCTCGGCCTTGGCGATCGCCACCACCCGGGAGACAGCCTCGGCAGGCGCATTGCCGTCTGCGTGCCACCTATCAAGATGGGCGCAATAGCCTCGGCCGCGCAGCGGACGTACGTCGATTGCGCCACCAGCAGCTACCGCCGCGTAATGCCAACCGAGGTACTCCCACACGCGAGGCGTCCAGCCGTCGCCAAGCGCCGCCACCAGCGTGGCGGCACGGCGCTGCGCCTCGTTGTGTTCTGCGCGCGTGCATCCAAAACCGCAAGCTGGCGAGCAATACATGTCCCCGCGTTCTACGGGCGTCCAACGCAGTGCCTTCCTGTCGGCAACCATGTCAGCACCCCAACCCCTCACGCCGCGTACCGCAGGAGCGCCGAGCCGCGCTGCTCTAGCGCCAGCCGGTCGTCTTGGTGCTGGATGCTGCGCGCCTTGGCCGTGACGCCCTGCACGATCTGCCAGAGCGTGCGGGCGTCGCCCTCCTCGGCCTTTGCGCTTTCGATGATCTGCGTGGCCTCACCCTTGGCGAATGCCTGCTTACGCAGCCACGCGATCACCTCGTCGTCCGTGTTGCCGAGTTTGAAACGGCTGGCGGCTTCTAGGCGACGCTTCACGTCCTGGACGCTGGCGTCCGCATACTTGGCCAGCATGGGCTGTGCCTCGCGCCGGAAGCGGTCCGGGCCGCCGGCCGTGTGCCGCACAGTGAAGGTCTTGACCTCCTCGGCGCCCCAGATCGTGCGGTTGTCGCAGCAGTAGTCGTACAGGAAAGTCATCAGCCCAAACGTGGCGCTGCCCACCTCGCTATTCCACGTAATGAAGCCGCGGTGCAGGTTGCGCACGCCGTCGCCCTCCAAGCGGATCTCCACGTCATGCGCCTCGTCCACCAGAAAGATGAAGCAGTCACGGTCGCTGGCGTACAGTGTGGTGGCGCGCTGCGGGTTCTGCGCCTTGTAGCTCGCGCTTGGCACATGCCAGCGGCCGTCTTGGTTGACGTCGATCACGGCCTGCACCACCTCGCGGTCGTAGATCCGGCCGTAGTCGCGGCCCGTGATGCAGCGCAGGGTGTCGATTGGTGGCCGGCCGGCCTGCTCCCAAGCCTGCAACTCGGCCTCGGTCGTAGCCATGGGGCCATTCTCGGCCATGATCTGCACCGAGTCTTTGGCGGCGAGCATCTGGATGCCGTAGTTGAGGGCATAGGATGCGAGCGATGGGCCGCCCGTGTGCGTGCCGATCGTACGGAGCCACTTGGCGGGCACCTGCGCCATGCTGGCCAACTGTCCAAACGACCAATGTGTTGGTGCCAGCATCCCCATCTCGGTGTCGATGAGCAGCTCACTGCCGGCCTTGTCCTCGCCCTGCACCTTGAAGTGCTTGTTGGGCGTCACCTGTACCTCGCAACGCTCGGCGCGCGCCGTGACGGCGGCTAGCAGCGATTCGAGGGTGAGGTAGCGCTCGTCTGCTGGACGTGCGGCCCACTGCGCCGATGCGATACTGAGATCCTGTGACATGGCGTTGCCTCCCGTGTTTGCCGGCTTGTACCGGCGGTTGCTGCGGCACGTTTACGCCGCAGGTGGTTACTCTTTCTTAGCGCGATGGTCGTCGCTGATTGAGGCGCTGCCCCCCACGTCGCTGATTGATCTCCGGGAGGGTTTGGGTTGCGGTGGGCATCTCTCGTCTCCTGTGCCGGCAGGGTAACCGGCTTGGTTGTGCGGCGCCCGGCGCCGCAGGTGTCAACGGAGAGAGTGTACCAGTTTGACGGGATAACGCAAGTCCCTAGTGCGACTAGGTAATGGCAGCCGCGCGGCAAAGGCGGTACACTAAGCGGCCGTGGGAGCGCGCCAATCCCGATGGCGGGCGCTAAGCAGGGAATAGGACTCTGGCGACCTTAGGCAAGCGCCGGGACATCCACGGCCGGGTAGCGCAGTGGCCGGCGGAAGCCGCCTCGACAGCCGCAGACGCCCAGCGGCAGTGGAAAGGCGGCACTGCGCGCAGGTAAACCCACAGAGGGGCTACATGACAGACCGGCTAGAGTTTGACGAAGAGTCCACCAAGGCACTGCCCATGGAAACACCCGCGGCAGTCCTTGCGGTGGCGCGCGCAGAGCGGTGGCTGGCCGAGACTGTAGCAGCCGATAGATCGGCGGCACAGTTCACACGCGCCTTAGCCGCGGTGATGGGCGCAGGCAAGGTAGGGCACACCATTTCGCCTAGTGTCCTGAATGCCCAAACACAGCTGGGGGCAGCGCACGCTGCCTACCACGCCGCTTGGCAGGCCGGCTGGCCTGTGCTGCAGGGCTACATCGCGATCGAGCTGGACGGCAGGCGGGTGCTACGGCGCGAGGTAGCAGAGAAGCCAGAGCTGCTGCCGGGCGAGATCGAGATATCCACGGTTGGGACGCTGGTGCCGGCCTACGTGACGGGGCCGCGTCGTGGCGCAGAGCCGGAGTACTACCCCGCGCTGCCGCCCAGCACTGCACGCAAGCCCTGGCTGCGGTAGTGGCCTGCTGCCGCAGATGACCCGCTGCGGCGCCGGGGGCAGGAGGCTTGCGCCTCCCCACCGCCACCCGATCGCTGCAACGCTCACGGAGGATCGGGACTCCGGCCCCGTCAGCCCAACCTACAGGCCGGCCGGGGGCACCACCTAGCGCCTACGCCGCCGCCGGGTGCGCTAGGACACCGGATCGCGGCGGCTTACGCGGCCGGGGTGGGCCGGTGCAGCCTAGGCGGCCCAATCCCCTTCCCCCCGCGCACCACCAACCCGCACCCCGGCAAGCCGGTATGCTACCATACGCATAGCCCTTGCAGGGACCTGTAGCGGCCGTACGGGAAGCCGGCCGAGTGGGGCACCCTTGATCCCGCTTGCCAACTATCGCGTTGCGCCTAAAGCTCCTGGCATCTATCTCATTTTCAACGGCGCCAGCGGCATGCAGTATGTCGGGCAGGCTTTCAACCTGCGCACGCGGATCTATCGCCACCACTTTGAGCTATCCAAGCGTAGGCACGGATCGCAGTATCTACAGCATGCCTTCGCCAAGTATGGCGCAGAGGCGTTTTCCTATTTCATCCTTGAACGTTTAGAGAGAGGTGCGGGGCTTAAGGACGCGCTAATGGAGCGCGAGCAGTATTGGATCGACCAATGGCCAGCTAACCTGCTTTATAACGCAGTCCCCAAGGCTGGGTGGACGGCGTTGGGAGTAAAGCGTAGTGACGCCACGCGTGCGCGCCTAAGTGCGTCGTTGAGGCGCCTTGGACGAAAACCAACACCAGAGCAGTTCGCAAAAGCTCGCGCTACGATAGCGAGTTGGACGCCAGAAGAAGCAGCTGCCGTCTTTGCGCGCCGCTCAATTGGGCATAAGGGCAGGTTTCCCACGGCAGAGGCTCGCGCAAAGATGAGCGCGGCTCAAGCGCGGCGAGAAACTAAGTATCATAGCTCTGAATCTCGCGCCAAGATGAGCGAGGCTCATCGCGCTCATAACCTAACACCCGAAACGCGCGCGCGGATGAGTGCTGCTGCGAAGGCCCGTAAGGATCGCAAGCCGGCGAGCCAGGAAACGAGAGAGAAGATTAGCCTTGCCAACCGCGGCAAGAAACGCGCTGCTGCGGTGGTCGCTGCCGCGCGCGAACGCGTGATAGCTAGAGTACAGCCGCAAAGCAAGGGAACCGGTCGCTTTGTGTCTAAGGCACCGACACCGACTAAGCAGATGGCGCTCTGGCCGGAGGACAAATAAAAGTGGCCTACGACGCGAGCTTTGATCAGTCGCCTGCGTACGCCCCTGCCATTGGCATGGGCGGCAACATCGATACGCCAACCATGAACTGGTACAGGGGGGAGATACGCCGCCGGCTTTCGCGCTTGCTGATGGGCGGTACCGAGGCGATGCGCGTGGCGGCCGGCAGCGGCGGCCCGGTTGCGTACATCAGCAGCAACGTGCAGAACCCGCAGGAAATCGGCACTCTGCGAGCGATGCCAAGTGTGCTACCTATCGAAAAGGGTGAAACGCAGGAAGAGTATACTACGAGACGCGACAGAAGCGTATTATTCTCCTATTTCAAGGACGCGATTGATGAGCACGTAGGGCGCGCTTTTCACCAGCCGCCGCAACTGCTCGATGACGTGCCGACCTTTATCCGTGGGGATATTCAGCATACGGAAATCCTTGTCGATGACGAGGATAACCCAGGCCAAAAGAAACCCATTAAGAAGACGAAGAAGATCGCAACCGGCATCTGGGAGAACATCGATAATCAAGGCAACCACGGTGATGTGTTTGGGCGCGCCTTGTGGGCAGCGGCTGAGATCGATGGCATTACGTTTGTGCTGGTGGAGCGCACGCCTGGGCCGCGAGATCAAGCTGGCGCACCGCTGGCGCAGAGCGTGGCGGACCGAAAGGCAACGGACGGCAGGGTATATTGGGTGCATCTCCTTGCTGAGGATTGCATCGAAATAACCCCCAGGATGTACAACGGTGCCCCGCGGCTATCTGTGTGGCGACACCGCGAGCGCATGGTGCTGGCAAGGGGTGCGGTGGTGCACCGCGTTAGGAAGTTCATCGACGGGCTGCACCCTGGCGAATATAGCGATCCGCGGCAGGCCAACTTTATCCCGCCGGATAACCCGTCGCGCTTGGCCCGCTGGGAGCTGTACGAGGAGCCCGATGAGGTCCGCACGATGGCGGACCAGACAAAGCGCGAGCAGCAGGGCTGGGGGCCACCGATCGAGCAGGGTTACCTATCGCTGCCGTTCATCCCGATTGTGCCGTTCTTCTTCGGCGACAAGATCGACTTCTGGCAGGCGGACCCGGCGGCCAAAGGGTTGGCCGAGGCCAACGGCGTGCACTACCGCGTATATAGCGACTACCTCGATTTGTTGCACGCCGCGTGCGTCCCGATGCTGCACCGCAGCGGGTGGTCGCCCAGCATGACGGACCCGAGTAACCCGCAAAATGTGGTATCGAGCAAGCGGTTGTTGTGGACGATGGACCCGGCAGGGCGCGCCGAGTGGGTGGAGGTGCGCGGTAGCTCGTTGCAGCGCATTGAGGCTAGCTTGGACCGCATCGAGGCACGCTGCCAGGTGCTGTCGCTTGAGCCGCTGTTGCAGCGTTTGGGGACGCCTACCGCTACGGCCGAGGGGCTAAAGGCCGCCAAGGCCAACAGCCGGATCGAGGCGTGGATGGTGCTGTACAAGGATAGCATGGAGCTGTGCCTCGATTATAGTGCGCAGTATGAGGGAATGCCGGAGGATTCAGGCGGCAGCGTTTCGACCAACAAGGACCTCGGCTTGTTTATCCTTGGGGGCGTGGACTTCAACTTGCTGCTGGCGCTGAATGCAGCGGGGAAAATCGACGACGGTACGTTGCTGTTTGAGGCCAAACGGCGCGGTATCTTGCACATGGACGCAGATATCGACGACATCAAGCGGCTGGCAAGAATCGAGCAGCAGAATGCCGCCTCGCGCATGCGTGGCACTGCGCTGCCGCTTGGGCAACAGCCGCCAAACGCTACAGCCCAGACAGAGGAAAAGGCGTCGCAGCCACCGCCGATTCCGCCGGGCGAGGGCGAGGCACGTGGTGCGCGGGCGCCAGTTGGGTAGCGGCCCAATGGACGCAACTGGCGCAGGTTGCGTCTAGTGTCTTGCGCGTGGCGAGCGTCTTGGCCGTTATCTTGCCGCATACACCGCAACTGCGTGCCCTAGTGATGGTTTGGAGTGTTGCTGTAAGCGGCAGCGTGCCGCGCCGCCGGCGTTTCTCAAACCGCCGATTGCGTGCCCGCGTCTGGGAGTTGCCAATGCGCGCGCCACCCCTTATCGGGCAGCCCGCACGGATCATGTCGCGCAAGACGAGCTTTTCCGTAAAACGCAGGTTAGCGCCAGCGCGGTTGCAGCGGCCGTGTGCAAGCGCAAGGTTCCACAGCGCGTTTCGGCCGCCAGCAGACCACGGGATAAGGTGCTCGCGCGTTATGTCAAACTTAAAGTCAAGCGGCATGCCGCAGTACCAGCAGCCCGTGCCGTCACGCTCCACCAGCAGATGGATCAACTGGCGGTCTTGCAACCTGTCGCAGCCCTTCATGGTGGTGCGATCCGAAATGCATGCCCTGTGGCGTCACGCCAGTCCCTTTCGATCGTGCGTTGCCGTCCTAAGCGGTCAACCGCAAAGCGGCGCCCAAGGAATTGCCAGATAGTGACGCGCCCTGCCCTGACAGCGCACTGCCATTCCTCGTCCACCTCTTGCAGTTGCACTTGCGTAGGGCCGCACCACCCATAGTCGCGCCCAGCAGCGCACGCGGCGCACTCGCACATCGTCATGGCGCGCCTGTCTCGAATAGCGGCAGCGCCTGCTGGGGACGTTTAGCGGCGTGCAGGCGTCTGCGCAGCTTGCCAGTCTCTTTCGGGTGGCAGCGCCGACACAAAATGCGGTAGCCCTCTGGCCCGCACCCGCCGCCGCCCTCTATTACCGGCACGATATGGTCAAGCTCGTATAGGTGCGGTGCGCCGCCAATGGGGTGCGTGCGCCTGTGCCATTCGGTTGCCTGTGTATAGAGCGCGTGCCAGACGCGGTGCCAGAAATGCCCCCACGCCATCGTGTCGCCAAACTGCTGGCGCAACCGCTCGCGCAGGATCGGATCGATAGCACAAGTCGACACCAGTTTACGGCAGAGCGCACACCGGCCACCATCGCGGCGAAACACGGCAGGCTCGCAGTTGTTAGGGCTGTAGCGGTAGCTTGCCTCGGTGCTGCACGCATCGCTGCAATAGCAGATGCGCCGCTGCGCCAGGATGGGCAGCTGGCACCATCGGCAAAGCGTCATGCCGAGCGCATCGTAGCCGCAATGGAGATCGCGCGAGGACAGCACGCGCTTGTACCTGCGCGGATCGGCCGCGGGCCAAGGCCAAGGCGCCGGCAGCTGAGCCTGCGGCGTGCGCCACTCGCTCCTAACGGCCATCGCGTTGCGGCGGCGCAGCGTCGAATTGCGCAAGTGCGTCTTGGTATTCCTCGCGGCGCGCACATTCAGGATCGGCCGCACGCGCAGCGAGAAAAGCACGCCATTGCGCACGCCAGGGGTCTGTTGGCGATAGCCGGAGCGGGAGGTGCGCGCCACTGACAAGCGCTTCGATACGCGGAGATAGAAAACGCAGGAGCCGCCTTCCGATTGGCGGTACTACTCCATAGCTCGCGTGATCCGCTAGAATCTCGCGCGCGTCAACCGGAAACCTCTCTAGCACCGTGCCATCACGGCCGTATATCTTGACCAACTGCTGCGCTGGCGCCGTTTGCGGCGGGAGCATTGCGAGCCAACGCTCGTGGGCTGCTATTTCTCTTAGCGTGGCTGCCGCGCAGGCGTTGGCGGCGTCGATGAGATCCTGCGCTTGCGTCTTCCCCCCTGTCCACAACAGCCGCTTGCTGGACACCGCGCCATACTGCTTAACCTTGGCGCGCAGCGCGCGCCCGCACCATTGGCATTGCTCGAAACCAAACTCTGCATGCGCCGCCTCGACGGCCCACCGCGGCTCGTCGATTAGTTGCTGGAAGTCGCAGACGCAGTGTCCGCTGCGCTGTTCGTGCACGGCGTTTAGAGTGCGCTGAAAGGCGCCTGCGGGCGAGTCTTGCAGTGCGATCACGGCTTAAAGTGCGCGCACGTCCAGTGCTCGAAAACGACAGTGCGGTCGTACTCGGACGACGGGCAGCTGCACGCGCCCCAATCTGCTCCGTGCGCTCCATCTAGGCGTATGTAGTACCGACAGCCACCGCACTGCAAGGTGTAGTCAGGGTGCTCGCCGTGGCGCGGCTTGCAGTTGACTAGGTTGCCGAATGTCTCCGGCCACGCAGGATCAGAATCGCTTGGTGGCACGTTGTCAGGCAGCCTTTCGCGGAGCTTTGCGATCCACCGCGCATGAACATCGTCAACAATGGCAACCGGGCCAAAAGGGAATGCGTGCTGCGCCAACGCCCACGCTAGGCGTATGCCGCCGCGCGGTATTGCTTGTACCGCAGAGAACATTATGCCGCTATCGGCTACGATCTGCGCAAGTGCCGCGATGTCACTGTCCGAAAGCCAATCGCAATCGATTTTCCACCTGAGCGGCCTGCGCGAGGCGGACAGAAAATCGCCGTATTGGAATATATCGCCGCTCATCGCTTGCTCTTTTCATACTTTGCGATGATCTCGTGCGCGGCAGCAAGCTCTGCTGCCGAAAGCGGGCGCTGCGGTGGCATTGGCGGCAGATCTGGTGCCTCAGGTTTGCCAGCCGCGATCCAGCCCTGCATAAAGGCGCCGAGATCTCCTGCCAGCACGCCATGCACGTCCTCTGTTTCTATGCCGGTGCGATGGTCCTTGGCGCGCTTGTACGGATCAAGCGTGTAGGTGCGGATGCCAGCCCTGTCGAGGGCCGCACGAATGTGCTGCGGCACAACGATCTCCACTTCCACAAACGACGTGTGCCGGCGCCGCTGCGGATCGTATGGGCTGATACGGCAGAGACTGTGGACGCCCACCTCGCCTGTCAGCAGCTCGTGTGCTGTCTCGTCGCAGATCATCACAAACCAGGAGCCGTCTTCCTTAAAAATGCCCACCGGGCGCCCCCGTTTGGCGCCCCATCGTTCGTAGGCGGACGCCAGCATATATGCAAAGTCCTCCGTCTCTTTGCCGCCTGCTCCGGGTGTTACGGAAATGGTGATCTCTTCTTGCATGTTTCAATCCTCAGCAAGCATTTAACTTACGGCCAGCGGTTGACAAAGGGTTATTGGCATGCATTCGATCACTGGTCTCCCGCCGGCCGCAGTTTTCTCCATTCTTGCCAGAGGTGCTTGAGCAGCATTTTCTCGGCATACCGTTTCGCGCGGTTGTGGCAGTGGCCTTGCGAACGGTAGGCGCTTTCCTTGCCCTTGGGGATCTCTAGCGCTGGCGCCACGATTAGCCCAGCGGCTTCCGCTTGCTGTACCCCGTACGCCTTGCGCGCAAGGTAGATCTCGCGGTATGGCCCCTGCGCCTTGATCATCGCGTCGCCGATTACCCACAGCACCGAGCGGCGGCGTGGCACGTAGCCTGTCGCTACGCCAGCGACGAGCCGTTGCCGGCCGCCGCCGATGGGATCAAGGCCAACGCCCATGCGGGTCCAGAGCTTTGCCGGATTGGCGTAGCGGTTTAGATCGCCGGCCTCCGCAATGATTTGCCCGAGGCCGAGTGCGCCGAAGCCCTTTATGTCACGCGCCCACGCGGCCCAGATTGGCAACTGCTCGGCTAACTTGCGCAGTTCCTTTTCTGGTGCCAGCCGCTCCTGTGCCAGCATGTCGCGGGCGCGCAACAGTGGGGATAGGTGCCGGAGCGCAAGTTGTGCCTCGGCGATAGTCAACTCGCGCGTGTCGTTCACGATTGCGTTGTAAAGCTCGTTGGCGCGTGCCTTGTTTGTCTTTTTCGGATCGCCCACGAATGCGCGGCAGATCGCATGCACTTGCAGCGTCAGTTTGTTCGCCGCCTTAATGAAATCGTCACGGCGCCTGTGCGCCTCGATGATCTGTCCGATCAGGAGGGAAATTGCGGAGGGCGGATCGGCACACGCGGCCTGGGCACCAGCGGGCAATTGGCCTTTCCGCCCTCCGCGTACGGCTTGCTCGCTCGGCATGTCTGATATGGGTGCCAAAGGTGCCTTGGCCTTGCGAGGTGGGTTAGGGGCCGCGCTCGGCATGCCCTTAGTGGGCGCCATATCTAAGTTGGCCTTGCGTGGCTTGGAAACTCGCGGGTGCGGGGCGTTGGCATTCATTGCCCGGATATCATGAGCTTGCTGGCCTCCGCCCTGCGCCCGCGTTATTTTAGGTGCCGCGCCGGTTGACATGGCACCAATGGCTGTCAATTGAGGTATGGTCTTTCGGCGCGGCGAAGCATTAGGCGACGCGGTTGGCAAGTGCGCGTCGGTTGCCGTGCGTTCCGTGGCCTCCCGCGCCGCCCTATTCATTTTTCACATCCTTGTTCATGCGCTCGATCTCGCGCTCCGGCAGCACCTCGCGGATCGTCTTCTTGTCCTCGCGGTCAACGTGCTTACGTAGGCGCTTGAGAAAGCGGGCCTCGCGCATGTTGCCGGCGGCCAACGCCTCGCGCGCCTCGATGGCTCTGGTGAGATCGCTATAGCGTGCTTCGCCGAGCTTTACGCCGCCGCCTAGCGTAAAATCGTTGTACCAGGAAAAGGCAGCCACCGCACGGACGCGCTCTGTTGACTCGCGAGTGTAAGAACCGTTGCCGCTTTCTGTGCGTGCTTGTGTCCTCGTCTTATGGTTGGTGGTGTAGGCGCAGTTGGCGATGTAACCGCGCACCACCTCGCTCAAAAACTCTTCGCCTACCTGCCGCCACACATCGGGATCGCTAAGGCGATCGTATAGGTACTGCGCCGCCACCGTCCACCGCTCCTGCGGTGCGGCGCTGTCGGCCGCCTTGTTGGCCTCTTCGGTAAGCGATGCGAGCGTTAGCGGCTTGCGGCGCCTACGGCCCGGTGCAACTGTAGGTGTTGTCGCGGTCTGTAGCATCAAAGCCTCCCGTCTCTGATGGATTAGGCCATGCCTGTTGCTTCGAGTATCTGTGCCCACGGTATCTTGAGCGCCGCCGCCACCGGCCGCAAGACTGTGGCCTTTGGCGTTGTGGTGCAGGCCACCTCAATCCACCGCACCGCTTCCTCTGAGATCGTCTCGTCTGATAGTTGGCTCGCTGCGTCGGCCAGCCCTGCTCGCGTCAGTTTCGCCTCTAAGCGTTTCTCGCGGATCAGCCGGTGCAGTTTGTCCAAGGCTGTCATCCCTCCCTATCTGCCGCAAGAGTGTAGCACAGCGGCGCTGCTACTTGCCGCGCCAAAATGACACCCCCAACATATAGGGCAATACCACTATGCCAACCCCTACGGCCGGAAGCCCGTAGGCCGCTGGCACCCCACCCCGGCGAGCAGCCTGGATAGGCCAGCACCGATGACGCCGCAGGCGGAAGCCTAAAGCGCTGAAAGGACACAAGATAATGCCTTGGAAAGTGGACGCAGAGGGAAAAGTAGCATCAGCCGACGGCAAGCCGGTCTTCGTGCACGCGGACGGCAAAGAGACGGGCTTTGACGGCGATCAGGCGCTGGCCAAGATCAGCTCCCTGCAAGCCGAAAGCAAGATACACCGCGAGGCGAAGGAGGCTGCCGAGCTGGCGCTGGCACCCTACAAAGCGATCGGCGATCCAGCCGAGGTGACGAGCCTTGTCGAGAAGGCCAAGAAGGTTGAGGCCAAGAAGCTGATCGACGCGGGCGATGTGGACAAGTACAACGCCGAGCGCGACAGGGGCTGGCAAGAGAAGGTGGACGCCGAGACGAAGCGCGCTACGGCGCTTGAGACGGCCCTGTTCGAGGAGAAGGTCGGCGCCAAGTTCGGCACCAGCAAGTTTGTAAAAGACAAGCTCATCGTTGCGCCCCTCTCGGCGCGCCAGTTGTTTGGCAGCAACTTCAAGCTCGAAAACGGCGAGGCAATCGGTTACCTCAACGGCACGAAGATCACCAGCAGAGAAAAGTTCGGCGAGCCGGCAGGCTTTGACGAGGCACTCGAAATCATCGTCCAGGCGCACCCCGAAAAGGACAATCTGATGCGCAGCGCGGCCGGCAACGGCAGCGGCGCGCCGCCTTCGCCGCCGCCAGACCGCACAGCCACCAAGCAGCCAGACATGAGCAAGTTCAAGCCCGAGGAGCGTCTCACGGCGTTCTTCGCCGACAAGATGAAAGACCAACTGCCGCCGCCTGGACCAGGGGCGCGATAGTCAACAGGCCGGCAGCAATCACGCTCTCCGGCGCGGAGGAAAATGTAAATGGCTCTGACACTCATCGAGGCGTCCAAGCTGAATAGCGGCGACGTGCTCAAGAGCACTGTCATCGAGGCATTCGCACGGGAGAGCGACATCCTCAAGGTGCTGCCCTTTGAAGACATCCAGGGCGGCGGCGTTACGTACAACCGGGAGAGCACGCTGCCAGGCATTGCGTTCCGCGGCGTCAACGAGTCTTTTACGCCCAGCACCGGCGTCGTGAACCCCCTGACAGACGCACTGTCAATCATCGGCGGCGAAGTGGACGTGGACCGCTTCATCATCAGGACGCGCGGCGTGGCGGTGCGCGCCAACCACGTCATGATGAAGGTGAAGGCGCTAGCCGCGCAGTTCACCACCAGCTTCATCAAAGGTGACAGCACCGTCGATCAGCGGCAGTTCGACGGGTTGCAGGTGCGGTTGACCGGCAACCAGCTGATCAGCGCGGGCAGCGCGGCTGGTGGCGCTGCGCTTTCGCTCTCGGCCGTTGACCAAGCGATCGACCAGTGCTACAGCCCGACGCACATCATCCTGTCCAAGGCGCTGCGGCGCCGCTTCCAGCAGGCTGCACGCAACGTGAACGTTGGCGGTTATATCACGTGGGAGCCGGACGAGTTTGGTCAGAAGGTGATCAACTACCAGGGGCTGCCGCTGCTCGTGGCGTACAGCGACAACGGGGGCGACGAGGTGCTGCCTTTCACCGAGGCGGCTGCCTCTGGTGCGGCAACCGCAACCTCTCTCTACGTTGTCAGCCTCGGCCCCGAGCGCCTCACTGGCATCCAGAACGGCACCATCGACGTGCGTGACCTCGGCGAGTTGCAGGCGAATGCCGTCACGTTCCGTACGCGCGTGGAATGGTACACCGGCGTTGCGTTCTACCACCCGCGCGCCGCGGTGCGCGTCAACCAGATCGGCAACCTGGCCCTCGTGGCCTAAACAGGAGGCAACAGAAAAGGGCTATGAGCCGGAACCGCACCTTTACCTACGACTCTGGGCTGCTGCTCAGCGATGGCCTGACGGCACAGACGGCGAGCGGTAACGCGCTGGTCGGCGGCGCATCGCAGATCCTCAACCTTGGCGGCGGCCCGCCCAGCACCCTCGGCGGCCCGACCGAATACGGCATGTTCGAGGCGTATCTCGTCGTGGACATCACGGCGATCGAGATCAACACCTTGTCGCTCTACAAGCTCGGCTGGCAGTTGTCCGACAGCTCGACATTCGCCAGCGGCGTGGTGGAGAAGGCTACCTTCCTCGTCGGCAATACCACCGCACTGGACGCAGGCGCCAGCACCGGCGTGGGGCGCTATGTCTTCATGGTGGACAACAGCTATCCCGAGGGCACGCTTTACCAGTATGCCCGCATCTACCTGACGGCGAGCGGCACCATCACGACCGGCATCGCGTACCGTGCCTTCCTGGCACCGCTGATGGGTGCTGGCGGGTAAACCGCAGCAGGCCGAAACCAAAACGGGGGGAGGGGGTAACGCATGCTGCCTAAGGTTACGCTGTATCACAAGGAAACCGGCGAGGCGATCGAGCGCTTTGGTGTGGATGCGCGCGAGATCCTGTCGTCCGGAGAGTGGGGGTTTGAGCCGCCGCCTGGCGTGGTGCCCGCGGCGGCCGCCGTGCAGCCTGTAAGCAGCGCTGGCGACGAGCCTGTCAAGTCACCGCTGCGCCTGATGCCGGGGCTAACTGCTGCCGGCGAAAAGTTCCTCCACGGCTACGGCGTCGAGACGTTGGAAGAACTTGCCCAAACGCCGTTGCACAAGCTCCAAGTCCTCCCCGAGTGGAGAGCGCTGGAAATCGAGGACCAGGAGCCGATCGAGGAATACCTGCAAAACGCTGCCAGCAAGGCCGACACCAAGGCGGCCGTTGCGACCAGCAGCCGGCGCGGCGGCAAGGCAACGCCTGCGCCCGCTGCGCAGCAGCCGGCGGGTTAACGCGTGGCGTTGACCCTAGAGGATGGGACCGGAATAGCGAATGCCGACAGCTACGTCGCAAGCGCAACCATCGACACGTATGCAGCAGGCAGCCCCATCGGGCAGTGGTGGCTGGCGCTCGCCACGCAACTGCTCAAGGACGACTGCGCACGCCAGGCGGCGCGCTACCTCGACAGCGTGTATGCCTCGCCCAACCGCCTCACGGGGCGCCGCCAATACCCCACGCAGGGGCTCGCGTGGCCACGCGCTTACTGTTTCGACCGTGACTCCGTACCGGTCAACCAAAACTACATCCCGCCGCCATGGGTCACGGCGCAGATCGAATTGGCTCTCCGCGCTGCGCAGTATGGCAGCACCCTCACGCCCGACCTCACGCGCATCGGCGGTTTCGCGCGGCGAGAGCAGGTTGGTTCCGTCTCGATCGAATTCATGCCGGGTGCGCCCGCGCAGCGCCAGTACCCATATGTCGAGCAAGTGCTGGCGCCGATCCTCCAGCCGGCAAGCGTACTGATGAGGGGATAACGGACATGGCTGCCGTGACACCAGTTGTAGGGCCGCAGGTGTTGCAGGCCGCTGCGGTGGCGAATGGCAACGGCACGCAGTTGGATTGCGGCGGCTTGTCCAATATCGGCGTCCAAGTTACGGGGATCACAACCGCAACGGTGAACTTCGAGGCCACAATCGACGGCAGCACTTGGTACCCGGTAAGCGCCCTTGCGCATGCCAGCGCCACACAAGTCACCAGCACGGCAGCAGACGGCCTTTTCCGTGCCGACGTCCGCGGCTTTCTGTCGTTTCGCGCACGGATCAGCGGTTGGTCCGTTGGCGCCATCACGGTCACGGCAGTAGGGGTCTACGAGTAGGGCGCGGCGCCGCTATGGCCATCAACACCACAACTCGGTTACTGACGCCTAGTCCTGTTGAGCCGTCGATCTCGATCACGGATCTACAGCAGGCTTTCGGCGCGGCCGGGCTCCTCCCGCTCTCTGGCTATGGCGGCGGCGGTAGCAGCGCGGTGTGGTACACCGGCAGCGGTGTGCCGAGCAGCGGCACGGGCAACGTAGGCGATCTATATCTCAACACCGCAACCGGCAACGTGTATCAGAAAGGCGCCGGCGGTTGGGGTGCGCCGATCGAGAACCTCGTCGGCCCTGCGGGCGCTACTGGCGCGGCTGGTGCAGCAGGCGCCACGGGGCCTGCTGGCCCTACCGGGCCAACGGGGGCTACCGGGGCCACGGGCGCAACTGGCGCCGCCGGGGCGACGGGGCCGCAAGGCCCGGCTGGCGCCACAGGTGCCACCGGCCCAACGGGGCCGCAAGGGCCTGCCGGGCTAGGCAATCCGCTCGGGGCAGGATCGCTCGGCGCGGCAGCGGCGCAGTTTGTTGCGGCTGGGGACGGTTTCTGGCAGCCCGCGGCGCATGTCGTCGGTGTCCAGGCCGACTCATTCGATGTGGAGCGCTGGGAGGCGGCGGCCTCGGCGGTCAACTACCTGCGGGTGATCGCGCCGGCGACTGGCGGCAGCGTCCAACTGGCCGCGGCTGGCTCCGACGCGACGGTTGGCTTGACGCTCACGCCGAAGAACAACGGCAACGCGCTCTTCAACAGCACTGGCATCTTCCAGATCGGCGGTAGCGGCAACGCGAACCCCGGGCTCGCCACCTACATAGCGGGCTTCTACGGTAGCGGCCCAGGTAACGCTGTTCTCGGGCTCTTGCGGGCCGACGGCGCAGCCCTGTGCCACCTGGCGATCGCCGGCCTTGAGTTGACCGACGCAGGAGGCCTCGGTGATACGAGCCACAACATTCTGGTCTTCGATATCGCGCGCCATCAGCAGGTCTACGTCAGCGACTGGACCGCCGGCTGGTACAGCGGTTCGCTGAACCCTGGAGCTGGCCACGCGCCGGACGTTTCGGTCGGCCGCGCGAGCGCAGGGGGCGTCCTCTCCGTCAATAGCAGCGCCAGCAACGATGGACTCGGCAAGATCGCCTTCGGCGGCGGCCGAGCCATCGGCCTCACCTCTACGGCCGCCGCCGCCACCACCACTGAGTATCCAAACAGCGGCGATTGGGGTTTGCACAAGAACACCACGACCGGCGTAACGATGCTGGTCCGCAACGACGGCGGCACGATCAAGTCCGCCGCGCTGGCATAGGGAGACTCGATGATCGTCAAGAATCAAGACGGAAGCGCCACTATCACCGACAAGGATGGAAACGTCGTCCGCTACGAGATCGGACTGGATCCGAACGGTTCCGACCGCATGCAGCTGCTCTCGACCGGGAGCACGGGCAATCCTTCCCCGATTTTCGAGGGCGAAAACAGCGCCGGGCGCGCCAGCGGGCGATTCATCGATTGCGGTGGCTCGGCCGATGTGCTGACCGACCCCGAGACCGGCTTCGTTCGCTGGGCCGGTTAACCGATGGCCTTTCTCGTCCAAGATGGCCCGATGGCCCTGATTTACGAGGCGCTCGCGACGCACCCCGTAGTGCGTGCTTGGCAGATCGTGAACAACCTGCAACCGGTTGCAATCCAGGCTGCACCAGCCGCGGCTGCGCCGCCGCCCGAGCAGCCCGAGCAGGCGCCACCAAAGCCCAAGCAGCACCGCAAGTAAGGACAGCCTCTTGACAATCACGCCGACAGCACTAGATACCGACCTGCGCGCAATGGCGCAGTCGCTGATCGGTGCGCTTGGCCGCACCCTGCTGCTGCGTCGGCCAGTGCGGCAAGAGATCAAGGCGGGGGCCAACATCGGCACCGTTGCGGTATCGCCACTGTCCTCGGCAGCGCTGTCTGTGAACGGTAGCGCGCTTGCTGGCGCAACCGCCATCGGCCTGCGGCGGCCTATGGGCTTGTCGGGGCTGCTGGTGGCCAACGACTCGCTGCTGATCGGCGGCGCAAGCTACCGCGTCGTGGGCGGCCCATACCAACCCGACGGCGCGGGCGCGCTTGCTGCCGTTACATTCACGCCAGCGCTTGCCACACCTGCCAGCGACGGCGATCCGGTGGCTGTAACGTTTTCCGGCACGGAGTACACCATCAAGGGGGCGGTTTCGGGGTTCTCGCTGTTTCTCATCAACAGCAGCGATAGCCAGATCGAGTCCGGTGATTTTAAGGTCACGATTGCGCAAGCAGACCTTGATGCGTTTGGCATTCAGCCGACCACCAAGGATGAGCTTTACAACGGGCCGGACACAACCTACCCGCGGTGCGCGATCTTGAATGTCACGTCCATTGCGAGCGGCGAACAAGATGCAGCGGTTGAGCTACACGCGAGGGCTGCAAAGTAATGGCCGCGTCCGCCACGTTGGCGCAGTTTAATGCGCAAATCGACAAGTGGATCGGCGTCACAATACCGGCCAAGGCCGTTGCCTTCCAGAAAAAGATCCACTTTATGGTGCTGGGCGCGGCTTTCCAGGACGCGCAAGGCAACATCCGCATGGTGTCGGGGCTGCTGCAAATGACACCCGTCGATACGGGCCGTGCGCGCGGCAACTGGCAGTCGTCGGCCGGTACGCCGGCGAGCGGCACGATCGAGGGTTTTCCGAAGAGCGCGCGCAAGCCGGGCGATACCGCCGCGACGGCTGATTTCATCGGTGCACCGCCCACACCCGCCGAGCAAGAGGCGGCCGCTGCGGGCCTCGGCGGCTTGGTCTTTGGGCAAACCAGCTACATCACGAACAATCTGCCGTACATCGCGATCCTGAATGACGGTGGCGTCAACCGTGTGGCGCATCACATGGTGGAGCGTGCCGTGGCAAACGTGCGTAGCGTGCTGGCGGCCGGATAGACACATGGGCGTCAAGATCAACGCATGGGGCGGCACCGACAAGCGGGGAATCTATGAGTTCCACTGCCCTGGCTGCGGCCTTGCGCACGCTGTCAGCACCCGCGGGGAGCATGCGTGGACGTGGAATGGCTCGGACGAGAGCCCCACGTTTACGCCGTCGATACTGTCATGTGGCAGCGACAGCGAGCGGCGTTGCCACAGCTTTGTCAAGGACGGCCGCATTCAGTTCCTCACGGACTGTTATCACAACCTTGCGGGCCAGACGGTCGATCTGCCCGATTGGAAAGATGTGTAAGTGGCAACCAATGTCCATGCGAATGCTGTGCAACTCCTCCGCGCGCGCCACGAGGCGAAATTCGACGGCAGCGGTGGCCTACGGCCCGGCTTTGCGGTCAAGTACCCGAACTCACCCGATTTTGTGCAACCGGACAACGCGCCGTGGTCCGACTGGCGCCCCATGTGGGCGCACGCTACCCAACTCACAGCCAACGCTGCGGGCGGCGAGCGCCGGATCGGTACGCTCATCGAGGACATCAACGTACCGCGACTCAACGGCGAATTGTTGCCGGCGCAGATTGGTGATGACATCTGCGTCGTCTGGCGCCCCGACACGCCGGACTTGCCATATGTCATCCCGTCGGGCGCTGGCTACAGGTTCCGTTTCTTCCCGACAACCGTTACGGAAGTTGGGATTGCGCGAGACGACAATGCGTGGTTTCGCTGCACGGCAGTTACACCGCTCTGGTACGACTACGTCCCGAGCTAGGCGAGAGGAGAAAAGGCCATGAGTGCGAGCAGCTCCGTACGGCATACGCGCCTAGCGACGCGCGAAACGACCTACGGCACGCCCATCAGCAGTGCGGGTAGGGTTATCCGCCGCACTGGCGGAAACTTCGCCGTCACGACAACGGCTGGCGCCAGCAAAGAGGTGCGGACTGATTTGCAGTCCACGCAGACGTACCGCACCAACCAGGCTAGCACCTACACGATCGAGGACGAGTGGGTATACGGCGTCCACAACTACGAGCTTGAGGACCACTTCCTCAATACCTGGAGCCCGCTGCTGAGCAGTAGCGTAACGACCAGCAGCGCCACAGCGATCAGCGCGGCCAGCAGCGACAACAGTTTCAACCGCGCCACCGGCGACTTTACGGTCGATGGCGTCGTGGTGGGGGCGCCAATCAAGACTGGCGGCTTCACCAACGCAGGGAATAACGGCGTCTTTCGGGTGGTGTCCGTAACGGCACTCAAGATCATTGTGGCGGGCACGCTCATTACGGAGGCAGCCGGCACCAATAGCCTCGTGGTGGCGCGTTACCTGCGGCAAGGCACCACGGACATGTTTGTGACGTTCGAGGAGTATTACAGCGACCTCGCGACGCCGCAGTACATCGTCTATCCCGGCATGGTGAACGACATGTGGGAGTGGAAGTTCTCTCACCCCGGCGAGATCACCACCAAGTTTGACTACAAGGGCCGGCCGCCGATTCCAGCTGCCACCACAGGCAGCAACAACGGCACCATCACGGCGTACGCGGCTAACCCCGTGATGAACAGCAGCGACAGCTGGAAGGTGGCGATCGAGGGCGGCACGCCCATTACCGTGTGGGTGAAGGACTTCACGATCACTTGCAAGAACAACAAGCGCGAGATCGGCAGCGCCGGCACGCTGGGCGCCAAGCTGCAAGGCAAGTCCACCTTCGACGTGGCGGGCCAGGTAGTGCTGTACAACGACGCCAACGGCCTGCTGATCGCCAACAAGCACTTTGCCTTTACTGATTCCGCCTGGGAGTTTCAGTGCATCGATGCGCTGGGCAACACCCAGCACTTCTATATCCCGAAGCTCAACTACACCGCTGGCGCGCCGCTTTCCGGGCCAAAGGACCAGGACGTCATGATTACGTTGCCGTTCACGGCGAAGCAGGATCCTGTGACCGGCACGATGATTCAGATCTCGGCGTTTTCGTGACGCCGGGGGCTGGCGCTGCCGGGTGGCGTAAAGCCTAGGGCCGAAAGCCCGCCTCCCGGCCCGGCAGCGCCGGTTGTAGCAATTGGTAGATATGGGTGCTACGCGCTGCACCAATACGGGGGGCAGAAACCGGGAGGTAACAACAACATGCCTTTAGATGTGCAAGGCTACAACGCAGACCCTCTGTTGGTGAAGTGCGGGCGCCCCGTCGATCTCGGCCGCAACAAAGACGGTACGATGCGCCGCATTTGGGTGCGCCCCTTTGGGCACGCCTACGATGCGCGGCTTTCGGCACTGCGCAAGAACGCTGGCGAGCGTGCGTGCCAAAAAGACCCAGAGCTCGACCGCGAATGCCAGATTGTGACGATGGCCGAGCTGATCCTTTGCCGGCGCGACCCGCAAGGCGCCGACATGGACGCATGGGAAAACTTCAAGGGCGCAGACGGGACAACGTACCCACCAACGCTCGAACATAAGAAGGACATGTTGCGCGGCGGCCTCCAGGGAGAAGACCCCAACAGTTACACCCGGCAGTTCTTTCTCGACGTCGCAACTGTTGCGGGCGAGCAGGCGACATTCGTTGCGGAGGAGAAGGAGGCAGCAGCAAAAAACTGATGGAGTGCCTCGCTTACGAGCTGAGGCACAGCGGCAGCCCAGAGATCAGCCAGTTCGAGCGTGACATTGCGGAGCGCGGCAACGAGGAAGCGCGGGCCAGGATTGAAAAGCGTGAGCGCAACAAACCAGAGCTCTGGGCTGCCAACCGCTTGGCGTGGCGCGTCTTCTGGCACACGACGCGCGGGCGCAGTAACGGCATGGGCATGGGGCTCATTGCGCCAAGCGAGGTGGCGACTTACCTGCACACTTGGCTGCCGGAGCTGCACCTCGACGAGGAGGAGCGCGAGGATTTGCTGCTTGCCGTCGAGCGCCTCGACGAGCGGTACTACAACCACCACAACAAGAAAAAGGACACACGGCCGCCCATTGTTGGCCCCGATGGGCGGCCCGTAGTGCCGAGCGGCGATGGCTGATAGCGAGAGCTTGCTCATCAGCGTGGACCCCGGAGGAGTTGTATCCGGGGTCCGTGTCGCGGCTGCATCACTCGATCAGCTCAAGGCCAGTGCTGCATCTGCCCTAACGGGCGTTTCGGGCGTCACACAAGCGGCAGGCGCCTTTACGGGCGCGGCCAGCGGCATGGCGCAGGCCGCCGGGACCGTCACAGTCGCACTCCGTACGCAGTCCGGGGCCATAAGCCAGATAGCGGCCCAGCAAGCCGTCATGGCGCAAGCCACGCAGGCGCTCGCCACAAAGTATGCCGGCGCGACGGGCGACATGGCGGCTGCCACAACCGAATGGAAAGCAAAAGTGCAGGAGGTCTATACCTACCTGCTGACCGGCAAGGAGGCGTTCGGCAGTTGGGCCACTGCCGGCGTCACGTCGTACCGCGAGGTCATCGACGCGGTTGCGGAAGTGGAGACATCGCTTGGGCTGCTGATGCTGACGCAGGGCACCTACACCACAACTGCCGCCACCGCCACGAGCGCGACGATTACCGAAGCAGCCGCGATGGATGCCCTTGCGGCTGCGATCGTCCAGGTACGGGAGGCGCAGGCCGCGACGGCCGGCACAGGCGCCGTAGCGGGCGCCACGCAGGCCACGACGGGCGTCGTAAACGTGACGGCGATCGAAGCAGAGGCAGCGGCGCGCGGTGCTGACACAACGGCGCTCAATGCCGAGGCCGCTGCCGCAGCACGCCTCGATGCCGTACTGACAGATCTCGCCGGCAAAACGACAGCCGCCAGCTTGCGCGTGATGGTAGCGGGCGATGCCCCTGCGCTCGCGTTGGTGAATGCGGAGCTAGAACAGCGCGACGCGCTGATCGCTGCCGGCGCCGCGATGTACAGCAAGGAAGGCGAATTTATCATCCTGAACGAGGCTGGCGCTGCCGCTGTGCGTACGCAGGTCGTGGCGCTACAGGAACAGCAGGCTGCGCTTGCGGCTGTAAACGCCGAACAGGCCGAAACCGCCGGTGCCTTGGGCAACATCGAGGCGATCGGTGCCCGAATGGTGATCCGCATGGTGCTAATGGGCATCGTGCTGGCGCTCGGTGCAGTCGTCACGAAGAGCGTCGAGGCGGCCACAGCCTTCGAAAACAGCATGACGCGGTTGCAGACGCTCGTGGGTGTCTCTAAAACTGAAGCCGACAGCTATCGCGGCGCGATGGCTGATATCGCCGTCTCAACAGGCCAGACGGCAGACGAGAACGCCAAGGCGATGTTTGCCATTACGTCCGAGGGCATGCGCGGGCAGAGTGCGCTCGACCTGCTTAAGGCGAGCGCCGAAGGCGCGGCCGTTGGGTTGGGCGATCAGACGGTCGTGGCGCGGACAGCCGCTGCCGCGATTGAGGCGTATGGTGCGCAAAACCTGTCCGCAAAGGAAGCGATCGGCGGCCTGATCCTTGCGGCGCGCGAGGGTAACACTACAGTCGAGTCTATTGCGTCAGCCTTCGGCCGCGTTTTGGGTGTTGCGGCGGCCGTCCATGTCGGCTTCGATGACGTCATCTCCTCGATCGCATCCTTCACACGGATGGGGGTGAGCGCGCAAGAAGCCGCCACCGGCCTGCGTAGCACTATCCAAGCACTCGAACTACGGAACACGAAGGGCGCCAACGATGCGCTCAAGACAATCGGCATGTCGGTGGCATCGCTCCGCGAGGAGATCCAAAGCAAGGGCCTAGCAGCATCGCTCGTGGATATCGTGGCTAAATTCAACGCCGCAGGTAGTGGCGCCGAGGCGATGGCCAAAATCATCCCCAACATTCGCGGCTTGGCAGAGGTGCTTTCCAACGCCAACAGCCAAGCGACAGCGTATGTTGGCATCTCTGAGCGCGTACATGCAGAGATGGGCACAGCGCTCGACGACGCTAACAAGATAGCGGAACAAAACCCGGCCAATGTCTTCCGGCAGATGACGGCAGCGGTAGGCGTGGCAGCAATCGCGATCGCAAGCGGCCTGCTCCCGCAACTTGTAGGGGTGGCGAATGCGATCAAGGAGGCCGCCACCTCGGGCGACTTACAAAAGTGGGCATCGGTAGCGGCTACCGCGTTCGGCGGCGTGGTGGAAATCGGCAAGGTGCTGGCCGCGATACTGGCTAACCTGCCGTTTCTGATCACAGCTTATGCCGGCTCGCTCGCCATAGCCGCCGCCGCAGAAACCAGCGTTGCCGATGCTGGGGCCTTTGTTGCACTCCGGCTTGAGGCGATCGGCGCTGCCATCGCGGCCAACCCGGTCGGCGCTGCCGCGGCGGCATTTGTGTTGCTCGCGCTGGCCATGAACCGCGTGGCTGTCGAATCGATAGCCGATTCAAACGCCTTTTTGGACGAAACTGCCCGCATGGCTGCACAGGAGCCGGTGCTCGCTCGCCTACGCCAGGGGTATGACGTATTGACAAAGTCGATCCGTGACCAGGGTGATGCACTGCGCGAAAACCGCGACAAGGGCACCGTGACGGCTGTGCCGGCCAGCACGCCAAGCGGTTCTGTTACGCCAGGTTTTGGTGCCCAAGCGTCCACTAGCGCTAACTCATTCCTGGGGCAGATGGATGCAATCAACAAGGCGTACCAAGTACAGGTGCAGGCGGCCGGGCAGGATAAGACGGCCGTTGCGGCTGCCGATGCTGAGCGGACACACGAGATCACAAATCTACAGGTGAGCACGCAGGCGTTTCTTGACCACGCCCGCGCTGTGCTAACCGACCGCGATGCTGCGCTCAAGGATCAGATCGCCAACCGCGATCTCGTGGCGGAGCAACTACGCCAAGCGCAACAGCGCCCGACGGTTAGAATCGGGGGCGCCGACCCCATCACGGTACGTAACCCGGCGATTGACCAGAATGCGGCCGCGCTACAAAACCTCAATAACCAGATTAAGACCAACACGACGCAGCTTGCGAACGACAAGGCGGGTCTCGATGCACAGCAGGCGGCGCTCAACAAGAGCAAGGTAGCGGCACAGCAAACCGGCACAGCACACCAAGATCTTGCTAAGGGCGTTCAGTCGGCCATCACGGCGATCAAGGATCAGATCGCCCTACAGGCTGTGGAAGCGGCCGATGCAGCGAAGGTAGCCCAGGCCGAGCTTGGCGGCGCCGAAGCCGTGCGCCAAGCCAGCATTGCGGCCGCTGCTGACAAGCAGATCCGCGAGGATGTCAACAAGCTGGTCAAGGCCGGCATGTCGGATAAGGCAGCCGAAACGCTTGTAGAAAAAACCTACGGCGACCAGATCAGAAAAAATGCTACCGATCTTTCCAACGCGGCGCAAGAAAAGGCGCGGGATGCAGCGATCTACCAGCAGGGCAAGACGCTTGCCGAAGCCGAGGCGGTAGCGCAAGCAAAGGTTGCGGATGCTGCCAACGGCAACACATTCGCGAGCCAGCAGTTGACGGCGCAGTACCGCACAGAGCAAGAGATCGAACGCCTTTTTCCCAATATCCACTCGGCTGATGCCGAGGCGTTCAGCGCGAAGCAAGCCGCTATCGAAAACGCGCGGGTAGCGGGGGAAAAAGACAGCGCCGCCATGAAGGTGCAGGTGGAGGATTCTACCAAGCTCCGCGAGGCGGAAGCGGCGCTCAAGGACGCGATCGGCAACACTACGGCCAACAGCAAGGAGTTGGCGATCCAGCTTGAAGCAGAAAAGCGCATCAAGGAGCAGGGGGCGGCGGGCGACGCCGTAAAGGTTGCGGCAATCACAGCCGAGGTGCGCAGCACGCGCGACAGTGTTGATGCAGACAAAAACAAGATCGAAGTGCTGAAAGATCTCGCCAAATACACAGATGACGAGGTGAAAGCGGAAGCCAAGGTACAGGATCTAGCTACGCGGCTGGGCATCGAGCGGCAGATGTCGCCTGCACTCGCTGCGATCGTTGCGCAATACAAGGAGCTGCGCACCGCATCCGAGGCTGTCAAGACGGAGGAGTTGGTCCAGATCGAGATCGCTAAAAAGAAGATCGATCTTAACGCCACGGGCGCGGCAGCGGCTATTGCCCAGATCCGCGCCGAGGTGATCGAGCGCGAAAAGACTCTCGATACGCTCGGCAAACAAGAGGAGGCACTCAAGCAGCTTGCCGATACCGAAAAGAGCGCGTCCGCGACGTTTGGTAGTGATCTCAAGAAGAGCGGCGAGGATGCCGTAGTCGCATGGTTAACCGGCACGCAGGTCAGTTTCAAGAACCTGCTTGTCCAGATGGATAAGGATTTTGCCGATTGGTTGTTAAAGGCCGGCGAGCGGGCGCTACAGGAGAATCTCGCACAAAAGGCGCTCGGCAACCTCGATTCCACCTTTGGGGGCGGTGGCCTGCCGGGGCAGATCTCAGTAGCATTTTCAGGCTTGGATGCCGCAGCACAAAAAATAGCGCGGGCTGGCGACACGATGGCCGGAGCGGGGACCGTGCTTAGGGATTCCGCCGATATACATACGGCTGCCGCCGCTACGCAAACCGGCGCCGCCGCTACCCAGACGACGGCGGCCGTTGCCCACGGCGCCGCCGCTACGACGCAGGGCGCAGCGGCTGCCACAAATGTGGGGGCGGCGGCCACCCATGTTGTAGCTGCCGGGACGCAAGTTGGTGCGGCAGGTACGCAGGTGGGGGCAGGCACAACGCAAGTAGGGGCGAGCAGCACGCAGACGGGCGCCGCCGCCACCCAGTCCGTCGCGGCCGACACACAAGTGGCGGCGGCAAATGAGAATGCGGCCAGCGGCGCAGGCAATGCGGCCGGTGGGGGCGGCGGGCTCTTCGGGAACATCGGCAGTTGGTTTAGCGGGCTCGGTGCCGGCGCCATCGTGGGGTTGATCGGGGCGGCTGTAGTAATAGGCGCAGCGCTGATCGATTCACACCAGGTTGACGCTTGGCGCGCACGCCAATATTCCACGGAAGCCAACGTCAGCCTTACGTCTGGGCCGCAGTATAGCGCCACCGGCCACCTCCTCTCGGATTTCCCTGCCGGCGCTGTCAACCTTGGCATCGGCAACATGGATGCGACGGGGCAGAAGTTCTCCGAGGCACTGCAATCATTTTTCATGAAGTTTGAACAAGCTACCGGCAGCATCTTGACGCAACTGCCCCATATCGAATTGCAGATCAAGGCCGACGGCAAGGATTATGCCGTCGTGGTCGCTGGCCAAGTCATTGGGTTCTTCCAGGACGTGGCGTCGGCCACAAATGCGGCTATCATTGCTGGCCTCAAGGCGGGTAATTGGAAAAACCTGCCGCAGATCATCCAAGATTACATAACGAGCGCGACATCCCCCACGGGAAACCAGCCGGCAGGCGTTGACCCGAATGTCGTCCTGCAAAATGCCACGACACTGAAGACCATTATGGACAACTATGCGCTTGCCCTCCAGGGGGCTGGCGCGGCGGTGTCCACTACGATGCAGGGCTTCATCGATGAAGCCGACAAGATGCGCCAAGCCGTGCTGAGCATGCACCTGTCGGCACAAGACACCGCAACGATGCTTAGCCAGATCGACGCCACGTTGGCGATCAACATACAGGCCGAGCGCGATGCGCTTACAGGGCATAAAGAGTCGAATGCCCAGATGCAGGCGGAGGAGGCCGCGGCTTTCAACGCCAAGAAGGCTATCGCGGTGGCCCAGGTTCTAATCGATGAACAGACCATCCTCAATATGATTGCCACGGCGGACGCAACGGCCGGCTTTGGGAATGCGATCGGCGGTGTAGGTGCTGGCATCGCCAGGACGGCCGAGGGGATGCTCAAGATCGTCGGAGTCGTTACGGGCGGCAGCCAAGCCTTGGTTGACGCTTACAACCAACTGGTGGCCGTAGAGCAGCAGCTCCAAAAGATACCCGACCTTAAGCCCGGCGATGTCAAGATCCCGGGCGGCAGCAGTTCCGGGGCCAGCAACGCGCAACAGCTTGCGGACATTTTTAAGCAATTTGATGAGCGCAATCTCGGGGCCTACGGCAAGTCCCTCGCCGCGATCAACAAGACTTGGGACGACGCCGAGAAGCTCGCAGGCAAGAACCATGCGGCGCTCGAAAAAATCAACAAGGACCGCGCCATAGAGATCGCAGAGCTAAACGCACAGAGCCGTGCGGATATTTTTACTAAGGTGCGCGACTTCACGATGAACGGCAACGATAGCGTTGCGAAGCAAATGGACCAGGTTGGCGATAGCGCCAATACGCTGATCGCCTCGCTGCGCGAGCTGTGGAAGGCGGGTGTTATCACAACCCAAGAGCTACACCAAAATGCCAACGCTGTCCGCGCAGCCGCAAAGGCGCAGCAGGCGGCGCTCCTCGCGGCCTTTGAAAAAACCGTCAGCGATTTTATCAATGCGGGTAGCGGCAAAGCGTTCGCCGTTACGAGCGCTGTCGATGCCGTGGGGGACAGCGCTGACAAGCTGATCGCGAGCCTTACGGCGCTTGCACAGTCTGGCTACATCACGGCACAGCAGCTTGCGGACCAGTCCGCCGCCATCCGGCAAGCCGAGTTGCGGCAGCAGCAGGATATCGTCACGAATGCGGGTAACCAGTTGCTCCAAGAGCTTTACGGCTATCTGAAGGACGATAAGGATGCCGCGAAACTCAAGTATGACCTCACGGTAGCGGATCTCCAAATGCGGCGCGCGGAACTGGAAATCGAGCTGACGACGCTCAATATGTCGAAGAGCATTTTGGCAGAGCTGGACCCGCTCATCGCAAAGGTGATCGCTGGCGGCCCAGCGCTCTTCGAAACAAATAGCAGCACCAACGCGGCAGCGGCGAGTAGCGCGACAGCCCTGTCAAACGCGCTCGATAGCGCCGTCACGTCGCTTAAGGAATTCCGCGACAGCTTGGGGCTCGACACCGCGCTGTCACCCTACACGCCGATGCAGCAATTCCAGATGGCGCAGGCCACCTATCAGCAGACTGCGCAGTTGGCGCTTACCGGAAATGCCCAAGCGATTCAGCAGCTCTCGACCGATGCGAAACAATATCTCACTGCCGCGCGCGCTTATCTGGGGAGCACCGAGGGTTATACAGAGATTTTCGACGCCGTGATGGCGTTGCTCAACAACATCCTGGCGGCGTTCCCCCCCGCTAGCACTACGGGCAACCAGCCGGCGGGACAGTTGACCGGGCCGGCCGGCCAGCCGCCGGATTACGTACTGGCATACGGCCCGAATGGTCAAACGGTACTCGTGCCGCCTGGCGCTGCCCTTGGCCCCGGGTGGAGTTTTGATCCGCAGCCACCCCCGCCGCCGGGCGGAGGCCCGAACATCGGCGGCGATCCGACGCACGGCCATGGCCCCGTGCCACCACCTAGTGGCGTGACGCCCCCCCCACCTGATCCGGCGGCGGCACTACAGACTCTGGCTGACAATGCAACTACGGCCGCTGCGAATCTCGGGGCACTCGCCACCGGCTTCACTACGCTCGCGCAGGCACTTGCCGCAATGGCGGCGTCATTGCACGGACATGTGCCGGGCTTTGCGCTGGGAGGCGTTGTGTCGGGTGACCAGTTGGTGCGGGTAGGTGAGGGTGGGCCGGAGGCAATTATCCCGCTGGCGGGCGGCAGGGCCGTGCCTGTGCGGATTCAGGGCGGCGGCGCGCCAGCGGCCAGTAGTGACACCGGTGCGGTTGCAGCAGAAATCAGGGCGCTGCACGGCACGCTGATGACCGGTATCGTGCGGCTTGAGAAGGCGATTCTGAGCCAAGCTAGAGAGAACGCCACCACAAAGACTGCCGCGCAGCGCGCCAGCTCGCTTGTGCTTGTGGGGCGCCAAGTGAAGCAATGAGCGCCTATACGGACTTGCTGGCCGATGCGGACGCGCAGCTTGCGCTCCTTGTGGTGGTGTCGGGGCTCAACGCGCAATCCGGCCTCGTGGAGACGTACTACTTCTGCGACCAGGGGACGGCCAATACACCCGCGAGCGGCTTCATCACGGAGCCAACCGATACGCCGGCCAACCAGATCTTCGAACCGCGAATCATCTCGGCGCTATCGATCGACGCGTCTGTCGCGCAAAAGGACCAGTTTGGGGGCGAGAGCTTTCCCGCCTATGGCCCGTGGCAGTTTGACAACACGGATGGCGGCAGCGCAACGCTCACGTCCCTCGTGGTTAGCGGCAATATCGCAACGGCTGCGTGTGCAAACCCGCACCCGTGGGGCAACGGCGCCCTAATCTCGATCCGCGGTGCGGCAAGCGCCGTCTACAACGTCACGCGGCAGCCCGTCACGGTGCCGGACGGCCCAGCGCCCACCACGTTTAGCTTTCCACTCGTGACGGCCAACGCCACGGTCAGCGGGCCGCTTACCGCCACAAGCGGCCTCGACAATTGGCGGACGCTTTCGTTTGATGGGCAGTTGCTCATCGCGTACATCGTCGGCACGCGCTTTAACGGTACGGTTGTGGGTTGGGCGCAGGCAGGCGTCCCGTTTACCGGTACGGTGGCGGGTGACGCACTGGTGGACGAGCAGAAAGCCACCCTGAATGCGCGTGACCTATCGGCGTATCTTTCGCGCGACGTGCAGACCCACCTCTACCGCGGCATGTCGAATTGCCTTGCGCTGGATGGCGCCACGCAGTATGCCGTCCTGACGAGTTTCGCAAGCAGCGCCGAAAAGACGTACGAGTGCTGGTTCCGCTGCAAGGGCAACAACGGCGCGGCCAACACCCAGACGGTTGCGTTTCAGGGGGTGCAGACCGGCGCGAATAACGAGGACTGGCACATTCAGATCGACACCGCGGGGCACGTTGGGTTTGTGGTATACAACGGGGGCGCCAGCAGCGTGGCCGTGACGGCAAGCACCGCAGACTACCGCGACGGAAAATGGCACCACGCGGCTTTGGCCATCACGACGGCTGGCGCGCTGATGTCAGCCTATTTGGACGGCGTGCTGGTCGGCACCGCGACACCGGGTGCCTTCACGGTGCGTACCGGGAACCTCGTGGCGGGTGTCGGCACGGGTGGCAACTATTTCTACGGCGAGATCGACGAGATCCGGTTCTGGTCCGTCGCGTTGGGGCAGCTTGAGATCCAGCAAAACATGGCACGCGAGCGCGTAGCGGACAGCCGCATGCGCGGCTATTGGCGTTGTAACGACAACATCAATAACTCGCTCTTTGACGCCAGCAACAACGGGCTCACCGGCAGGCTCACGGGCAACGTTGCGAACAATATGTGGACGTGGTCGGGCGAAGGTTACCCCGACATTGCGGGCCAGCAGAAGCCCTTTGCCGTAGGGCCAATTGCAGAATTTTCCCCTACGCTCGTGGACCCCGGCAGGCTTATCTACCAGGCCCATGACGGCGCCATCCTTGGTGTCCCGTGGGTTTGGGACAAGACGGGGCCGCTCACGCCGGCTGTGAGTTGGCAGATACTAGACGCGGCGCGCGGCTTTCTCCAATTGCTCGTCGCGCCGCAAGGTAAGATCTCATGCAGCGTCCAGCCGGCTACGAACATCTTTGGTAGTTGCCTGAGCTTTGACGGCGCTACGGGCTTTGCGAGTGCCACCTCGATGCCGTGCCCTGCCGGCAGCATGTCGCTCGAGGCACTCGTGCGCCTGCGGGCGATGAACGCGGCAAACGTAAAGATCGCTACCTTTTCGGCAAGTGGCGGCGTTGCGGCCGGGTTGCGGCAAGTGCAGTTTATGGCTGCTGGCCTAGCGCAGTTTAGCGTCCGGAACGACGCTGGCACTGCCTATAGCGCGACAGCTGCCGTGCCGGCAACACCAGGCTTGTGGTATTGGGTGGCGGGCGTGCTGGACGTACCGAACTTGCTGTTGACTCTCTATGTCAACGGCATTTCTGTCGCCACTGCCGCTGTGACAGGCACATTCAACACCGTGCTGTCCAACTTTTACATCGGGCGCCGCGATGATGCTGCGCAATACTTCCCTGGCGAGATCGACGAGGTACGCATCTGGAATGTTGTGCTCTCGGCCGCGACGATCAACGCCAACATGATGCGCGAATTGGCCGGCAACGAAACAGGCCTCGTGCACTATTGGGACTTTGACGACAACGCCGGCACCACAACGGCCGATGAGGTAGCGGGTGGCGCTACCGTGACGCTTGGCGGCCCAGCGGGTGTTGCGGCCTCAAGCACCGCCATCAGTGTGTCGAGCACGGACAACAGCTACAACCGTGCGGCGGGTAGTTTCGTGGCGGACGGCTTTACGGTGGGGCAACTGGTGCAGGCTTTTGGTTTCGCCAACGGCGCCAACAACGTGCAGTCCCGGATCGTGACGGTTGCGGCTGGCAAGATCACGGTCAACGTCTTGCTCACCACCGAGGCGGCTGCCACTGGCCAGACGCTTATCACAGCGGCCGGCTGCGCATGGGCGCCGTCGCGCTATTCGCGGGCAGACCTCGCGTACTGGCTCGTGACGGCCTCGCCCAATGCGCCGCTCAAGCCGGCGCAGATCGCCCTCGCGTCTTTCGTGCAGTTCAACATCGACGATAGCAGCGACAACGGCGAGTTGTGCGAGGCAAAGAAGGCGCGCACCTTCCTATCTGTCCTGGACGCGCTCATCAATTGGGACGGCTACTACGGCGGTACGCGCGCTGGCCTATTGCAGGTTGCATGCTTCAACCCGCCGACCGGCCTGACGTCAGCTGGCGACTTTGACGACAGCGCCATTACGGGCGATCTCGTACCAGTTGCACAGGCGCTCCCGGTCTACGGCGTACAGGTCCAATATGCCCAAAATTGGGCAGTTTCTAGCCCGCAAGATATCATCGGGATCATTCAGTCGAACAGCGCGCGGTACAGCTTCGCCACTAACCAATGGCGCACGGCGCCCAGCGGCCAGACGGTGCCGACCAGCACGTACCCAGATGGCGGCCTGCTGCTCGTCCCCACGACGCTACAGAGCCAAGCCGCGGCCCAAACGCTGTCGGACCGCCTTTACGGTATATACTCCGTACGGCATGACTACTACGAGGCGCCGCTAACGATCGTGCCGCTCTCCCTCGATACGGGTGCGGAGATCACCTTGCAGCGCAACCGGCTGGGCCTAGATGGCAAGCGGTGGTTCCGCCTCGTGGGGTACAAGACGGATGTCGATTTGCGGCAGATGACCGCTAAAGTGTGGGCCTGAGATGCCGGGTAGTGTTCTGCTCAACACGAACATCGCGTTGCTTGGGCTGCCCAACCTCGCCGACAGCGCCACTCTAACGAGCAGCCCCGTTGCAGTCAGTGCAAACGGGCAACCGCTCTCTGCGGCCAACCTACAAAACCCTGCGCTCCCGGTTGTCTGGCGCAGCGCCAGTAGGGCCAGTCCCTTTGCCACCTATATTGCGGGTAATATGGGCGGCTTTGCACGTACCGTGTCGGGCATTGCGTTCATCGGCCATTCTCTTAACGGCTATACGCAAGCGTATAACTCGCCACCCGTTGCGACAGCGCAGTGGCGGTGGCGCAGTGCTGGTTGGGCAGGCAGCCAAATCTACCCTATTTTGTGCAAAACTACTCCGCTTGCGATCTTAACATCAACGAATCTCTCCGGTGCCGTTAGTGCAATTCAAGACCCCGATCCAGAGAATTGGGACGCGAATTGGCTCACTGCGACTAGCGGTGGTAGCAATACGTCCCTTCGGATATCGTTTGCAAATCCTACATATATGCAATTGGGTACGGCCGCAACAACCAATAACAACACCACAACTTTACCAATCGCACAGATCTTTTACGTAACGGTGCGGCGCACCTCGGGCGGCGGCGGCACAGCCCCGACCGTTGCGTTTACGCTCTACGAAAATGGCGTGTCCAGGGGCACGATTACTGGCGGTGGACCAGTGTCATCAACTACCGGCGTCACATATGTTATTTTTTGGTCTGGCGCGTCCCTGTCTAACCAGGGGGACGATGGGCGCGTGCAGTTACAGATCGACGGCGCAGCGGCCGGTGGCAATACGGTGGAGATCGGGGCCGCTGGTTGGGCTAAAGAAATAGTGGCGGGCAGCGGCTACACCTACAATGATTCCGGCTGGATGCCGGTAGTGTTGCCGTTGTCGTACCCGTCCTATACCTCGCCGTTGACGGAGACGTACTTCCCCGGGGCTATCAACGTAGATAGCTTTTTCCTCGACTTTCAGGATTCAGGGAACGTCAATAACTATCTCCAAGCCGGCCGGCTAATTGTCTCAGTAGCGTATACCTTTGCGGTGGGCGTGGACTATGGGTGGGGCATCTCCTACAATGACTATTCAGGTAAAGCGCGCACCAAAGGCGGCCAGCCGGTAAACAACCGCACGTATCGGGTGCGTGAATTTGTGGGCCAGCTGACAGCCCTGACGCAGACCGAGGCATATACAATTCTCGACAACTTGGACAGAATGAAGGGCACGACGGGAGATTTCCTCTGCATCGTGCACCCGGACGATCCCAACTACCGCTATATGCGCACCATGTATTGTCAGCAGTTGCTACTCAATGGTGCGCAAAACCAAGACGCACTGATTTCGCAGTGGAACATCGATCACTACCAACGCAAACTGCTCTTCGAGGAACGCCTGTAATGCTAGGGGCAACTCGCGGGCAACGAGAAGACGTCAACGATATAGGTCTGCCCGAACTCGTCGCGCAGCGCGTTGACGTGGCCGGCCACCCGGATACAGGTGCCCGCGCTCATCAGCCGGCAGTTGATCGGGCTGTCGGGCGGCACATAGACGCCACCCGGGAGGTGCAGGGCGCTGTTGATCTGCTGGGTAGTGACTTCAATGTACGGATCACCCACACTAGGGCCGTAGGTGTTGTCCACCAGCGCGCAGATCGTGCGTCCGTCGGGCGCCTGCATGAAGATGGAGGTTGCCTGTCCAAACTCGCGCGGGTCTGCCACGGTGCCCTTGACGGGGCCAAAATAGCCGACTATCTGCGCTGGTACCTGACTGGCGGTAAGGGCCAAACCGAGTGCGGCGATCAACAAACTGCGCATGGTGTCCTCCGACAATACCCCGGCGGCAACGGCCTACGGCTTGCGCCTGGCAAGGTGGGCCGCCAGCGCGCTGCGCACCGGGGTAACGTTGGGCCAGTTGTGGGTAACTGCCAGGCGCCCCACCAAAGGCGAGCGTACCAGTTTGCGGCTGCGATGACAAGTGCAGCCGTTACCGTGTTAGGGTGTATAGCAGGAGAAGATTTAGTGGAGGGCGCCAAGCTTTTGAGGGCCTGGCGCCCGGCCAACCGGACGGGTTGGTTGCAAGCCGAGGGGAATACTACCAGGATGCTACCCAGAGTGCAAGTCTCAAACTGCATCCAGGAGTTGCATGGGCCACGAGCGGCGGCGGCCCACGAGTGGAGCGACCAGGAAACCCGGGCTCCGGGCCGATAATAGATTCGGCGCGAAACCCCTACGTCCCGGTCACGGCACGGCCGAAAGGCCGCCATTGTACTAACTGGCTGCTCCGCCCGCCTCCCCTCAAATGCCAAGGGAAGGGGTGTAGGCCATGGGACAAGGAATCGCTGACCACTTGGCGCTGATTGCACTCGGCACGCTGGCAACACAGTTGGTGCTCGGGTTCATCGCGTTCTATGGCTTTTACGCCGTCGGTAGGCGCATTATATCGGTGGAGATACCGGGTGTCATCTCCAACGTCAACGAGCGCATGGAGAAGTTCGAGCGCGGGTTGGAAACGCTGCACAAAGATCTAGTGGAATTGCGCCGGGACTTCGCAGCGTTCCGCGAGACGGCGGCCGAGCGCCAAGGGCTGCTCCAAACGCTGAACGAAAGAATCAAATGGATGGAAGACGCAAAGCGGAGAACGCCGCGGAGTTAAGGCATGGAGCCGCAACCGCAGCCAGTGCACCTCGAAGCAAGGCTCGAGGTCAAGGGAATGGTGATGCCGGCGTGGTTTTGCATGGTTTTGATAGGTGCTTTTGTGCTAGCGGTAGCAACTATGTTGATCGGCGCCGCGACGATCAGCGCACAAACTAGGGAGATGCGCGTGCTTGAATTGCATGTCCAGGACATCGAAAGCGTTTTGATACGGGCCGGTATCGCGCGGCGTAGCGATTTCGCCGCTTGGGTCAACGGTCAAGTAAAGGCGCGCGATGAGCAAGATAGCGATAGCGGCGCCGTTAGTATTAAGCCGCATACACAGAGCAACGCAGGAGGCGGGAGGCGTTGACAATGTGGGGAGATGTAAAATGTCTGGCGCACGTTGTAAAGAGATCATCGACAACCTCGCGACAATTGCCGCGGCAGCCATCTACTACCAGCACCAGCCGCAACAGTCCGGGCTACTGGAAAGCCACGAGCAGGTGGCTCCTGCCGATCTACAACTGATCTGCATGAAGTGCATGTGCCTTGGGCCTACGACCGCGCTAGTGGGCAGCAGCAGCGGTGCGTACGTAGTCCAACAGGATGACGTGGACAAGATCTCGGTGGCATGTGCAGGCGTGGTGGCGGCCTTCAAGACACGCGCACGCGCCACCATTCATGCGGCAGCCGTAGCGTTCGGCGCCGCTGTGGACCAACTGCTGACGGAGTATGGCTACCCGCCGGCAGGCGCGGGCACCTGATGGCCGTTCGCGCCCTCCCTGACCCGGAGCTGCTCGCCGAGATCGTCGAGTCGCTACCCGACGCGGTAGTCATCGCCGACCGCAGCGGCACGATCGTCCTCGCCAACCGGCAACTTGAGCTGCTCTTCGGCCACCCCCGTGCCCACATGCTCGGTAAGCCGGTCGAGTCGCTTCTGCCGGAGGCCCTGCGCGAGCGCCACCAATCGCACTTTGCCGGCTTCGCGAAGGACCCGCGGGTGCGCCCAATGGGCGTCGGCCTTACCCTGACAGCCGTCAACCGCAGCGGCGAGGAGTTTCCGGTCGAGATCAACCTGGCGCCACTGGTGGTGACCGAGGGAATCTACTTCTGTGCGGTGATCCGAAAGAAGGCGTAGTGGCCGAAACATTCGAGCTGTCGGGCTGGGGCGAGTTGAAGGAGCGCATCAACCGCGACATCGGCCGGGTAGAGGCCGCTCAGGAGAGGATTGAAAGATCGGTGCAGGACGTGCGCGAACTCATCGGCTCCAAGATCGACGCCTTCCGTAAGGAAGAACTCGAAAAACTGCGCGGTGAACAGCAGCGAGAGGCCGAACGCGCCCGCAAGCTGGCGGAGGATCTCGAAGACAAGCTCTCCAAGCTTGCGACCCAGACCGCCGCGCAGATCTCGGCGCTCCAAGTCAAGGCAGGTGTCTGGGGCGCGCTCGCCGGCGGAATCCCGGTAGCGGTCATGGTCCTCTGGCAGGCACTCAAACACTAGGGAAAGGAGAAGGGCCATGGGGGTTCTGCTCGTCGTTGTCCTGTTACTCCTGCTTTTTGGCGGCGGTTGGGGTGGTTACCGCCAGTGGGGGCCGCGTGGCGGCATCGGCATCGTCGGGATCGTCTTGTTGGTGTTGCTGTTGCTCTGGGCCTTCGGCGCCCTACGCTAAAAGGGGGGGGGTACACAATGAGACATACCACAGTCCCACCGCCGCACCGTCCGCATCACAAACAGCCGCCGGTTGCGCCACCACTAGACCACGAGCGCGAGCGGGCCGAGGTACTGGCACGCGAGGCGGCCGAACGCGAGCAGGCACGTACCACCGCGCCGCAGTGCTGGTGGCGCCGGTTGTGGTGGTGGCTCACCAACGCATGGTAACGAAAGGGGGCAACACGCGATGCATTACTTGAGCTGGTTTGCGTTTTTCGGCTTCTTGCTCACGGGTTGGTTCGGTGTCCAGCACGTCGGGACTTCGAATCCCCTCACGACGCGTGGCATCGTAGCGCTGGCGGTCTTCGTTGTGGCAGTGGTGCTGTACCTGCTGCTTGTCATCCACGGCGGCGCCTGACGGCTATCAGCGGCAGCCTAAAGGCCACGGGAGGAACCAAGCGATGCGTATAGGCAGCAGTACCACCACCATAGCGGCAGCTCTACTGCTCGCCCTGCTGGCCGCGCCAGCGGGCCTGTGGGCGCAGGCGGCCCCTAGTGGCCTGTCGGCCATAGGGGGCACAGTCTTCGCCAGCGGCAGGGGCAACCCACAAGCGGGAATCGGCTATCCGCTGGCCGAATGGGCCAGCATCTTCGGGCGCGGCCATGCAGGTTGGGGCCACGGCACCGTCGAGGGCATCGTCACGACCACGGACGTGGGGATCGGGCTCGGACACCGGTTTGAGGATTTTCTGTCCGGCCAGGGACAGCGCGTGTCGTTTACCATCGGGCCGGCCTATACGGTCCGCTGGAAAGCAACGCGTGCAGGGAGCGGCGGCCTACGCGGTGGCACCCTCGGGATCTTCGCCACGGTTGCGTTGCGGGCGCCAAACCCCGCGCTTGCGCCGGCCGCACCGCCGGCAGAAAAATAAGAGAGAGAGGGCATTCCCCATGCCACAGGCGAAACAGGCGAAACTAGAACACATACGGCAAGCGGCGCTGGCGCCGCTCTGCCTCGGCCAACAGGATCCCCCCACGGTCGATGTCCCAGACGGGGAGCCGATCGCCATCAACCCGCCACCGCCGGTTGTCTACAGTGGCCTGCAAGGGACAATCAACCAGTGGTTCCTGCGGCTGGTGGCCGCCATTGTGGTGGCGCGCCGCTGGCCGGCGCTTTTCTCCCGCGTTACGGCCGCCACTGAGTTGCTAGCCTTTCTCGCGTTGCAGCGCACGCTTGGGCACCAGTGCGTCAATGCGACAGCTTTTGACGGGCAAGAACCGTGGCCGCCCGAGCCGCACAACCACCTGCACCTGAGCGCGGCGGCTGCCGCCCTCTACGAGGCCATGCGGCACGGGCCTGCGGAAGTGCTGTCGGCCATCATCGATTGGTGGGCTGTCCACTTCCTTGGGATTTCGTACTACTGGACGCCGGGACATGGTTTCGCAACGCCATGCGGTAGGGCACTTTCTCTTCCCCCCCAATGGATATGGGACGCTAGGGCGTACGCCTTGGTGATGCTGGGCGAGGATGGAGACGCCGCCAAGGCGCGGTATGGCAACCCAGCGCCCCCCTCGCGGCCAGCATGGGAGCTGTTCCGCCAATGTTTTGCGCAGTTTCCTGCGATCCGGGAGCGGATGAAGTCCATAGAGCTAAAGCTAACGACTCCCGTGCGCCTGTGGAAATCGCCAAACGGCGACTTCGCCGCCATCCTGACGGAGGATTCACCCTCGATTTTCATGCCTTGCGCTGGTGTCGTGGTCCAGGGCGGTAAGATCGTAAAGAGCGAGCGCAAGGTGGGGGACTTCGTTATCCCGCCTGGGGAGCCTACGATCATCGGTGCCGGCGGTACGGCACTGCCCCCCCCGGCGCCGCCGCCGCAAGGGCCACCGCCTGCTGCTGACAACACAGCAGCCCTCAAGGCCATCTCGGCACAGATCGCCGCATGGCACCTGCCCGACAAGCAGAGCTTCGACCTATTGCGCGCCAAGCAAGCGGCGCTGGTGGCCGAACTAGCCGCCGGCACGCCGACGCGCCCGCTGGCCGCTATCGCGGCCGACGTAGCGTCCTTCGGCGCATGGGCGCACGAGCTAGCAGACAAGATCCGCGCGCTGGGTTAGGGCCGGAAGGGTAGGGGGGCCGGCCCCGTGCAGGGAGCCGGCCTCTTTTTGCTTGCGGTTAGGTGTTGCGGGTGTTGGAGCGTTGTGCGCAGCAGTTACCCGCTGGTGCTAGCAGCGGAGGCGGGGGGTACGACGCTTAGTGTATCACCTGCGCGCTGCCTGGCAGCGCGATCATCGGGACGGGCGATGCGCCGCCGCCAATGTAGAGCGGGTATTTCCCATCCCACTTTGACTGTAGGATCTCTAGCCGCTTCCATTCAAGCAAGGTGGGGGTGATGGACGAGGTAAGCGCGGCATTCGCCCTTGCTTCGCCCTCGGCAACCGCCACCCGCTTGTTGGCCTCGGCCTGCGACACTTTCAGCTCATTTACCGCCTGCTCTGCCTTCTGCACCGCCGCTACCTTGGCGTTGATCGCCTGCTGGATCTCGGGCGGATAATGCAGCTTCCCGATGATGCCCAGCTGTTCGATAGTCAAGCCGTATTGGGCAGTCATCTGGCTTAGTAGCGCGAGCACGGCATGTTCGTAGGCAGCGCGTTTCGTGCTATTGATCTCGTCGGCCGTGAAGTTACCCGAAAGGCGCCCAAACGCGATACGGGCCGTGTTGTGCAGGAACCCGTCAGTGAACGTTTTCAGATCATCGCTACGGAACTTGACATAGAACGCCGGCACGTCCTTGTCCACGAGGTGGTAGGAAAGCGATACGTCGGCGCCCACCACCATGTTGTCACTGGTGTTGAATGTGATCTCCTCGTTGGGGTTTCCCTCGGCGGCATCCTTGGACCACACGACGGTTTGCACGTATGTCGGATATTGGAAGACCGTCGATCCGAACGGCATGTAGAAAACCCACCCGGTGGAGAGTGGCAGTTGGTTGACGCCGCGGTTGTCGCCTGCGTTCGATACCTTGATCCCCACATGGCCCGGGCCGATGCGCGTGCAGCCGGTAAGCAGCGGCACGAAAAGCGCCACCGCTACGAGGCGCAGCATCCACCGCCATGCGCTGGGAAAAACGGCGACACAGGCAGCGCACAGGCCGAGAATCAAAAAGATCCCCGCTGCATTCTCCGCGTCGTCGCGCTGGTTGAGTAACGGCAGTATGAGAGTAAACAGATAGGCGCACACCACCGCGCCCAGGATCATGCATGCGATTTTCAGCGGCCTCATTTCGTCTGCTCCTCCCGTCTACATTTGCGGCCGGACTTGGCAACCGGCCCCGTGGTTTACGGCGGCCGAAGCCGCCGGCCTCGCCTCAAGCGTTCCTCTCCATCGGCCCCGAGCCTAAACGCACCTGGCGGTATCGCAATTTTTCAGCGAGCAGCCGTTCGTGCAGTCCGTGATGCAGGTTAGCCCCTGCGTGCACTGACAACTGATCGTGCAGCCGGCCCCCGTTCTGCAGTCTCCAGTCGCCGGGGGCTCCGACTGATCGCCGCAACCGCCACGGGCCACTCTCAGAAGCGCCGTCCGATCCAACGCCCGGATGGTTTCCTTGTTGAGGCTGAGCCGCCTTCGGTTCTTCTTCATGTCCTTCTCCTCTCTTGTCGATCGAGCATTTGAGCGCTCGCGGAGGCCGCCCGCAGGCGGCTACCGTCAGGGCTCAAGCCTTTTTCAGCGGCATGTGTGCACAGCAAGGCTCACGAGTGCCAACGTACAGCGCAACTCGTTGCCCTCAACGTACGGGACATAGACCAACTGCTCCGCATCAAGTTGCACCTCGTCAACGCCAACGTCGGGCCGCGCGCGATACACCAGCGCGCCGCATAGCCGGCAAGCAACTGGCGCATAGCCTGCGATCCGCGGCCGCGCTAACGGCATGCGCGCCCCGCGCCGCGGCGCACTGCGCGTTCCGTTCTGTTCTTGCGCCATGCGCGCCAATCGACAAGGTAAGGGCAGCTACAAAAGTTTCTGTCCACCGCGCGGCGCCGGAGCCCAGACCAGGGGCAGCGCTGGTGCCGGTTGTCATGTCCGTTCACGTCGGCCTCCGCTTTGGGTCTTCCCACTTGTAGTGCGTCGCCTTGAAGGCGCGGACCCGTATTCGGTGGGGCCGCCGCGCGTCCCGTTGATTTTCCGTCTGGCACAGTTTACCGGGCCGCGCGCCGCACTTGGGGCACGCTGTCTCGACTTCGCACTGCCACTGGTAGCGCGGTGTCATCATGGTGTATCCTCCACAAACTGCATAACCTCGGTTTCGCGTGCTGTCGCGGCCGTAGGTCCATGCAGCGTAAGTGCTACCGGCACGTAGCAGCTGTCCTCGATAGCCGCAATAAGGTCCTCTGCGTACGAATATTGCGGCGCGGCGTGCTCCATTACGTGGGTGCGTGAGTCTGCCTGTATATTCGAGAGCTTGACGCGGTCGGGCAGGCGCTTTAGTCCGGCATAAAGGTAGTTGTTGGCGTAGCGCGCCGTCGGCCTTCTGTCCATGTGCGTTATGGCGAGCACATCAGGCTTGGCGGAGGCGCAGGCGTAGCGCGCCGTCACCATGTCGAAGCACCCGACGCGGAATGGCCCCATCCAGTGGTGCAGGCTGTTGTGCTGCTCGGGCACTCGTTGTGCTAGCGCGGCGTATTCTGTAGGAAACGGCCCGGGGCCGTGGCGCGTAGCGTAGCTGCGCAGGACGCCGATATGTAGCCGGTCGGTGCAGCCAACCTCATTGAGCAGTGTGTCTGCATTGTGAAACGTAGCGTCTGTCCAACTGTTGTAAGGCGCAAAGCCGTGTACCGCATCGATGAGCAAGCCCTGTGCGCCCTCAAAGACGACGGCGTCCGCTTTGGCGAGCACGTTGTTTGTGGTGCGTAGCTCCATTTCCCCGAGCGCGTCCTGGTAATTAGCAACGATCTCGGCCGGTACGATCTTTTGCGCCTCGCGGTATTGTTGGTTTGCAGTGCCGAGCGGCCGTAATTGAGACAACGTCAGTGCGCGGATGAATGTCAGTAATGCTTCGCCCGCTGCCGCAGCGTCAGCGCGGCCCACAACGTCGCCCACACGCAGGGCCAGATCCTGCGATGCACTTACCAGCGCCTCGCCCACACCGAGCCCTACGCTGCCGTGCCGCGCGGCACCGCGCTCTATCTCGCGTGCCTGACACAGCAGCCGGTGCCAAGGCGTCACGATCACGCACCGCGGATCTATCGAGATGCGCGGGCGCAGCCCCTTGCAGGTGAGCACTTGGCGCTCGACGTCGAGAGCCAGCGGATCGACGATCATAAAGCGCGATAGGTGGGTAGCGGCGCCAGCGAGCGTGCCGGCGCCGAATTGGCTAAAGCCGTGCGTGGTGCCGGTTTCGGCGTCCACGACGTGGTGCAACGCTTGCGGGCCGCCGTTGTAGCGCACCACAATGTCGGCCTTGTGCTTGCGCACCAGGAAGTCGGTCAGGCAACCTTTCCCCTCATCGCCGTATCCCAAGCCCGCAACGCAATAAGCTCTCATGAGCAGCGCTCCGCCGGCTTGTGCGTGGCGCGCCACTCTGCGATGGCCTGCTGCTGCGTGAGGCCGCGCGCCGCAGCGCAGAGGAGCCAAAGGCCAGGGATTTCGTACCGTGCGCCAGCGTGCGTGCTGACGCCAACCTTGCCGTCGAAACAATTCAACTCGTAATCCATAGCCTTTGGCCCTCCCGGTGCCGTATGCCGATGTTCGTTACAGCCGCTCGACCTCGCTGGCGTCGCCCACCACAGCCGGCAGGCCGGCTGCAGAGTATTTGTCCAGCGCGCCGCCGCCGCCAGCCTTTGCGAGCGGCACGAGCGCCTTGGCCATCGCGTCCGTGATGACGCCGTCCGTGAGCATGTCCTGGACGCCGACGTGCTCCTCGCACAGCGCCACGGCCGCCACGATCGTCTCGCAGATCTTGTTGGGCTCGTCCAGCTTGAGGACGTTTTGCTGGCCGAGGAGCGCCTGCCAGTAGCGGCGCAGCTCGTCGTCGTGGTAGTGCTGTGTCATGTTGGGGATGACGAAGAAAACGTGGTACCGCTGCTGCGCCTCCCGCACGATCTCTTCCAGCGGGATGTTGGCCTGGATCTTGTCGCCGATGATCGCCGCCACTTGCTCGCGCGACACCTGCGGGTAGGCGTGCTCGTCGCCGATGAGAAAGAGGTAGCCGCGTCGCCCCCTTTTCTCCCAATTGTCGTGCGCCGTCTTGCGGGCGTAGAAGTACAGGCCCAGCTCGTATGACTCCTGGTAGGTGCCCCCGCCGTTAGCTGTCAACCAGATGTTTTCGAGGTCGTTGTCGATCTCAAGGCCGGACTCGAACTGGCCGACTTGTAGTGCGCCCTCGCCACGTATGCTACTCATCGCGTCGTAGTCATCCACCGCGCCGATGCAGATGGCTGGGTAGGCGTCGCCGATGTAGCGCTTGCCGCTGGCCTTGTCGTCGAGAAAGGCGCCCATCAGTTTGGTGAGCCGTTCTTCGATGATGCCCGGCACATCGCGCATGCTGCCGGTGGTGTCGAGCAAGAGCCCGATCGGGAGAGAGACGGGGTGCGCGTCGCTGTCGCGCGCCTCGCGCACCTTGACGCCCTTGGGGCTCAGGCTCGCATGGACGCCGTGCGCCTTGCCGCTGGCCACCGCTGCGGTGTGCTTGAACACCGGCGTGGCGGTCGCCAACCGGGCCGCTACGCGGGCACTGTAAGCCGTGCTGCTGTAAACGCTGCCTCCCATGGTGTTGCTCCTTTTCCTGTCAATTGACTGGTATGTCCAGCCGGACGAACTGCGGTTTGCCGTATTCGGTGAGGGCCACTTCGCGCCAGCGGTCGTGGAGTTGAAACACGCTTTCTGGCCGCGCGGCCGGAGACTCTGCCGTGCACCACTCAAACAGGCCACGAAAGCGCTTGGGTATCGTATCGCCCTTGCCCGCCGCGCGGCTGGCGGCGTACCACATCGCGGCAGCCGCCATGTAGATATCGGTGGCACAGTAAGCGTCTTTCTTGAACACCTCGGGCGGGTAGTGTGCCCGCCACTTCTTAGAAACCAACGGTATGTGCCACTTGCTTGGAAAATCGACACTGCACACCCAATCCACCAGGACAAGTCCGTGGTCGTCCGGCCTGTAGAGAAGATGGTGCGGCAGCACAGCGCCGTGGATCAGGCCGTGGCTGTGGGCATAGCCGAGAATTTCTAGTAGCCGGTTCATCATCCACACCACATGCCGAAACGGCAAGCCACCAGGAAACGCCTGCCGGATGTGCGTCAGCGGCAAGCAGCCTTGCGCCAGAGACAGCACGTTAACCGCGCGGCCAGATGCCTCAAAAGCATCGTGCACTAGCGGCAGGTAACGCTTGAAAGCGTCCGTTTTATTGTCTGCGTGCAGCGTCTTAAGAGCTGCGCGTTCTTGCGCGAGCAGCGCGTTGTCGCTAGCGGTGCGCACGATCTTGGCTACCGCCTCGGTGCCATCGAAAGCCACGAGGTAAAGATCGGAGATCGCGCCGCGCGCCAACGGCGCAGTGACGGTCCACTTACCCAGCTTGATGGCCGGCGCGTTGCCGTTGACAAGTGCATGCATCTCGCCTAGCCGCTTAAAGGCGCGCTCGGCCCTGTCGCGCTGGGCGGCCTCGATCCTGTCCGGGTGGCAGAGTGCGGCTAACTGCTTAAAGGTGGCCGCCGCAAAGATGTCCGCCGGCACCTTGGCGCACTCGATCAGGCGCAGCGCAGCTTCGGTTGTCACAGCGCTGGCCTCTCGGAAAGCTGGCGCCCGCGCGATGCGCGCACGTAAGCGCGGTGCCAGAAAGCCTCTGCCGGCGTGCGCCCGTCATCGTATTCACGGCGCCACGCGTCTGCCTTCCACTGGTCAGCTTCATGCTGCTTGACACCGCCTTTTGATACGGCATAGGCACGCAGCTCATCAAACCAAGGCGGGAATGCCGCGAGGCTCCTACGGCGCAGCAGCAGCCACCCCGCAAGCGCACCGAACGCGCCGCATCCGAAGGAGTAAAGGCCAATCGAGACGGCCGGGAGCCACCATAAACCGTCCATTAGTCTCCCCCCGCACCTTGCGCGAGCGAATGGGGGCGCAGTAACTTCGTGTCGTGTGGCGCCTCCGGCCGGCCGGAGGCGCCCCACAACTCCCACCGCGTCTCGAAACGCACGCGCTCCATCCGCAATTGAATCAACTCGTCTTCCAGTTGCGCCGACGTTTGGTTCATCGCGGGTGCTGGCGATTCCTGGCAACGGTGGATCGCTTCGATCACTGCCGCTTCGAGGTGGTCGAGCACTTCACGGTTTACCCCAACTACCGGTGCTATTTCCCCGTTGGACATGGCGGCTCCTCGTATTGCAATTGGAGTGGTGGCAACGCAGGCGCACCGGCCCTAGTGGCGGCCTGATCGGCATAAGTGACAGCAACGGCGAGTGCGCTCCATAGGTGTCCAGAAACGTTATAGCACGGCCCTTGGTTCTTCTTCGTGCCTACGGGGCCGAGCTTGTCGATGAGAGCTTGACGGATGTTGGCGTCCTTCGCGCGCATGCTCATGCACAAATGCATCTTGATGTCTTTGCGATAGAGCAGCGCCGGCTCTTGGCCCGTGATGGCATACCAGCGCTCGGTAAAGCGCCCAATCGCCAAGACTGTTTCAAACACCTCTTTCCCTACCGCCATGCCGTAACTGGCCACCATCTCAATCGCGCAGACCGCGTCATCTGCCCACTGGATCAATACGTCACGCTTTAGGCGCCAGTTTTCTATCTGCTCAGCCTTTACTACACGCCCCCCGGCCAGCACTACATAGCCGCTGGTTTCCGGCCCCGGATCAATCGCCAACACATGCGCCCTCATGACACTGCCCCGATGACCTCGACGTACAACGACTCAGCAAAGTGTCCCTTGCTCTCCCTGCCGTCGTGGTCGAAGCGCACATCGATCAGCGATTCGTACGGATAACTGCCGAGCACCTTGCATGCCCTGCGCCCGTACCAGCGCAGCACGGTAGCGGGCTGCACCGTCATGGAAAGGGGTGTCGTGATGTCGTCGCGGAACAGCATACTGTCGAACACCATGACACGCGTGCCGGGGTAGTAAATCTCAGGCATGCGCCTCTCCCGGCGGCGGCCAGTGTGGCGCCACGAGCGTCGCGTAGTTGGAGAGGAATCGTCCCACAGTTGCGGCTCCCCCCGCGGTGTTCCACACCCGCTTATAGGTGGGCCATAGTGCCCCAGGATCGATTATCGTCGGCAACGGCTCTGGGTCGAGCCAGTACTTCATCCTGGCGATGGCGCAGGCATAGGCAAGATTCCAAATCAACTGATCTCCTGTCTCCACAGCCCCGACGATTGCGCCGCCAGTTGTCTCCGGCACCATGGTTTTACGGAGCACGAGCCAAGCCCTGCCGCTGATGCGACGCAGCGTATCTTGCTCGGTCGCCCGCTCCATCTGCCACAACCCGTAAGCGCCAACGCCTTCGCGCACGCCTAGTTGCCGGAGATCACGGAATTGGCTTTCCTGCGCTGCCGTGGCAAGCAGCAGCGCCTCGGCGACGGCGCCGTCAATGCCGGGCACGGCTACCGCTAGGGCGGCAAGCGTAGGCCGTATCACGTACACGCCTAACTGCTGCACGTCCAATCCGCTCATGCAACCCTCCCGTAAGCGATGCCCTCTACGTAAGTGCCGTAATGCGGCAGCGCTGGCCCGCGTTTGGTGCTGCACTCTGCGCACCTGTCGCGAACCTCCTCGGTACTGATATCGCTCGCCGGCACGTTTACCCACGTCGCGCCTGACAGATCGGCCGGGAAGAACCTCCCGCAGGTATCGCACTTGCACGCCGGCTGTCTCATGGCGCCCCCTCCGGCGCCTTGCGCCAGCACGCCTTGCAAGTGCCGTCATTCCGGCGCGGCTCTGGCCCACGCGTTTGGTTTCCTGCCCACCGCGGCACACCGATCGCCAACCACCTGCCGCAAAGCGAGCGGCCGTCGGCGCCGAAATAATGCGCTGCATTCGCGCCCGCTACGGTGCCCCACCCTTGGCTGCGGGCAGTCATTTGTTGTTCGCTTTGGCCGGTCATGGCGTCACCTCGCGCTCTACCCAGCGGCGAAAGTTGGCGATGAAGACCGTGTTGCCGCCCACCTCTTTGCCGTTTGGCGCAATGCGGACGAAAGACAGCATGCTGCCGCGCTCGTCCTCTGGCGGCGCCGTCTGCGCCATCCGCGTCACCCGGCGCCGCATGCCGAGGAAGTTCTCGTACAGCTTGCCGACCTCGATCGTGCCTGTGTAGGGCTGGTGCGTCATCGTGCCTCCCATTGCACTGCGCTGATGTCTTGCGGCAAGCGACCTTGTTCTTCGCACCAGTCCTGATCGCAATGCGCCACCAGTGCCTTGCTACGCAGTAGGCCGCGCTCGAAAAGGATCGCCAGCACTTCTGACGCACCGAGCCTGTGCCCCTCGACGACCAACCGGCCGCCGATGTACAGCCCGCTCCAATCGTCGGCATGCACCAGCACGATATCAGCCGTAGGCGCCGTCACGATATGTCGCCCCCCAACGGCAACGCCGCCGAATCGCTGGCGTCACAACCGGCATCGTAGCCCGCGTTGTAGGCAAGCTCCCATGCGCGGCGGACTGCTGCGTTGATTTCGCTGGCCGCCTTGGGATCGAGCGCGCCAACGCGGCGTGCGTCGTGTGCCCTACCGGCGGCAATCGCTTCCCAAACGGCAGCCTCGAAAACAGCCGATGGTGCAGGCGCGCTCATTCCTGTTCCTCTGCGGCATCGTCTTCGTCGTCGGGCTCGTCCAGTTCGCCAAGATCCGCAACCCCCTGCGGCGCGGGCAGCGCCTCTCGCGCCCCTAGCAGCGCCTTGCGGTACGCGATCAACAGCGTCTCGTCCGCGCTGTACACCAGCGTGCCGTAGTCCGTTACGCCCTTGAATGTGCCGTCGCCGCCCTCCACCAACGCGATGCCGGCCAGCTCTTCGGGCGCCTTCTTGGCGCTGCTGTACCGCAGCGCGACGGATTTGCCCTGCATGACGCGGCCTTCATAGTAGTAGATCGGCGGCTGCCCATCCGGGCCGGTTGGGGGCGTGGCCTCATCCACGATCGGCGGCAGTGCGTCGATTTGCTCGGCCCAGAGCGCCAGTTGCGCATCGTCTGCTTCGCGGCGGCTATCGTGGAGCTTGAGCTGTTTTTCGTTCTCGTCCAGCCGCATGCGCTGCACCGCCTCGTTGGTGTCGGTACGCACCAGATACTTGTACTGCTTGTCGAAGTCGAAGTGCCAGACGCACTCCACGTCGCGGTCTTCGGTGCGGGACGTCACCTTGACGGCAAGCGCTTGTCGGTGGCCGCGCACAGCCTCGACGGCCTTCTTGAGCTGGTCCGTGGTCTGCTTTGTCTCGGCCTTGTGGGTGGCGAGCGCCAGCTCGGCGCCCGTTTCGGCCATCGAGACGCGCGCTAGCTCAAGTGCTGACGCCTCAACCTCGCTATCGTCGAGCGCAACTGGTAAAGCCCTCATTTCGGTGTCTGCCATGTTCAATCTCCTCCCGTTTCGTTAGGCCGCAACCCTTGCGGCGCGGTGCGCTTGTTTCAGTCGAAGTTGATGGCGAGCACGGGATGTAATTCGATAGCGTTGGGCGCCATCCCGTCTTGGCCGTGTGGTCTGTCAAACATGCCAACGCCTGTAACGCGTACGCGCCACTTGCTGATCAAGTGCACCAGTTTGCCCACCGTGCCGGCGTGAAAGCCTTGCGCTTCAAAGTCAGCCCGCGCCTGCCGGATCTGCGCAAGCCAGGGGCTGCCAGCCGCGCACATGGGGGCCGGTATTTCCGCGATCACCGTGTTGCCCGCGCCGTCCGTCAGAACAAGGTGGTAGTCGCAATCCTTTTCCAACTTGAAAGCCGTCAGATAGGCGACCACCATGTAGGCTGTGGTTTCGTGTGGTTTTGCTCGCCCAAGCCCCGCTTCGCTGTTAGGGCTAGGCACGGGCCATGCGCCCATCTCCGCGACGGTGGCAGCAACGGGGTTTGCTGTGTCAACGGCGCGCGCCGCATGGTCGGTGCCGCCCTTTACTGCGGCACGCTCCACCCCGCAGGTGCATGCCGGGTACGACTTGGCTGCTGCGGCCGGTGCCGCAAGGCACAACAGCAACACCGCAACAACGGCCAGACTATTTCGTCGCATGGTATTCACCCCTTCCAGTCGGTGCAATTCAACGGTAGCGCTCGCATTCGGCGCGGCACCAGCTGCCAACCCAATCAGCGCGGCGCCCAAAGCGGCGGTGCCAACCGTAGCCGCTCTGTCTCAACAGCCCACGGCTCGCGCAACGCCAAGCAGCGGGTGAAGTAGTAGGGCGCCAGCACGCGCCCATCTTGGCAGTCCTCTGCGGTGCATAGGTGCCACTGCCCGCGCCCGTCCCACGTACCGCCGTTGCTGCAGCACACCTCGCACATCACGGTGCCGGCGTCTGGGCGTTGGCCGCAGTGCACGCAGAGCGGGCCAACGGTGTCGTCACCGCATAGGGTACAAGGAAGGCCGCTCACCAATCGCCCCCGTCGTTGTCGATGCCCGGGATCGTGTCCACGATGTAATCGTGGTCCATGCTCCCCTCTTGGTCCATGGCGTGGCAGCCGCCGGCAGGCTTGCGCATCACGGTCAGCGTGCCGCTGGCGCTGAAGAGCCAGAGCGTGTCGGGCCAACGCTTTGCCACACGTTTGAGCGCCGCGATAGCCTGCGCCTCGGTGTAAGGCTTTGCCGGCGTGCGTCTCACCAGCCCGTCCTTCCGGCCGCGTCGAGCGCACGCTTGACGGCCAGCGCCTCGCGCTTGGTGCGAAAGCCGTCATGCTCCGGCAACGGCTTGTCGTAGTGCGTGCCGATCCCTTGCCGGTAAGCCCATTGGACACACCAACCGGCGCCCTCGCGGAAGATCGGCGTCACGGCCCAATGCCCGTGCGTGCCGTGCTGTAGTCTGATGCGGCGCCGCTGGCCAGTCTCGATATCCTGCACGGTGATCTCGGTGATCATGGCGCTGTCCAACCGTTCTTTGTCGCCAGCGTGCCGTCCGGTAGGCGTACCACCTCGCCCTCTTTCAGCCGCTGTTCTAGGCGCATGGTTGCACTGCGGCGCCCGAGCACAGAACCGACAAATGAGGCGAAAGCCCCGTAGACCGCCAACCCCAGCACGATCCAAACGGCGGTCATCTGCGCTCCATCTCGCGCACAAGGGCGTCCGCGTTATTGCGGGCAAGAAGCGCCACCATATGCGACTCATGGTCTTGGTAAGCACCGCATGCTAGTAAGGCGGCTTGCGCCTGTCCCGCGAAGTGCCAGCGCCACCAGTCGCGGTCATCTGCAATGTGGTCCGCGCAACGGATTTTGTCGGTTTCAGCCGCGGCCGGCCTTGGATGCGGCACGCTCACCGGTACTCTCCGATGCCGGGGCGCAACGCCTCCCACTCCTCGCGCGTCTTCGGCACTCCCGGCCGGCTACGTGGGCGCCAAGCGCGCTCCAACCGGCGCGCTGCCGCTGTGCACTGCGCCGCCTGCTCGGCGTCGCCGCCCTCGCGGTACAGCGCGGCCGCCTTGTGTAGCAACTCCTGCGCCGCGCTGCGTGCGTCCGGCGCGTAGCGCAGCGCCAACAGCGCTATGGCACGGGCCAAGGAAAGCTTCGGGTTACGGGCTGGCATTCTGGCCTCCTATCTTAGGGGGTGCTGCTGCCGGTGGTGCCGTCGATCAGGGCCTGCGCCAGTCGCAGATACCTCGGCATCGCTCGCCGCACGTTACGGCGGATGTGGGCGCGGGCTGCCGGGCTGGCAAACCGCACAAGCGGCTGATCGCGACGGGAGGAGTTGCAACTGCGGCACGCCGTCACGCAGTTCTGGCTCTCGTTGCCGCCGCCGTCCGCGCGTGCCTTCAAGTGGTCGAGCGTCACGTCCCGCGGGTCAGCGCTGTGGAGATCGCGGAGGCAGTAAACGCAGCAGAATGAGTCGCGTAGGTAGAGCGCTAGCCTGCGCTTGGGGGTGATCCAAGTGCCGGTCGGCTGGTGCGGCGAGCGCGCCAGCTTGGCTTCGCGGATACCGGTTGTGGTGTGGTTGGCCATTGGCGCTGTCTCGATCCTGTTGGGAGCGTACCATGTCCCGAAAGCTGGTGTCAAGCCCCCCTGTAGCTTGACATGATATCGGCATGGCCTATATACTGCCGCGCCAGAGAGGGAAAGGAGGACTGGTAAGCACATGCCCAATATCTACATACGGCCCGAAACTGCGGAGGAGCTCGACCGGCTGGCGGCCGCAGTCAACCTGACGAAGGCCGAGACGCTGGCCGAGCTCGTAGAGGTCTATGGCAACGCATTCAGAGATCGCCGCGTCGTTGGCGAGGTGGCGCGGGCCGAGGCAATGGCCAAGGTGGTGGCGCCATGAAACCCGATGCAGTAGGCCGGCGGCGGCTGCTCAAATTGGCCGCCGTGCTGGACGAGACGAATCCCGACCATTTCGACATGACCGTGTGGGGCTGCCGGACCGCTGCTTGCGCGCTGGGTACCGCTGCGCTCATCCCCAGCTTCCGCAAGCAGGGGTTGCGCCTGAAGCGCAGCGACCGCAGGCGCTGGTTGCCGGCGCCTGGCAAGGTTACCTTCCGGCGCCATCACGGGATACTGGCGGCGATGGAGTTCTTCCGCCTTGATTATCCGGCGGCGGCGGCCATCTTTCTCTTTGGGAGTGCACGCACGCGCCCGGACGAGGTTGCCAATCGCATCCGCGGATTGATTCGCTTGGAGGCAACACCGTGAGCACTGCGCCGAATCGCAACCCTCGCCCCGGCGACCTCCGCGTCTGGTGGGCGCCCCAGATCCCATGCGAACCGTACGTCGTGCCGGTAACCAGCGTTGCCGAGGGCGCCAAGTTGCTGTCGGTGTTGGCGGCCTATGATCTATTCCAGTTGCGCATCCACGCAAAACCAGACTACAGCAACATGGGCGGCTTGCTGGTTTTCGAGGCCGACTGCGACGGCGATGGAAGACCAGGATGGAGCGAATGGACCGACGCGGACGGCTACACGGTTAACGAAAGCCCGCTGTGCTTTGTGCCGCAAGAAGATTTCTGGCTGCGACAGGGCTCCGGGCCGCTTCCGGAGGACGCATGAACGCCATGCTACAGCCGGACACGCACCCCTATGTGGTGGACGCCCTAGAACTCGCAGGTATTCGGCTGGATGGCGGCACGCAACCGCGCGTGGCCTACGACGATAACACCGTCCTGTTTCTCTGCCACCAGATCCAGGCGAGTTACGACCGAGGAGGCGGCCTTCCGCCCATCGTGGTTTTCTTTGATGGCCGCGATCACTGGCTCGCCGACGGCTTCTACCGCGTCAAGGCAGCCATGCGCGCCAACCGCACCGCACTGCCGGCCAAGATCCACCCCGGCACGCAGCGCGATGCCATTCTGTATAGTTGCGCCGCCAACCTCCGGGGCGGCAAGCCGCGTGCCAATGCGGACAAAGCGCGCGCCGTGGACACGCTGCTGCACGACCCGGAATGGCGCAAGTGGAGCAACATGCGCATTGCGGAGCACTGCGGTGTATACCGTGGCTCTGTCGCCAAGCGTGCGGCCCTGCTTGGAATACCGCGCGCCATAGAACAGAGGCCCGCACCCCAACCGCCAAAGACCGGCAAGCGCAAGGCCGTCGAGATCGCTTTACGGCGCGACCCATTGGCTACCGGGCGTGCGATCGCTAGTGCGGCCGGTTGCAGCACGGAGCTTGTCCGCGACGTCCGCCTAGCACTTGGCATTGCGCCGCCCCCCAACCGGCATGGCGCTAGCCCGAAGGCCCGCAGTGCACAGCTCGACAAGACAGTGCTCTCGATCGAGACCCATGCGGAGATGCTCGCCGCTTTGGATCTCGCGCCCATGGCCGGCGATCCGCGCTGTGCGCAATGGGTTAACCGCCTCAACAATACGATCGGCTTGGTGCGAAAGGTGCGCAACGCACTACAAGCCGCGAGCGGGAGGACGGCATGACGGCAGCAGCAACACTCACCCACATCAAGCGGCCAGCGCCAGCGAAAAGGCCGGCGGCAGACGACACTACCGTATGGCTAAAGATCTGCGACCTGGAAATCGAGCCGCGCGCACAACGCCCCTACAGCGAAAAGCGCGCGCAGCGGTACGCCAACGAGTTTGACCCTGACTATGTCGGTGTGCTGCAAATCTCCGAGCGCGAGGATGGCCGCCTGTACATCATCGACGGCCAGCACCGCGTAGGGGCGATGCGCATCCTGGGTTGGGATGACCAACGGGCCGAATGCAAGGTGCACCGCGGGCTGACGCTCGCGGACGAGGCGCGGCTTTTCAACCATTACAACGACTTTGCACGCCCCACACGGTTCGATAACTTCATGGTGCGCATCACGGCGCGCGATCCGGACGCGGTGGCAATCGACGAGATCGTCCGCGGCATCGGCCTGTGCTGGCAGATGGGCGGCGAAATGGCCACAAAAGAGGGGCGCATCAGTTGCGTCGCGTCACTCGAAGGCGTCTATCGCGGCCTCAATTACAGCGCCAAGACGCGCCAGCCGATCGTGCTGCGCGATGTCTTGTTGCTCGCCAAGGGCGCTTGGGGCCTACAGCGCGACGCCTTTCGTGGTGAGATCGTCCAGGGGCTCGGCGCCTTCTTGCTGCGCTACGGCGCCAAGGTGGATAAGGAACACTTGCGCAAGCGGCTGGCAAGCGCGGACGGCGGCGCACTCGGGCTGATCGGCAAAGCCCGCACGGTGCGCAGCCTAGAAGGAGGCGCCGTGGCATCAGGTTTCGCCAAGGTGCTGGTGTTGCTGTACAACAAGGGGCTCGGCCAAAACAAGCTGCCCGGCTGGCAGGGCGAGGAGTTGGGATGAAGGCAAGCGACGGTGCCAACACCAAGCGCAGCAAAACCTTCCGCGTCGAGGCTGTCGGCGGCGTGCGGTATGCCGAAGCGACCTTTGACGGCCCGGGCGTCTACGTGGTGCGCGGCCCGAATGGCGGCGGCAAGACGAGCTTTATCCGCGCGATCACCAAGACGCTCGGCGCCGATACGCCGGTGGAAGTGCGGGACGGCGAGCCGGCCGGCCGGGTGGTGGGGCCGGGCGTTACGCTCAACATCCGGCAAGTGGCGCGGGCCAGCGGCAAGGCCGAGGTACAGTTGGCGGACTGCGGCCCGCTGGCGCGGTTGATCGACCCGCCCGTCAAGGGCGTAGAGCCGCGCGCCAGAGAGCGCATTGCGGCGCTATGCGCGCTTGTAGGGCTGCCGCTGACACAGGGGGCTGCCGAGACCCTATGCACGTATATTGAGGCGCCCACAGGGGCCGCTGGCGGCGGCGGCAAGCCCACCCGCACGGTGGACGTTGCGCTGGTGCAATGGCTACTGGCCAGCAAGCCTGCCGACGTGCTGGCAGCGGCCGAGTTGCTGCGCGAGCAGTTGCAGGAGCGCGCGCGGCAGGCCGAGACAGACCGGGACCGGTGGGCTGGGCTACAACTGGCCGCAAGCGGGGAGATCGACCACGCAGAGGAAGAGATCCATGCGCTTGGCAGCGACGGCCTACCGGAGCCGGACGTGGAGGCGGCCGAAGCCAAGGCACAGGTGGCGGCGCTCGCGTACGAGCGCGTTATGGCGAGCGCTGCCGTGCGGCAAGACGCCGAGTTTCGCATGCGCGCCATCCGCGAGGGGCGTGGCGAGCGGCCAGACATCGATGTCGCAAAGGCGGTGGCGGCCGAGGCAATGGCCGCATTGGAAGACCAAGAAGCGCTAACGCAGGAGGCGCGAGACACGGCCGCGCGTCTGACCGGTAAAGCCGACGCGCTACGCACCAAGGCGGACGCCGGGTGGGATGCGCTCGCGCGCCCCGTGCAGGATTACGAGTGGCACGGTTTGCGCTTCGGCGAGGTCTGGGCCGGCCACCATTCGTCCGGAATGTTGGCCGATGCGGCCGGCAAGTTGCTCGAATCGGTCGAGCGCATCAAGCGCGCTGCTGGCGAGTGGGCGCTTGCCGAGGCTGCCGCGGTGGCGGCATACAGCGAGGCATCGGATGCTTCTACGGCACGCGCGGCTGCGGAAACCAAACTGCTGGCAGCGCATGAGACTGCCGATGCGGCTAACCGTGCTGCGGAGAATGCGGCACAAGCCGCAGCCGTATGGGACCGCCAGACCGCCGAGATGGACAAACCGGTCAGCGGCGCCACCGAAGACGAGATGCGGGCCGCGAAAGGTGCGCTGGACGGCGCCAATTACGTCGTCAAGGTGCATGCCGCTAGTGCACGGCTACGGGCCGCGCAGAAAAAAGAGGACGAGACAGTACACTGGCGCGAGACGGCAACCGAGCGCGCGACAGCGCTCCGGCAAGCCGCGAAAGATGTGCACGTCCGTGTTGCGGAGTGCCTAGCGGCGCGGGGCGTGGATGAGCTGACCGTAACGCAGGGGCGGCTGCATTGGGTGGACGCCGCCGGCAAGGGGCCAGATGGCACGGCCGAGACAGCACAGCCCGGCGCGCTGTGGGATTTCGAGACGCGGCTGTCGGATGGCCAGCGCGTGGCAATCGCCCTGCGCGTTGCGGCGCGTGCACTCGGCAGCGGGCCGGACAACTGGCCGCTACTTTCGTTGGAGCCGCGCTTCTGGCTGGCACTTGACCCGGAGGCGCAGGAGGAATTCAACCGGCAGGCCGTGACAGCAGGTTTGATCGTACTGACAGAGGAGCCGGCCGAGGGCCAGCCGGGCACGTTCTCCATTACGCGGATTGGAGGAGGCTAGGAAATGGACATGGGCATTACGATACGCGGCCACAGCGACGACATCGTATATGTCGAGGGTGACATCACGGAGGAGTTTTATCCCCGCATGCGGGACGACAAGCCGGCCTATCTAGCTTGTTCAGATGGGACGTTATTGCGTATTACTTATGGCGCCGACGGCAGCGGGTGCTGGCGTATCGTGCCGGTGCGATATGGCACTTCGTACTACGCCAAGCGCGAGGCTACGGATGAGGACGAGGACTATTCCGATGTCGTGACGCTGATGGGCAGCATCGCATGGGTTGCGATGGCCGATCAGTACGCCGTGCCGGCGGGTGGTGCTGCATGACGCACGACACAACGGTGGGCCGCATGGGCACCCGCAACCGGCGTGACAACCTGATCCGTGCTGGCGCGCTTATCGTCGCGGAGATCGAGCGGCTGGACCGCGCCGGCATTTTGGAGTAACCATGGCACTGCATCCAAAATACGACTTGACACTAGAGCAGGCCGCCAGACTGCTGGCGCGCGGCAGGTCGCTGTCACGCCTTGAGGCGGCGCAGATCGTCGGCGTCGTGGCCGAGCTAGCCAACATCCCCCTGCTGCGCAACATCGTGTCGCCGCTCCTTGCGTTCGACAGCCCGTTGATCGATAGGTGCATGGAGGTGACGCTACAGCCCATCGCCACCAAGGCGTACGGCGTGGCATGCGACATATTCTCGGACAAAGATCAGGATAAATTCCTGGACATCATGGCCGACGTGGCCCACGCCCGCAACGGCGGCGTTGTGGAATGAGCGGCAGTGCGCCCATGACAGGCCCGCAGGTGCGCGCACTGCTGGCGCTGCAAACGGCTTGCGCTGCCAGCGCTAGCGGCCTTGTCTCTCCGCGAGAGATCGCCCATGCGCTGTGGCCCAACTCACCGGGCTGGGCCAAGCGCTCGTGGCGCAAGGGCAGCAATAACGGTGGTGCGCTGGGCGCCACCATGCCGATGAAGGCCGCCACGTTGCTGTGGCGGTTGTGGAAACGGCGTCTAGCTGCACCAGACCGACGCGGGCGCTGGCGCCTTACTGATTCTGGCGGCGCGCTAGCCCGGCAACTCATGGAGAAACCGCGATGACATATTTAAGGCACACACGAGAGGCGCAGCGGGAGTTGGACATAGAAATCGATCTGCTGGCCGCAAAGCTGATCCGCGAGCGGGGTTACGACCAATCGGAGGCAATCCACGAGGCGCAGCGGCGCATCCGGGAGCGGCGCGAGCGGTGCGGCTACTGCGTAACTTGACTTGCGCCAGCCGCCTCGAACTGGTACACTCCGGCCGTAATAAACCAGACCAACCACGGGAGGAAAGCAGATGGCCAAGAAAGCAACAAACGGAGAGGACGCGCCCAAGAGCGAGCCAGCAGCCAAGCGCAACAACAAGGCACTCGCCCTGCGGCGCAGGGGGTGGAGTTACACAGAAATTGCCGCGGAGCTCGGTCGCGCGGCCGACAGCACCAAGCCGGTGACGCGCGATCGTGCTTGGCAAATGGTTGTGGATGGGCTGCGGGCCGAGGCGGCGGCAGCGGTCGAGCGCGGCGAGCCGGTGGCGGACGAAGCGGCGACGCTCAAGATCTTGAACGCAAAGGCCCGCAAGCGGGCCGCTGCGCAAGCGGGGGCGTGATGGCCGCACCGGTAGCGGTGGCATACCCTGCTGGGGCGCCACGAAAGAAGATCGACCTGCTGCGCGGTTATATGTCAGCGGGCTCTTGGCATGCGGCATTGCACATGGCCGCGCGTTTCCCGCGCCTCGGCGGACACAAGGTCCGCATTACGCGCGCTTGGGACGCGCTCGCAAACCCACGAATCTACCGCGAGATGGGCCGAGACGTGGACGCGCTCGTAGCGGACGGCATCGCTGCGCTCAAGGAGCGCTACGGGGATTGCCGGAATGTTACCGTTTGAAACAGTTACGGCGGCACCGGCGCCGTCCCTAACGCCTGTCGAAAAAATCGGCGACATATGGGTGAAACGCGACGACCTCTATACCTTTGGTGGCGTCTGCGGCGGAAAGGTGCGCACCTGTGTGGCACTTGCCAGCGGCGCAACAGGGGGCCTTGTGACGGCCGGGTCCCGCAGCAGTCCGCAGGTCAATATCGTGGCGCATGTGGCCGCCGCCATGGGTTTGCCCGCGTGCGTGCATACACCCGCGGGCAAACTATCGCCAGAGGTGGAGGCAGCGGTGGCGGCCGGCGCAGCGCTCGTACAGCATACGGCTGGCTACAATAACGTGATAATTGCGCGGGCGCGGGACTGCGCCAAGGTTAGGGGCTGGTGTCTTATTCCTTTTGGGATGGAGTGCGCGGCGGCAATCGAAAACACTGCTGCACAGGTAGCAAATGTGCCGGCTGGCGTCAAGCGCATCGTCGTGCCGGTTGGGAGCGGTATGTCGCTCATTGGCATACTCCACGGCTTGCGGAACGCCGGGCGGCTGGTACCGATACTTGGTGTCGTGGTTGGTGCCGATCCGGCGGCTCGCCTTACGCGGACAGCGGCGTGGTGGCAGTGTGGAGCGCCATTCGAGATCTTTAAGGCACCTGTTCCCTATTCTCGGTCCGTATCCAGGAGCCTCGGGGCAATAACCCTCGACCCGATTTACGAAGCGAAGTGCGTGGACTATTTGCGTGCAGGCGATCTATTCTGGATTGTCGGTATTAGGCAAACGGCACTGGCGCAGGGTGTGGCGGCTGCATGACGTTGTTTCTTCCGGGGCTTGAACCCGGCAGCGCCCAGGAGATCGCCGATCGCAAACTCGCTACCCGCTTCGGAGTTCCGCCCTTCACCGTGCTGGACGCGCGGCAGGGCTATTGGCGGCAACGAAAAAACGCATGGCTGCAACTCGGCATCCAGAGCGAGATAGGACGTGGCTTCAATCTCCCGAGCCAATCCAGTGATGGTGATCCGGCCATGCGCACTTTTGATACTGAATACAAGGGTGGCGACGCATGGGCTGGCCGCGGCGCATTCTGGGGCGGCGCTATGGCGGACGGACGCGCGATCTTTCGCAGTGCCGTGGATGGCGCCAACAGAGAGCATCCCGCGACGCAGCGCAAGCGTGCTGGTGCATTCCACGATCCCGGATCGCGCGCGTCTAATTACACATCAGCATTCGACATTAACGGCCCCGACGGTAGAAGGCGATTGGATAGGGAGGAGATTGCCGCACAGGGCAGCAGCGGCCTCTCTGGCCTAACGTATGGCGCAGCGCCAGCAGCCGCTTTCGACTACTACCGCGTCAAAGAGGGCGCCAAAGAGAGCAGTACGGTGTCAGGCACCAGCGTCTTCGACCCTGTACTGTGCGAGCTTTTCTACAGTTGGTTTACGCCGCCCGGCAGCACGGTGCTGGACCCCTTTGCCGGCGGCAGCGTGCGCGGCATAGTGGCGTCGCGTCTAGGGCGCCGGTACGTTGGCATCGAGCTGCGCGAGGAGCAACTGGACGCAAACCAAGAGCAGGCGTGCGATATCTGCCGGACAGATGATCCGGTCCCGCGGTGGCTGCTGGGCGATGCGCGGGAGGTGGCGGCGCTCGCCGGCAGCATGGGGCCTTACGGAGCTGTCTTCGGATGCCCGCCTTATGGGAATCTCGAGCGCTACAGCGACGACGAGCGCGACCTATCTACGCTGGATTGGCCCGAGTTTGCAGCTGAGTACCGCAAGGTGATCGCCGCATGTTGTGCACTGTTGGCGCCCAACCGTTTCGCGGCCTTCTGCGTGGGTGACTTTCGGGACAAGGCAGGCGCTTACCGCTGCTTCCCTGAATACACAGCGGCGTGCTTTGCCGCCGCAGGGCTCACGAAATACAACCATTTTATTCTCGTGACGCCGGCCGGTAGCTTGCCGCTGCGCGTGGGTGCACAGTTCTCTGCTGGCCGCAAGGCCGGCACCAGCCACCAGCATTTGCTCGTGTTCGTCAAAGGTGATGGCCGTGCGGCTGCCGATGCGTGCGGGCCGGTGGACGTGAATCTCGATTGGGTGCGGCAGGAAACAGATGCCGGCGAGACGGAGCCGGAAACCGAGGACGCGCCGTGCACGACCTGACGCCTGTCGAAACCTATGGCGTTGGCGACGCCCGGTGGTGCGCCAAGCGCGAGGATCTGCCATGCCTGCGAAATGCACCGCAGAGATCAGGCGCATGCAGCACGAGGAGGCTTATGACAACAGCTAGTTGGGGGCTTGATAGCCATAGCCATGTTGCGTCCTTTCGCGTCAAGGGCCGGCGCCGCGGCAGCTTGGTACCGCGCTGTATCTGCGGGCACACCTACGGCGAGCACATACCGCTGCCAGGCCATCCCGATGGCGTCGAAGAATGCCAAGCTGCCCGCTGCACATGCGGACAGTGGCGCCCGGAGGTACTGCGGTGAGCTTTCCCCCCGTGCCGCCCCCATTGTGGAGGCCGGACAATCGCGAATATCACGCTGACACAAGCCGCTGGTCGGCCTCGATGCTGCGCACCTTTCGGGAGTCGCCCGCCATGGCGTACGGGCGCTACATTGCGAAAGACATACCGCCCGAGCCACCAACGCCCAGCCTGATCACTGGCTCGATCGCCAACATCCTACTGCTCGAACCGCAGCGCGTGGACGAGCTGATCGCGATTGCGGACTGCAAGACGCGCGGTGCTGCCGCGTTCAAGGCGATCAAGGACGGCGACAGGCTGGCCGTCACGGCGCAGGAATACGAGGAGGCGCTGGGCATTGCTGCCGCTATCCGGGTGCCGCGCACCAAGGCGGCCGAGGTGGCGCAAGCCCTGCTGATGGGGCCGGGGCACAGCGAATATGCACACCGCTGGGATGACGCCAGCGGACTAGCGTGCAAGTGCATGGTTGACAGGTTGGCGCCGCTGCCGTCCGGCGAGCCGGTGCTGGTGGAGCTAAAAACCACAACCGATCCGCGCGACGAGCCGTTTGCCGCTACCGTTACGCGTTACGGCTACGACGCGCAAGCAGCATTCAACCTGCGCGGCATCCAGCATGCGCTCGGCGGCTACATGCCGCGCTTCTTTTGGATCGCGGTACGAAACGAGCCGCCGTACGAGGTATATGTCTCGCAACTAAGCGCGGAGTTTTATGCGTCTGGTGAGCAGCAAATTGAGCGCGACATCGCCGGCATTGTAAAGTGCCTGCGGGGCGACGCGCCGTGGTGCAGCGGGGAAGAAACTCTGCGCGACGGCATCAAACCGTTGATGCCGCCCGCATGGCGGCTGCGCGAGCTGTACCGCGACATGCGCCACACGGTTGACAACTTTTAGGACACCGGCACGGGAGGCCAAAATGTCAAAGCCAAAGCTAGTAACCCAGAAGCCGCAACAAGTCGCGCAGGCGGATGATCCGGTGCAGACAGAAAGGCGCGTCATTACGCCAGCGCAAGCCCTTGAGTGGCTTTCTCAAAAGGCGCCCAACCGGACGCTATCCAAGCCGCTCGTGGGCCGAATGGCACGCGATATGTCCGCCGGCAGGTGGAAGATTACCCACCAAGGGATCGCCTTTGGTGGAGATGGGCGCCTCATCGACGGCCAGCACCGCCTCGCGGCGATCGTTGCAGCCGATGTGCCAGTGGAAATGCTTGTCACGGTGGGCTTGAACGAGGGTACGCAAGTGCTGATCGATGACCACCGGCGCCGTGCCCTACACGATATCTTGAGAATGCAGATGGGCGAGGCGGTATCGACGCTCGATACTGCGGTCCTGCGCTTAGTCCTGTCCGCCCCCGGCGCGCCTGACTACGTAAAGACAAAGGCAGAGTTGGTGCCGGAGTGGCCGCGTTATGTGGAGGCTGTGCAGTTCGCTACCCGCGCCCACACAGGCCCCGCCGCTGGCATTCGCGTCGCGCCAGTGCTAGCGCCTGTGGCGCGCGCCTACTTGACGCATGAACATGCGCGGCTGGCGTGCTTCCTGCGGGTGGTGATGACTGGCATACCAGAACAAGTCCCCGACGACACGGCTGCGCTAAAGCTCCACAACTGGCTGTTGAATAACCGCGCCGCCAAACGAAAGGCCTCTACTGAAAGCCTCTATTTCATGAGCCAGACCGCGCTGCGGCACTTCCTTGACCGCAGAGACATCCGGCAGTTGCGTGAAACGAGAGATGATCTCTTTCCTGTGCCGAAAGCTGTAAACTCATAAGCAAAGAAGCAGACGAAGATGATGCTGACTCGGCAGTGCCTCGATCGCACGATGGAGAAGCGCGGCGTATTGCAGCCAACTCTTGCTTGGCATTTTCTCCCGGCGACACGCAAACTAATGCATGTAACTGATGACCGCAAGCCCTTGCGCAGGGGGAGTGTGCTGCACCACAAATGGCCGCTCGTGGCATGCGAAGCCGGCCTACACGCATCTACCGACCCCTTGATTGCGCTCCAATACTCCCCCGGCTGCATCATCTGTCGCGTGTTGGTTTGGGGGCAGTATGTAGAGCGTTACGGCAAATTGTGTTGTGAGCACCGTAAACTGTTGGCGTGGGCCGACGCCACTGCGGCCTTACGCCTATTCGCCGCCGATTGCGCAGCGCGCATGCTTCGCATCGAGGAAATGGACAACAAGGTAGACAAGCGCGCTTGGGGCGCTGTACGCGCAGCACGCGCTTTCGCTCGCGGCCGGATCTCTACTGTCCAGTTGGATGCAGCCCACAAAGCTGCCAGATACCCGCCGTTTATCATCGCGGGCATCTCCATAGCCGGAAGCGCTGCCGCCGCACCACTAGCCAACCACGCAGCGGCCATATTGTCGGAAAGCCTCTCAGATTGGCACAGGAAACGCCTGCTGCGCTATATCAAGGCGCTACTGCCGCCGGATGCGGCGCTGGTATCGCGCCGCCCGCAGAGACGGTGATGACTAGGTTTGCCCAAGCCGAAGCGTGGGAGATCCTTGACGAACTCGACAGGAGAGGAAAGCGTATGCGCGACGTAACAGAACATTTGACACCAAGGGCGCCACAAGATGGCGCCGTAGCTGCGCTGGTCGATGCCGACTTGAAGCACAACGACGAGGCGTCCGTCACTGTAAAAACCGGCGAGCAATGGGAGCCTGTTGGCATGAAATTGATGCATTCTGCCGCCTCTGGCGTGTTAACATATTCGCTGCTCACCAAGCGTTTGCCGGTAGCGGGCGGCCATCTCTACTTCGTCAGCTCAACGTATTACGAAACCACGCCCATGGTCCACACGGTTGGGTTATGCTTCGTCCCGGACAACTCGCCCCATGCTGCGATTGCCCCTACCCCGGCCGGCGGTGCCTACGCGCCGATTACCGAGGAAGAGATCAAGAATCTCATCGACAAGGATCTTGCCTTTGGCGCGAAGTGGGCACGACGCGCAGCGCTCATGGACGCGGCGAGCGCACGGCTCGGCAGGCCCGTCAGAAATCTTCTACCGATGGACTAAAGACAAGCGGGCACGGGAGGCCCAACCAACACCATGGCAGACAAAGGCAAGGACGACGGCACCACGCTGGAAGGCGAGATCATCGACGAGCAGACTGGCGTCGTGAGCCAGGCGCTTACTTTCGATCCCATCACGCGGGCTGAGATCGACATCCAAATCTCGACCGCCAAGCGCTACCCGCGCGACATCGCGAAGGTCAAAAAAGACATCATCGAGATGGCGACGCTGGACGAGGAGACGGCCCAAAGCTGCTACTACTCGCTCAAGCGCCGCGATGCTGACGGCAGCGACAAGATCATCCAGGGGCCAAGCGTGCGCCTAGCGGAAATCGCGCTTTCCTGCTTCGGTAACATTCGGGCCGGAACACGGTCGCTTGGCGAGACAGAGGACGGCCGGTTCGTGCGCGAGTTGGGGATGTGCCATGACGTGGAAAGGAACGTCATGCGTTCGGTAGAGGTAACGCGCCGGATCACAAACAAGCGTGGCCAGCGCTACGGCGACGACATGATCGGCGTGACGCGTGCAGCAGCTGGCGCCATCGCGTTCCGCAACGCCACTCTCACGGTGGTGCCGCGCGCCATCATCAAGCCTGCTTATGAGCGCGCCAAGGAAGTAGCTGTCGGCAAAACAAAATCGCTCACTGTCCAGCGCAACCTCGTGATCGAAAAGCTCAAAAAGCTTTCGCCCCTCATCACAACCGAGCGTATCCTGGCGGCCCTTGGAAAACCGGACATCGAAGCGATCGGTTGGGCCGAAGTTGAGCATCTGATCGGGTTGGGCACCGCGATCAAGGAAGGGATGCAGCCCGTCGAGGAGGCATTCCCCGCGCCGCAGGCGGCCGGCACTGGCGTTGCCGAGGTGCTGGGCGATAAGCCGCAGGCGCCGGCAGCACCACCCAAGGTTAGCGAGGGCGCACAGCAGGCCGTAGCGCCGCAGCAGGCGCCAACGGCACCCACCACGGCACCAGAGCCGCCCCCTGCCGCCACGGCCCCGCCAGCGGCCCCACAGCAGCCGCAGGCGCCAGCCCCGGTGCAGGCAGCCGTCCAGTTGCCAGATCAGCAGCCACAGCCTGCGCCAGCCGCCCCCGCGCTGGCACCTACGCCAGAGCCAGATGCGCCGCCCAAGGCCGCAAGCCCGGACTACCTGACGGGCGGCGAGATCACCACCATCCGGCGAATCGCGGAAAAGTCGCGCGTCAAGCTGGTGCGCCTCGCTGAAATCGTGGCGGAAGTGACGAGCAAAACGGCCAGCGAGACGGAGCCCAATACATGGCAGATCACGCCGCAGCAGGGACAAGAGATCGCACGGCGCGTGAAGGCCGAGGGGGCGAAATGAGCTCCTTTGTCTTCTACGTCTTTGCGATCGCTGCCGCTCTCCTGCTCGATATCGCACTCGGTTGTACTACGCGCGCCGCCGCTGCCGGCGCCTGCTTGATCTCGCTGTGCGCCTTTGCCGACTTACAAGTAGACCGCATCGTGGTGGCCATAAGGGGGCGCGAATGACAACCTCATCTGACCAGTGGGCAAACGACGTAAAGGCTGCTATCCGCGCGGGGTGGAGTTACGACATGGCCGCGGCACCGCTGCTTGAGATGGTATTAGTTGCCATCCAGCGAAAGGGGTACGCCGGCTATCCGCGCGTGGTGGCTGCCTACCGCGCTAGCGGTGGCGGTTGGCAGAAAGAAACCGTCGGTGCGCCACTCCGCGGGTTTACCTACGCCTGGCGCCCATTGCTACAGCCACCACCGCTGCCGGAGCCACAGCCATGAAAAAACGCTACCGCCCAGTATTGGAGCCGTACGAAGGCCCGCGCATGCAGGAGGACCCCAACGGCGAATGGTGCCGCTACGGCGCTGATGGCTGGTGCTACGACCTTGGCCTAGCACCAACCTACAACGAAGCCAACCCGTTCATAATCACAGAGCTTGCCGTATGCGATGGAAATGCGCGCACTGCTGGCGAGCGCGATCATTCGCGCCGGATTGTGGACGCGCACCGGAGCCCCGCCAACGTGTGGCTGATGCCCGACTACAGCGCGGTTACCGGCCACATTTACGCCTGGAGGCACCCGCAGGAAGCGCCTCCGTTACCATTAGAGTAGAAATGTTTATGACGATTCTGCTCGACACGCCGCGCGTCTATGCGGCTGCGGATGACAAGCGCGCCCCGCGCTGCTTTCGCGGCAAGCCCAGCTGCCACATGCAAAGCGACATACCGGGCGGCGCCGGCACGGCCGAGCTGCTGGCCTTTGCCAAGCGCATCAAACTGAAGGCCGAGTGGATACAGGACGCCGGCACCGCACGCGAGCATTTCGATCTCGTCGGCGCGCGCATCTCGGCCGCCGTGCTGGCCGGTGCCGTGGTGGACGACGCACGCTCGCAAGCGGCGTTTGCCGCCAAGGCGGCACTGGCGTCGGCGGCGCGTGGGCACCCCTAGTGTAGCAAACAGGCACAAAGCGCAAGGTATCGTGGACTTGGCAATTGAGAGAATGTATGATATCCTTTCAATCGAGCCTGACGACGGGAGGTATGCGACCTTCGGTCGCAGGATGCAAGCCATGCTGGAAGCCCTAGCCAATAGAGAAACGGAACTGGCTGCCACCTATGAATGACGGCGTAACTCAGAAGGAATCGGCGGCGCAGCTTCGCGAGGATCTTTATCCTTGGGTGCTCGGCGTATCCGGGCCAGTGATTCTCTTTGCGTACGAACGGCTTTGCGTCCATTCGCTGGAGCCGAGTGCGATCACGCAGCTTCTTAGCGGTGCGCTTACGATTGAAGGCGTGATCGTTGGTTTTGTGGCAACAATCTTGGCGATCCTTTTCGCTCTCCCTGGGGGTGCAGCCACCGAAGCGATTAAGGCGACCAAGCACTTCGCGCGACTTGTCGGATTTGCGCAGCAGACAATATACGTCTCGCTGGTGGTGACGTGCTCTGCCCTGACGCTTCTAGTTGTGCAGTCGCCTCAGACGCCACAGTGGTTTCATTGGGCTCTTCTGGCGTGGGTCTATCTTCTGGCGGCGGCGCTGCTGACCTTTCAGCGTCTGGTAGCAATAATCGTCGTAATGCTGAAGGCTCCGCCCAAGTGAGGGGTGCTATCATTCCACATGCTTAAGCGTCCACGCAGATCCCGCGATCCCGTCCAGGCGGCGCACCAGGTCTACATGGAAATCATCGGGGAGGCGCCCCGGCAGGTGCCCCCGACCCCGGACGACAGCCCGGCCGCCGTCGCCAAGCGCAAGGGCGCGAGCCAGGGCGGGGCAAAGCGGGCGAAGGGGCTGACGCCCGAGCGGCGCCGAGAGATCGCCCGCAAGGCCGCTCAGAAGCGCTGGAACAAGCCGATCTGATCCCGCCAAGGCGCGAGTTAGCCCAACAACGGCACATCTAGCGGCTTGACAACCAGCGCCGCCAAGCGCATGCTTTCCTGTACCTTTGGCTTGCGTACCTGCTTGGAGGTCACCAGTTAAATGCCGATGCCCAGCCGTGCTGACGCGCGCCAGCGCCACCACCAGCAATACCTCAACAGCACAGAAGCAGCAGCCTATCTCGGTGTGTCGCCGTCATACCTCGCCCACATGCGCCTGCATGGCATTGGCCCGCGCTATTTCAAAGTGGGCCACCAAGCACGCTACGACCGGGGCGACCTAGAGGCGTGGATACGCGGCCAGCCGCAAGGAGGAACGCCACCAGCGGCGGACGAGAGATAGGCGCCGGCATGAGCCGTTATCGCCGCGTGTCGTTACGCATGAACGCTGACGCCCGCTATCGCAGGCTTTCAGACCCCCAACCCTGCGGAAAGTTTTTGTGGCACCACCTTCTTTTTGGTCCGCATACCGGCATCATTCCAGGGCTCTCAGTGGCCGGCGAAGCTCAACTTGCCGAAGCGATCGGTTGGCCGCTGAAAGGCTTTCGGGAAGCCTTTCAGGAAGTCTTTCGGGAAGGCATGGCCGAAGCTGATTGGGGGGCGCGTGTAATCTGGCTTTCCAAGGCGATTGCGCACAACCCGCCAGCCTCGCCAAACGTCATAAAATCTTGGCGCGAAGCCTGGGAAGAGATACCTGAATGCGCATTGAAAGTTAAGGCGTATCAAACACTTAAAGCCTTCACGGAAGGCATGGGGAAAGGCTTTGCGGAAGCTTTTGTGTATGCCTTCGGCAAAGACATCCCCGAATCAGGAGCAGGAACAGGAGCAGTAACAGAAGCAAGAGCAGGATCTACACAAGAACCCCCTTATAGCCCCCCTGTTGGCCCTGTAGCCGCGCCTGCGGCGCTTGTGTCAGACAGACAAGTGGCGGCACCACGTAGAAAGCGTGCGCCAGCGGCAGGGGGACACTTATCGGAGTTCGCGGAGTTTTGGGCCATATACCCACGGCACGAGTCGAAGGATAGGGCTGTTAAGGCTTGGTTGAAGACTGCCCCCCTTAGGCCGCCACTGGAAGACCTGCTCGCGATACTTGTGCAACAAAAACGGACCATTTGGCGCGATAAGGAACGCGACTTTATTCCACACGCATCCACTTGGCTAAACGGCCGCCGCTGGGAAGACGAAACCGGCACTGATAACGGTAGGGGCACCACAGCAGCCGCTTCGCCAACAACCGAGTTTTCGCAGTTAGTCGGCACGATACGCGATGGCCTGTTCTGTAACGATGCACTGCCAGATGAAGAACGCGACGGGTTGGTAGACAAGCTTGACGCGCTAGCACTTGGCGACACAGCAGGCGCCGAGGCGATCCGTGCGGCTGGCGCTGCACACACCGCAGGCGGCCCAACATGCTAAGTGCGAGCGACGTACCGCAAGTAAAAACGCTACCGCACAGCGAGGAGTCTGAGCGTGCTGTGCTGGGTGCCGTGCTGCTCGACAACGGTAGCCTCGCGGATGTACGTCTTAATTCAAACGATTTCTATTTCGAGCGCCACCGCATTCTGTATGAGTGCTTCTGTGAGCTTGCGGCAGACCGGCAGCCGATTGATACGCGCACTGTGCAGGCGCACCTTGAACGCATCGGCGAATTTGATGCGGTTGGCGGTTTGGCCTACATCGCAGGGCTCGATATCGATCTGCCGGATATTGGGCGCATTGCAGCGTATGCCGAGATTGTCAAGCAGCGTGCTATTGCGCGCGAGTTGATTATTGCGGCTGGTGCCCTTGTCCGCAATTCACTAGATGGCGCGCAAGAACGCAGCACAGCCGCCGTAATCGAACAACATGCAGCAAAAATAGAAAGCATACGCCGGGAACTAGCCGGCGTGGAAAATGCAGCGGGCTTTCGTAAGTTGGCAGCATTCCTTGGCGACTCGGATGCAGATTACCTGATGGGGCGTGGCCACCCCAAGCCGCCAGACAATACGGTTGCTACCGGCCTTGCGAAAGTTGACCACATGACGGGCGGCCTGCGCCCTGGTGCGCTGTGGGTTGTGGCAGCACGCACCGGCGTGGGCAAGACGGCCTTAGCGCTACAGATCGCCGCACACCACGCCTGCCGCTGCGGAAAGGGCACGGGGTTTGTCTCGCTTGAGATGTTGGGTGTGGAGTTGCTAGAGCGCCTCGCGGCAGCGCGCGCTATGCTGAATTACTCTCTCGTCCGCAAGCGACAGTTAACAACCGAAAACCGCGCACGGGTAGCGCGCTGCATGCGGGAAATCGAAAACGCACCGCTGCACATCGACGACTCAAGCGGCCTCTCGGCGCAGGAGATCGGCGCCCGCGTGCGGCGCCTACACCAACAGGCTGGTGCGCAATTCGTTGTGGTTGACTATCTTGGCCTTGTGCGGCTGGATGGCAACGACCGCGAAAAGCACTACCTGCGCCTCGGCGAGGTGAGCTTCGAGATGGCGCACCTCGCGAAGGCGTTGAAAATCGTAGTAATGCTTGTCGTGCAGTTGAGCCGCCGCAACGAACAGGAGCGCCGCAAGCCGCTGCCATCCGACCTCGCGGACTCTGCAAATATCGAGCGCGATGCCTACGGCCTCATGCTGCTACACCGCGAAAGCAAGCCGGACGTACGGGCCATCCTGGAGCCGCAGGGGTGCGTGATCATTGCGAAGCACCGCGGCGGCGAGACGGGCGAGGTGGGGATCTATTTCGACGGCCCTACGCAGACGTTCCGCGAGTTGACAGCAGATGATTTTGCAGGGGGTGGGCGATGAACGGTTTGATATATCTCGCGTCACCCTATTCGCATCCAGATCCGCAAGTGCGCACCATGCGTTTCGATATGGCGTGCCGGGCAGCGGCACACCTTATGGTGCGTGGAATGTTGGTGTTTTCTCCTATAGCGCACACCCACCCAATTGCTATGGTTGGCGCGCTGCCACTAGGTTGGGATTACTGGCAGCTGTACGACAGCGTAATGCTTGGCTGTTGTGCCGAGTTGCTAATACTAACGCTGTCAGGGTGGCAAGAGTCTGCCGGCGTGATTGGTGAACTGGCAATCGCGCACAAAGACCTCGGGCTGCCAGTGCGCTACATGGCGCCGCATTCTTGGGAGATAACCGAGGCACCGCAATGAATAATTACGAGCAGTTTATAGCGGCGCGCGCCACGGCGCGGCAGTTTGACGGCATTGACGGTGTAGAGATCGCGCCGCACCTCTCGGGCCAGTTTGCCTTTCAGGCGGATCTCGTGCGGTGGGCGCTACGCCGCGGGCGTGCAGCGATCTTTGCCGACACGGGCTTGGGTAAGACCGCGATGCAAATCGAATGGGCGCGCCACGTCGGACAGCGCGGCAACGTGCTGATCCTTGCGCCGCTGGCGGTAGCCGAGCAAACGGTGCGCGAGGCGGCGCGCTTTGGCGTACTGGTGCGGTACGAGCGCGGCGGCCGTGCGCGGCCCATCACGATCACGAATTACGAATTACTTCACAAATTCAGCCCGGGCGATTTTGCCGGCATCGTGCTGGACGAGTCATCGATCCTGAAAGCCTACGATGGCGCCACACGCAATGCGATCATTTCAGCGTTTGCCGCGACGCCCTACCGGTTGGCATGCACCGCAACGCCAGCACCTAATGACTACACCGAGCTGGGCAACCATTCGGAATTCCTCGGTGTCAAAAGCCGTATGGAGATGCTCTCGGAATTCTTCATCCACGACGGCGGCAGCACGCAGGATTGGCGCGTTAAGGGCCACGCGGAGATACCATTCTGGCGGTGGGTGTGCAGTTGGGGTGCTGTTGTGAAGCGTCCGTCCGATCTTGGATACGATGATGGGGCATTCAGGTTGCCACCGTTAAAAATGTATGATGTGCTGGTGCGCCTCAACCACGCGGACTTTCACGCCGAGGGGTTGCTGTTTGCGCCAACCGTCACGACGCTAGCGGCACAACGCACCACGCGGCGCGCCACCATTGGGCAGCGGGTGGCCGAAGCCGTGCGGATCGCCAACAGCGGCACCGGGCAATTACTCGTGTGGTGCGAGCTCAACCGCGAGGCCGATCTCGTAACGGCGGCGCTAGGGCCAGATGCCGTGCAGGTCCAGGGTGCTGATGACCCGGAGACGAAAACAGACCGGTTGCTTGGTTTTGCGGATGACCGCTATCGCATCTTGGTGTGCAAGCCATCTATCGCTGGCCACGGTTTGAATTGGCAGCGGTGTCACCGCATGGTGTTTCTCGGCGCAAGCCACAGTTACGAGGGCACCTACCAGGCGATTAGGCGCTGCTGGCGTTATGGCCAAACACAGCCGGTGGACGTGTATATCATCCGCGCTGAAAACGAAGATGCGATCGTGGCCAACTATCGCCGCAAGGAGGCCGATGCCGAGCGCCTTAGCGACGCGATGGTGGGGCACATGCGCGACATAATGCGGGCCGAGATTAGCGCTGCGCAACGCGAATGGACGGACTACAACCCGCAGGTTGAGATGGCGATACCGCCATTCGTCGCGGCTGCCGCGCGGGAGGCGGCTACAGAATGAAAGTGCTCGACCAAGTTATCCGCGAGGGGTACGCGCTCTATCGCGGCGACTGTATCGACATCTTGCGCGGCCTGCCAGATGCCAGTATCCACTACTCGATTTATTCACCACCGTTCGCATCGCTTTATGTCTACAGCGACTCACCGCGAGACATGGGCAACTGCACAACGCGCGAGGAGTTCGACCAGCACTTTCGGTTCTTGGCGCCCGAACTGTTGCGTGTCCTTAAACCCGGCAGGTTGATGTCTTTCCATTGCATGCTGCTGCCGACCAGCAAGGCGCGCGACGGGTACATCGGGCTGACTGACTTTCGCGGTGATTTGATCCGCGCGTTTACAGACTGTGGGTGGATACACCACAGTGAAGTCGTGATTTGGAAAGACCCCGTAACCGCCATGCAGCGCACCAAAGCGCTCGGCCTCCTACACAAGCAGATCAAGAAAGATTCATGCATGTCGCGGCAGGGCATTCCAGACTACCTCGTCACGATGCGCAAGCCGGGAGACAACCCGGAGCGTGTGACACACACGGACGAGGATCTGCCCGTCCGCATCTGGCAGCGGTACGCCTCGCCCGTCTGGATGGACATCGACCCCAGCGACACCATGCAACACCGGAGCGCACGCGAGGAACGGGACGAGCGCCACATCTGCCCGCTGCAACTCGAAGTGATCCGCCGCGCGCTGGTGCTGTGGTCCAACCCGGGCGATATCGTCCTGTCGCCGTTCGCCGGCATCGGGAGCGAGGGCTACTGTGCGCTGAAGGCCGGGCGGCGCTTCGTTGGCGCTGAACTGAAAGGCTCCTACTACCAGCAGGCGAAAGCGAACCTTGACGCCGCTATGCGCGACCAAGCGCCGCTGTTTGCCTAACAGCGACGGCCGTGCAGCCCTACGCGCGCACCCGCGTAATCAGAACCACAAACAGAGAAGATAGGTACCTCTACGCTATACACAAATGAGAAAACAGAAGGGAGAAGCAAGAACCCAAAATGAGTAAACAGACCAGAGCGAGACTACGCGAGCAGTTGGTGCCCGGCTCGGTCGTTCGGTTTCGTGGGCGGCCGGCTGTTGTGCTGCATCGCCTCGTGGGCAAGCACTCGAAAGCGCGGGTGCAGTACCGTGATGGGCAAGAGGCGACCGTGACGAGAGTCCAGGACGTGGTGCTGGGGCCCGGCGGCACGGCAGGCGCTGGTCGAGCGGAGAGGGGCAAAGAGTGGGGCTTGAGATCGTGCCTTGCACGCTGTCGTCTGCGCGGCAGTACGTTGCGGAAAACCACCGGCACCACAGGGCGCCACAAGGCGGCTTGTTTGCGCTGGCGGCTGCCCGGGGGGGGGGGGGCGGATGGGGGG